ATCTTTTCTTTTATGTAATCAGAATCCGATAGTGGTATATGATAGAGATTACTTATTAGTTTATTGATATTAGGTATATCATCCTTAGTAACCAGGTCAACATAGTTTTTAGATTCTAGCATTTCTCTGAGTACTTGTTTAAGGACATTCTGTGAGGGTATCTTTCTTTGCTTCTTGAAGTATTTAAGTATACCCTCACAAATTAAGGAATGTTCGATAAGTACTAAGTAGCTTGGTTTTATTCTGCTTAATACTAAACCTCCTTCCTTATCTTGAATGATGAACCTGAGAATCTCTAACTGAAAGTCAGGTGCAAAGCTAAATTTAATTTTATTCTTTTTCATACATTATTATATTGCAATATTATATACTAATAGATTTTGATAGTCCTCATGTAGTTCTGAACTCATGTCCACAATATCTAGTCTTCTTATCCTCAGCCTTTCGGTGAAATTTTTTGATATTCTTATATTATATAAAATATATTTATTATATTTGCATAACGAAATACTTAAAGAATATGAGGAAATGTAATGGAAACAATGGTTCAGAGCTTCATAGATTAAAACCCATGCAGGATTATGATGAAGCAATGTTTAATCGGTTATACAAAGTTTGTAAGCCAGTTATTCGGAACCTTACCAAACAGATTGATTACAAAAGGTTTAACCTTACGCCAGATATAATATCTTCTTATTTCTGGGATAAAATGTTATTTGTTTTTAATAAGTACTACGGTACTTGTAGTGAAGAACATCTTAAAGCAAGAATCCTTTCTTCTCTTGCTACATTTAAGAATAAGCTTCTTCGATTTGCCTATGGAGAGATTGCAGAATACAATCAGAACCTATTTAAACTTGAAGACTTATTTGATAATGATAAAGAGTTAGAAGATGACGATGAAGAGGTTAAGGCTAAGGAAGAAATGCTTGAATTATTATATAAGTATATGAAAGAGAAATTATCTCCAGATGCTTATATGGTATTTGAAGTATTACTTACTCCACCTCCTTATATTAAAGAACGAATTAAAGATGGAGAAAGAATCACCAATATAATGCTGGTTGAGTTCTTTGATATGCCTAGAACTAAGAAGTCGGTTAAATACATAGGAGAACTCAAACAAGATATCTTATATTGGGAAGAGAAAGCTAAAGAAGAACTTCACTACTAAACACAAAAGAAAAGGGGCGTTTCCCAACGTCCCTCTCCTATAATCCATAAATTAAAAGTTCTTTGTCAACAATATAAGTAGTTAAGACATAATATTATAGTTTTATAATGTATGCCAGTACGTAGTAAGGTGGCCTATTTTCGTGAGGTTGACCTCCACCTGCAGCCCTGGTATCATGGTCCCATAGGCATACATAAGAATTATCTCTATCAGTTTTATTACTACCAGAAAGGTTATTACCAATCCATTGAGTACCATTAGCTCCCACCAAATCTGAATGAGCCTCGATAAAGTAAGCATCTGCAAAGTTGTGAACGTGAGAAGGTATCTCCTGAGTAGAAAGAGTTACTTTCTCTTGGCCACCAGTATTACCAATCAAATTATAATCTTCATTACCGGATGACCAACCTACAATGAATTTACCTGATAAGTCTGGTGTTTGTAAATCTTCTACAATCTGACCATTACATAAAGCCCAGCCTTCTGGTACGGAAACTCCATTCCACATTGCAATTAATCCTCTTGGTATATTAGCTCCTGCCATACCACCAAGCTTTTCATCAATGTAAGCCTTGATATCAAAGTTTGGGAATCCTTGCAATAGTCGTAAGAGAGTTTCTATATTGGCTTGTTGCATTCCATGGATAGCAGTATTATATTCTACTGGTTGGGGAAACTTTCCTGCATAAGGAACAATAGAATATTTCTCTACTGAGTTATCCATTGAATTAGTACCTTGCCCATATATACCAATTAATACCATTGAGGATTTGTCTACCAAACCTTGAGATACTGAAGCCATAGCTCTATTCACTAGAGACTCATATGATAATTCATTATCTTCTAATACATTTGTTTTTGACAGGTTTCTAGAATCCTTGGGTGTTGGGTATAATGGGTCTACTGATTTCTTGTACAGAGAATAGAACGAATTAGATTCATTCCAGAAAGCTCTGAACTGTACTGGATTCTGTACAGGCTCTTCCAAAGGTGTATGGTAAGCAAATACAATCACATCCTCATTAGAACCCTTTGAGCCTTCAATATTAGGTATACTAATATTAGCACTATCAGAAATATAGATTGTACCATCCCTTGCTATACAACCAAAATTTGTATCTGGTCCTTCACCAGAATCTGCAGCTTTAGTCATATACCTTGAAAGGATTCTATCCTTTATTGCTTGATATGCAGGAGAAGTAGGTTCTCCATTAGGCAAGAGAGTGATTGCATTATTTACAATCGTTGCAGAACCAAATCCACAAAATGGGCCAATGCCTACTGGTGCAGCTATAGCTTCAGCTGCATCCTTAGACTTTATTATACCTTCATAATCAAAATAGGTTTTCATAATGTATCTTCGTTATTGTTATTACTCTTATATTCTTTCGATTGGTTTTTCATATCTTGGAAAGCCTCTCCTACAGCCTTGAACTTGAAGGTTATCAATTTCCAAAAGATAGACCAGATACTGTACTTCTTTTCTACACCATGTAAAGTACAGATATGATTATAAATACTATCTATTTCAAAACAGTAACATAATACCATTACCGTTATAGATACTATTATTGGATTTAATCCGTAAGGTTCTCCGATGGCTTTACCTATTACGGCACCCAGTAAGATGTAACACAGGTAATCAATGATTTTATTAAGAGTTCTTCTCCCGGCTCTAGATTTTCTTATTTCAATCTTCTTTGCCCTACTTGCAGATATCCCAAACCAAAAATCTGTAAGTATTAGTACAAAGGCTAATAAAATCATCCACCTCAAATCAAAGATAATGGCATAACATTCAGAAGTGAATCCAATGATACCAGTTTTAAATAATGTGTTAAAAGATCTGCTTTCCATTTTGTTTATTCTATTTTAAGTGACCATTCTGTTCCTTCCGGAACTAATATATTAATACCTTGTTCCGAAATATCATTGGATTCCCAAGTAAGTTCTGTCTTATCAACTACATCCAACAGGTTTACTATGAATACTGCTTTAACTGCAGGATTAGCTTTCACATAGAAAGTATGTTTACCTGGTAAATTAGTAAAGAATTGATAAGGGCTTGGATGAACCACATCCGGAGCTGTCTCATATACAATATCTGAAACTTCTCCAGTATCTGAAGTACAGGTTACGATAGTAGATACTTCTTGTACATCTTTGCTTAGTTCTGCACTTACTGGATTACAAGTTAAAATATACTTAGGTATAACATCCTTAATCGTAAGGCTTACTACTGAACCTTGATAATAAAACTCATAATTACCTGCTTTATCGAAAGTGATAAGAGTGTTCGAATTGTATTTCTCAGATGAACCATCTAAGTCAATCCCAGTTATCATATTACCACCATCTCCCCAACGTAGGTAGAATTGGCAATTCTTGGATTTGGTTAATTGATAGCCTGCCTTGATATACTTTCCTGCATCTGCTTCAGCTTCAGAGTAAGGTTCTAATTCATACCAATCCTCATCCTCTTCATTCAAAGGTTCTAACCACAAGTAGGATTGAGGAGTAGGTATATAAGCAAGTACTTCTACTTCTACAGACTTACTAGCATCACCCACCGATTCAAATTTATAACTTCCAGCCTCATTAAATTGGTATTCTGTACTTCTACCATAGTAGAAATCAGGACCAACTACATAGCGATTAGTTAATTCTAAAGTACCAAGTTTTACCCAAGTACCTTGGGTATTCTTTTTGTAAATGGTCACCTCGGTATCAAAATAACTACCTAAGTTTGCACTTTCGAAAGTAGAATAATAAATACCCGATGTAACCCAAAGATTAACTGATGCAGAACCTTGAGCATTTAGGTTTAATCGTTTGTTTGATACGCCTATATCGTAGTTAATCGTATAACCTAATCTGTAAGCTACTACTGTACCATAATTACTAGCATTACCTGAGTCATCTTTAGTACATCTAAATTGGAATGTACCAGTAGTAGTTGGTGCCCATCTTTGACCATTACGAACTAAAATACCTGGGTCTGAAATACATACGGCAATAAGTTGACTTGTATCTTCGTTAGGATCTGAAGAACGAATAGTTATCAAAGACTTTTCACCGTTGGTAAGATTTATATTCCGAGGTTCACAGAATACCGTATAGTTAGTAGCAATTGCCGTTACCTTTAGAGTAACCTTCTTTGCAGGAAAGTCTGCAATAACCCATTCGTAAGTACCTGCAGAAGTTATTTCCCAAACAGAACCAGAATCTTTAGTTTCATAGGTATTAAGTAACTGTACGGATACAGGTTTAATATTTCCCTGATAATTCATATTTGCAGTTACCCTTACTTTGATTACTGGATTAGTACCTGTAATTACTAAATTATCTGGGTCTGTTCCTCCTTCTACCAAGTCGGCATATATGTGATAAGATTTAGTGTAATATTCTAAACCTATATCTACATAGGTAGTTACTGAAGTATCTCCTACACTTCGAAAGTAATATCTTTGGTCACCCTTTCTTGCATAGAAAATAGAACCGCTTTCATATTTCTTTGAGCTCCACTTATTCTCAGAGGGGTCATATCCAGTTACCTGATATCTTAAATCGGCATCATCGTAATCAGAAGTAACGGTTACTCTAATGGGTACTTCTGTTATATGTCCTGTTACAATCTTTGCAGGACTGATAAGAGGTTCAGCTACAATTTTATAATTGTAAGCCAAATCAAATCCATAAGCAATCTTCCCAGATACATTGTATGGTAAGAATCTATCGAATAACTTATCAATTGATTGTTTGAAAGCTTTGAACTCTGGAGTGGGGGAAGTAAACCCATGACCGCTTATAGAAATACCTACCTCTATACATTGAGCACAACCATAAATCTTATCATAGTTGTATTTGTCGTACTGAGAATAATCGGTATCATATAAGGGGTCTACCTTTTCCCATTTATCCATCTCTCCATCGGTTGGGTCTGTAATTGTACAGGTTAGCCCATACATATTAAAAAGAATTTCGAAGAACTTTCTTGAGCCACGAATCTTAAGTAATGAGATTGAATACTTTAAGATAGTTCGAATCTGTTCATCACTTAAGTTGGGAACTCCCTTGTGTTCTCCGGTTCTAGCAAATGGTAATGCTCCCAAGAACTCCCAGAGGTAGTTTAAATACCTCTGCTGAGTTTTATCGATATCGATTATATCTAGAATATTATCAATATCTTTAGTTATATCTTCTTGGAAATAGTTACCACAAATTTCTAGAAATCTTTCTAATATGCCCTTACCGTCGACTTTATAAGTATCTTGCTCTTTAAATTCGAAAGGTAAAAAATCAATTAGGTTTTTAAGATTTATCATACTATTTCGTTTACTTTAAGTGTTAACTGACTTGAGTCTTCGAATACCGGGATGTTATAACCTGGGTCTGTGTAATCTTTGTTTGGTTCTGCAATGGTTATAGTATATCTGAATCCTGATTGATAACCATTGTCCTGGATATCAAGGGCAAAGATAAAGCCATTTATAGTATCCCTAATCTGTGTAGTCTTACCTACTTGACCATCATAAGAAAAACCTCCTTTAACTGAACGTACTGTAAATTGAGTACCTGAAGAGAAAGAGATAAAATAAGACATACTACCATTAGCTTCATCCAATTGGAATTGACCAAGGATTAATTCTTTGTTACCATATACTGTAGTAGGCCAGGGTTTAGTATAAAACTTCTTCAGGTGTAAATAATCTACCGATTCAAGATTATCTATAAGTGCATAGATATCAGAGATTCTTACGCTGCCACCAATGTCTGAGGCTTCCGGAGAATAAGCATTAAATAATGCACTTAGAATCTGAGATTGTATTTCCGATGTCTTATAAGACTTCTTCCCTGTAACTTCTACATCCAAGATAATGTTTACCTTACCTGCAGACTTAACTGTTAACCAAGTGGTAAGTGGTGAGTTCTGATGTAATACATCATATACCTTTTGAATAAGATTGGAGTCAGCAGTAGCACCATTATCTGGAGATATATAAACGATTAGTTTTCTACCACATTCATATTCTGCCTTTGCCTTACTAACTCCATCAACTAGTTTAGCTAAGTCTATGAAATCTTGTTTGGTAATAGCAACTCCCATAGTTTTTACACTCAAAGGTATATGTTCCTTAAGCATATTGAAATTTTCGTATGATGAACCTCCACCTGCAGCATAAGTATTAGATACTGTAGCATCCGTTACTGATGAAGATATAACTGAAGGTACAGAAGTAATCATACCAGATTTTACATTACCATTGATACCCGTAGTAAGGTAGAACTTAACTTCAGATATTTTGGCATTAGCTGCTGGCTTCTGTCCATATTTACCATCACCAAATAAGATATAAGGGTTTAAAGCTTCATCCATGGTAACCATGAAATGTTTATCGGTTGGTTTTGAGTAAGCAAAGGTGTTTACCAATACCCAAGATTCTCCACCAATCTTCATACTCATAGTTCCATGTTCGTAATACTTACCATTAGGTAGTGTACCAAGAGTAATAGTTACCCTTTCATCTGAAGGTATAACCATACCATTTATCTGGCTTTCCGTATATAATTCGTGTTGTACAACTGGAACTTTACAAGTAGTTACATTAGCATACCAAGTTACGTCTCTAGATGATAGCCATTTGTTACCATTAGAGTCTGTGAATAAAGTTCCAGAAGGTATAGTTAACTTAGCACCAATAGAATCTCCAGATACATCTCGAGATACTACCAAATCTACTGATGCTGCAATAGCACCTCTTGCATGATAATCTACCAAAGCACCATGCTTAACTACTGAACTGTATTTACGAGCAGTAGGCAAGAATGATTCCCTTGCCATATTATCAATGTAGTAGTGAAGAACTTCGGCAATTGCCGCAAATAATGAAAGGATAATGATTAAGATATTTCCTTCCGAGTAATCAGTTACGAGTACATTGCCATCTTTGTCTTTGATATTCGTAAGTGATTCTATCAGCTTGGCCTTAATCTGTTGGTAAGACCTCTGATAAGGGTTGAGCCATTTATTAGTGATTCCCATATTAATAAGAGTTTAATGAATTTTCATTTTTATCATAGGTCAGGTACAGGTACTGACTAGTAGAAGTTTCATTAACTACATAATGAACTTCTATGTTTATTTTAGCACCTTGTCTAGAAACGGTGATACCCTTAAAGGTAATCCTTTGTTCCCATGCACCAATTGAGCTTTTAATAAACTCTTTAATAATAAAACTTAGGGCTTGTGTATTTGGCTCTTCTATACATTCCCATAGGCGATTCCCAAAGTTTTCCTGTCGAAATCGTTGTCCTATTAAATAATACATTATAGAGCTTATATTATTTCTTACCAAAGCCATATCACCATTAACAGGATACCAACCTGTTTCACCCTTTTCGTTTCTTGTAAGTTGAATAGGGAATATCATACCCTTTCCAACAATGTTAGTAAGATAGTTATCCATTAGTGTATACATTTAATGTCCTCATAATCTTCTTGTTTGAAAGTAGAGAACGGTTGACTTGCTTGAGTTACGGTAGGACCTGAAGAACCGGGTCCAGTAGTTACACCCGAGTGTACGTGAGAATTGAATAAAGTTCTTAGAGTTTCCAGTTCTTTAATGGTATTATTGAGTTTCTCGGTTAGTTCTTTGATATTAACTACTCCTTGATTCTCTCCCTTATTTAAGATTACTGTATCACCAGAACCTACACTTACATCTCCTTGTGCTTGAATAGAAATGTTTCCTTTAGCAGCAATGCCTACATCTCCATTTATATAAACAGTTAGCTTTCCGTTATCGTCATCTAGTACCATTACGTTTCCTTCTGGAGTTATAATACCCATTTTATTAGGACCATCCAAAGGGTCTGGTATTTGTTGTAGTCCCCAACCATGATATTCCCATAGGGGTTTAGTTGGGTCTCCAAATTCAAAAGTAACAAATACTATATCTCCAACCTTAGGAGCTAAGTACTTGAACCCATTGTTGATAGAACCATGTTGGCCTTTTGCATAGGCCCATGTAATAATTCCACCCATGACTTCTGGACAGCATACCTTGATACGGTTCATATGTTTCTCCGTATCATTATTATCTACCACTATACCACGGTAGACAGAGTAGTATCTACCTAAACCTTCGATACCCTCTTCTGTTAATAGTTTAGCTGTTGAGTACATTATTTCTTGTTGGATTTATATCGTTCATAAGCTTTCATTGCCCAATTAAACTCATCAAAGTTATACCTTTCTTTCATAGAAGGAGTAACCTTCGATTGGTCTGCCTTTACCACATTGGTCTTACCATAGATTGCTGTACCATTTGAAGTTACTACTGTACCTTCTGTACGAACTGTACCTGCAGCAAGAGCCTGAGGGTCTTTAGCATTTATCTCATCATAATAGAACTTATTCTGTAAGAACTCTCCTGCACCTTTCTTATCGATAATTCTACCCTTATCATCCATGTATCTTTCTACGAAGTATACTACTTCATTGTAGGTAAAGTCATGTACAATATCGGAAGCATTAGCAGTATTCTTCTTGTTCTTACCAAAGTCAGTTTTAGCAGAATCCTTAGCATCATTACTTACAATGTCCTGAGTACTAAGTTGGGTCTTAGATGTAGTCTGTCCATCCCTTGCATTATTCTTAACCAAGTCTAATGTACAGAGATAACCTTGACCTGCATCCATTGAATGTTGTACTGACTTGATATACCAAAAGCCTGACCACCTTTTTCCTACATTCTCTAAAGATATTATCTGAGAAGATTGTAATGAAGGTCTACCTACTACAGTCATTTGGCATACCAACTTTCTTTCGGATATCTTAAGACCTCCATTGGCATTAGCATTCATTGCCCAAGTAACCTTATCTGCTCCGCCGTATCTACTAAAGAGATTATGATATAACTTATAGATTGGTACTAAGAATGGTACCTTCTTCATTCTTCGTATCTTAACTTTAGCTTTAACCTTTCGAGTCATAGTGGGTGTAGTAACTCCATCTCCAGAATACTCTACTTTATAGGTATCAGGGTATACAGTAATATATGGATTCTTTTCCATTGCAGATATACCTCTCTGAGATTGGTTATCTATCATTTGTTTTTCATAAGGATTACTTGAAAAAGTTCTGATATTCACCATGTGAGTTATAGTTCCACCTTCTGGGTCATATTCTCTTGGGTCTACCCATTCTTCTGCAAGGTATTCCATTTTATATTCTCCAGTAAATAGGTATCTTTCGTTTTCTAGTAATTGCCTAAGATTACTTTCTAACTCTTTACCGTTCTTAGAGTTCTTCAAGATTTGCTGAATAACCCTTTTCTTATCGTTCGGTAAATTGTTTACAGCAGTATTAATTGCTTCTCGATATTGCTCAGTACTCAGATTATCTAAAGCCTCTTGTTTACCTGCATTGTAAGCAACATAGGGTTTCTGAGAACCATACTCTTTCATTGCAGAATTATACTTTTGAGCTTTAGCTCCATACCTTTGTTCAGCTTCCATCTCGGCAGCAATATTAGTAGTAGGATGACTACGATAATCTTCGTAAGGTACACTACCATAATTTACTACCATTGTATTATCTACTTGAGCTACAAATGGTTTGAGTAAAGTTACTTCCTCTTTCTCTTTTTCAGGTTCTGTGATATCTGTTGAACCTACAATTAAACCTTTATCTTCTGGGTCTAAGGCTTGAGTTAATTGAGCCTTTACCCTTTTGGTTACTTTCTGAGTAGCGAATGATACTCTAAGTACTTCTCCATTTTCTGATTGGTAAATATAATTGTATTCTGGTTCTTCTTGAAACTTACGGTTGTGTATGTATATTACACCATCCCGGGAATCAATATACCAAGGACCATTTGCATACCCTTTCATCTTTTGTTCTAATTGAACTAAGATGTTATTTCCTATTAATCCCAAGTCACTATCTATCAAGGACTTTAAATCACTGGGCATAGCTACTTGAGCTACTCCACTAAACCGGTTAGCGTAAAGTATCTTTCCAGTAGTAGTTCGACTTTGTTCTGTCGGGACCTGTAGTGACTCGTAAACTTTATTACTTATTATTTGTTTAGCCATTACTGAAATATTTCTATGATTACGCCTATATCATCATTACAACCATTATCCAAGAAGTTGGATAAACTGTGTTCTGATAAATCCGAATGAGTATAAGGTGGTTGGAATCTTAAATCTCCAACTGTATCTATACACTTAATCGTCACATGAGTACCAGTAGAATCGAATACACAATCCAAATCTCTAACCTTGATACTTCGTACTGGGCTAGAGATAAATTGACCATCTGGATATATGTATCCCCACTGAAGGTAAATAATTGAGCTTTCCTGGAGATCTTCGATATCTACAGTATCGGGGTCTCCAGTATCAAATGTAATGGTAGCTAAGTTCTCTTTCTCCTCATCATACTTGTAGCTCCAATTACTTATATAAGCGCCAAGAGGTATGCCAGTAATGGGATTCATTATAGGCATACCTCCAGAATTGAACAGAGCCATGTAAGGTGTTGCTGTTCCATTATAAAGTATTGGTTGGTTAGGTTTTCTAGTTGCCGCCATACATAGGTATTCTTAAAATTTGATAAGGTTCTAATTCTTGAAAAGAGTTCAAGATATTATTAGCTTCAGCAATCAGGTACCACTTACCAGAATCACCATAATAACGATGAGCAATACTCTGTAGGGTTTCTCCATCTAATACAGTATGTTGTTTATCGTTATCTGTATAAGGAACATTAGGAGGAGTTACCTCTAAAGAATAATCTCCTTCATCATACTTAAGAGCAATAGCTCCATCATAAGGACTTGCTCCTGTCATGTATTGATTTAAGTCTATCATATCTGTATCCCTTTCGTATTCTTTAAGTCTTCTTCAGTTACAATATCCTGATAAGATAAGTTATAAGCACTTACTCTTTTGAAGATTAATTCCTGAGTTGCAGCTGCAGGCAATAACTTTAAATCCTCAATTGTACATGACTTACCTGCTACTCGAGTCCTTGAAGCATTTCTGAAATTATTCAGGGTATAGGTTGCAGATGTAAGAATGTACTGATGATTATCGAATATACCAGAACTACCCCACTCGATTTTTAAAATCGGAGGGCTTGCTTGATAAGAGTTTGCCTTAGTCCACATTTCTAATAATCGGCATTTAGTAATTACCTCTTTTGGATTATCTGGGTCATTACAGAACCAAGATACATTGAATTGAATTATATCTTCACTACCAGTATAATGGTACATGGGAGTATTACGTCCCATTGATTTAATCGTTGCCCAAGTAGTTTCTCCTCGGAAATCAATTGAAGGTGGTCTGTTCTGAAGAGTGATATATTGATAGGGGCTAGCTGTAAGATTATAAATCACTACCTGATTCATGTTTCTTACTTCTGGCATTACCAAGAAGAGTTCTTTATTCTTCGTAACATTCTGGCCTTTAGCCGGGTCCATTTCTTCGTATCCAAATGGAACTCCACCTTCTATTTGATGTTTTAATTCCATTCGATATTGAGCCTGAATCCTTTGATTTAACTTAGGATTCTTTGAATTAGCTCTGGGTCCGAATGGGTTATTTGGGTCATATACTTTACCCTTATCTGCAGTATCTTTAGGCAAGGTTGAAGTTGCCCTATTGAGATAGATTCTGGCCCTCCAAAGTTTATTTAAAGGACCAGTAAGAACTCCTGCAGAATCTCTGGTAAGGTCATTGTATTTTTCAACAACCCCACCTGCTATCCGATTTAATATTCTTGCCATGATTGTTTAGTTTAATCCCAATGATATACCAGTAAAATCTTGTTGGCCACCAGGAGCAAAGTCTCCAGCTTCATTTCCATCTACTGATATATTAATTCTTGAATCCTTAAATCCATCTCTGATTGCACTCCTAACGGCATCAACAAAAGCTTGTTGATTTCTATCCTGAATGGAAGCTTTAGTTTCTTCAGAGGTTAAAGCCGCAGTATTCTTATCCACAGAATTTGTAAGACCACCGATTACTTCGATTAATGCAGGAATAGCTATAGAAGCTAGTAGTCCCCAAGGCCCACCTAAGAATCCTAAAAGTCTACCACCAAGTAATCTAGCACCAAATCCCATAGCACCTTTCTTAGCAATCTGTTGGCCTGCAGTTTTAGTTACGGTAGAACCTACTGCTGCTCCAACCCCTGCTCCTGCAAGAGTACTCATTGAAGTAAATCTTCCTCTTGCATCTCTTGCTACTACAGTACCTTTTCGGGTTTTACCTATGGTACCTCCCATTGGTAATGCAAAGAATTTACCTGGAGCCATTTGCATAGCAGTCATTCTCATCATCATTGCTGAGATATTTCTCATGTGACCTTCAAGGATTGAAGCTTGAACATTAGTTCTTACCATACCTTCTGCCATACCATTAGTTTCTGAAGTAGCTAAAGCCTGGAAGGTACTAATCATCTTGATAGTACCCTGAATAAACTTAAATCCCTGATATAGAGTACCTACTACTGCACCAGTTGCAACTACCTTTACCAAGAATTTACCTGCCCAAGTTTCTTGCATACTGTTAATAATCTTTAGGATACCAGAACCTAATTTAAGTACTGGGCTAAAAACTTCGGCAAGTGTAGAACCTGCAGTTACAATAAAGTTCTCCCAGTTTGATTTAAACTGTTCGATAATACCTGCAGGAGTTTGTAATCTTTCTTGAGTTAAATTTTCTACTGTACCACTTGCACCTGCAACCTTATCCATAAGTTCAGTAAGCTTATTAGCTCCAGTCCAGTAATCCTGAAGTAAAGCTGAGGCAGCTCTTGTACCACGAACTCCAAAGATATTAAACAGAGCAGAGGAGATATCTATTCCTCGTTTACCTCTAAGTTTATCTCCCAATATAGATATAATCTTATCTAATCTCAAAAGATTACCCGAGGCATCTACTAGAGTTTTTGGGTCAATGCCTAAAGATTTTAGCATCTCACCACCTCCCTTTTTCTGCCCGGTTACGGAAAGTGTTAAATAGCGCATCATGTTTGCTAATGCAGTACCAGCTGATGAAGCTTGGATACCTTGATTACCAAGTACTCCAATGGCTGCAGCTGCATCACCCATACTGATTTTGGCATTTCTAAATTCTGCTCCTGAATATTGGAAAGATTGGGCAAGGTCTGTTAGAGAAATATTTGCAGAGGTTACTGCAGTTGCCAATTGGTCTACTACCTGAGTAGCATTCTGTGAAGGTATATTAAAGGTCTGCATGACGTTAGTCATCAAGTCAGCAACTCCACCTTTCTGACCAAGAGGCATACTGAAGATAGAAGCTAGCTTAGCTGCAGGGCCAATCATTCTTTCGATTTGCTCTACATTGTTACCAGCCATTGCCAAGTACCTTTCGCCTGATGCAATATCTGCAGCAGTAAGAGGAGTTACCTCATTGACTTCTTTGGCTACTTGCATTAGCCTTGCCTGTTGAGCAGCATTAGCTCCAGACATTTTAGAAGCTAAGAATACTTGGTCGTATACTCCTGCAGAATATTGGTAGGCCCTTGCCATACCTCCAACCAATTCTTTTCCAAACTCAAAAGCATTAGAAGTTGACATTTGAATACCTCGATTCCAGGTATTCATATCGTTCATCATTGTTCTAAATGAGTTCGATATTCTGCCAGCCTCATTAGAGAATCGGTCTCTTAATACCATTGCAACACCGACCTCGACTAAGCTTCTTCTGTCTATCATTTTCTAGTTTTCTTTTTTAAGTTTTCATAATACTCATCGGCTATATCCTTAAATCTTTTCCTTTCTCGATACGGAAGACGCAAAAAGCTGAGATAGTCAATGGCTACCTCAGCTCTACATATATAAGTGAATGTACCTGGGTGGTCTACGCTTCCGTCAGGTAGAAAAAAGTCGGTGAAAGCATTATAGGATATTTATCAATTCTTCCAGGTATACTTGGATGTTCTACATCGGTGTTACCATCGAAGACTGGGTCATATTCAAATATTGTTTTACGAATCTCTGCAATGTCTCTTACTGAGAATAAATGGAAGCTTTCTACCTTTTCCCATTTACCATCAATCTGAAGATGTAAGTTCCTTGCAATCAATGCTGCATTACGAGTTTGTTTTTCTATTGGTAAAGTAACCAACATTCTTTCTCCTGCACCAGTAAGCAAATCAAATTTAACTACCTTACCTGAAGATAGAGTTACTTCGTAATCGGTAAGCTTACCTTGTTCTGGATAATAAGGGATAGCGTTTGGTTTTTCGGCCAATTCCTTTTCTGTAGGAAATTCTCCATAGTTATCGAATAACATCTCGCTTAAGGATTGACCGTAAGTTTGTACTCCGCCTTCTTGGCCCCAATCATATTCAAATTCTACTTCATCACCAAGTGAGAAGATTCTTGATTGAAATAAGATACAGTATCGGTCATTCAAAGGGATACGGTCTGCATCCTCTACCGTTAATCTACGATTAGGAGTAAAGTCGGTATCAACTACAATTGCCTGAATGAACTTAGTAAGGTTCATAAGGTTTCTTACATCCATAGGATTAGATAAGATATCCTCATCTGCACCATTCTGTTCCCTGATTGAGAATTTATAACCTGATGGGGTTATAAACTCATGTGTTCTACAATTTAATTCCATGTTTAAATAAGTTATTTGGTTATACTTTAGTTCATAGTGTTCGCTGTAACAACAAGAAAGGGGTGAGCCCTTTCTAGGAATCCCACCCCTCCCACCTAAAAATCTTAGTGAAAATAGACTAAGCGTTTTTAATACTTATCTACAGTACCTACTGAGAATTCGATACTTTCGATAGTGTTTTCTGAAGCCATTCTGTCCAGGTCTAATCCTGTAATCTTACATGGCCATACCTCTTCGAAGAGGTGGGTGTTAAGTACGGAAACTCCATCTTCAGCAAGTTCATTTACGATTACATTTTCCCAATATTGGCTTGGTACCAAACCTCCACCAGCAATCATATCTTGGCATGAATAAAGCCAATCATGAAGCCATGTATCTGAACCTGCAGTAGTTAAAAGTTTACCTACTACTAAGTTACCTACAGTAACTCTACCGGCAGTTTTAACGTCCCGGTTAACGTCTCCATGAGCAACCTGGTCAATCTCTACATCTGGCAAAGTACAAGTTTGGAACAGATAAGTATTGATTGGGTGCTTAGGGAATGTGATACTCCAAAGGAATTTCTTTCTTGGATTCTTTACTTTTGCTCCCATGTTTTCTTAATTTTATTCGTTAACGTCCTGAACAGATACGGACTTGGATGCCTGGTCAATATAGATGCCCATAGTGATTTCTTGCATCGGAACGATATCCTTGAATTTCAGGATTGCTTTGTATTTACCTTGACGAACATCGGCTTCATTGTTAACCGATAAGTCATTGTACGAGTTAGCGTCTTGGTCACCCATCCAGGTGTATTCAGACATGGCATCTTCATCTACCAAGTTATCCAGCATTGGTTTAACTTCTAGATAAATCTTATTCCAAGTGTTCCAGATATTTGGTTCTTCCAAATACTTTTCTAGAATAGGTCTAAGATTCTTTTTGAGATACAGATTCAATCTTACAATTGCAAGGAATCTTTCGGAATCCTGTTTTACCTGAGAAGAGAAACAATGCCATAGCAAAGTTTGTTTACCTTGATTAGGAACATCTTTGATACAGATTATGTTTACATAATTCTGTGCCAATTCGTTGAGTTCTTTAGTTCTTGAAGGAGAACCATAGTTCGGGCATACCGGACCATTACCATCGTAGATAATACCACGATTCATACCGGCAAAGGATTTCCAAGGTCCGAATTGAGAAGCAGAAGCATCTCCCAATCCTGCAATAGTACCAAGAACATCTGAGTCTACCAAATTACCATCGGCATTGTAGTATTTAATACCACCACCGAAGTAAGCAACATATTTACTGTTACCTACAGTACCAAGGCAAGTTTGAATCCAAGTGATTATTGATTTCAAATCTCTTGGTTGGTCACCCTGAGTATAATGAGTAGTATATTTTGGTACTTCAATGTAGTAGGTATATTCTTGCAGTTCCTTAACCATATCTACAGCAGCCTTGTGTACTTTAAGTACATCGGCAGAAGCTTCAAGATGTTGGTCAATATGTGAACAAAAGATTTGGTATACATCTACGTAATCCTTAACGAATTCCAGAGAAGCAATCCATTCGTCTGAAGTAGGAGTACTACCAGCACTACCAATGGTACCATTCAATTTTACTCCATCGGTAGTGATGGCAGCACCATTGAGTTTGATATCAATTGGGTTTCTTGTTCCATCTACATCATCGGTTAACCATTTGATGAAGTTGTTCCAAGATTTGATGTTCTCTGTCTTTTCAGTTAATACCGGAACGATATATTCTGAGTTCTTTGCAAATGCACTTAGAGCAAGGTAGTCTACAGAAGTATCATTGTTATCATCTGCAGTTTTGTAAGTTACTACAGGACCTTGTTCAAGTACCTGACCGTTAGCACTGATTACTTGGTAGTAAACGGTGTTAGCCTGTTTGTAAATATTCATAGAGAATGTTTCAGCACTACCAACTGGGTCTCCATAACCTTTGGTTACCAAACCAAAGCCAACAGCAACTGAACCAGAAGCGAACTTAAAAAGAGTAGAAGCAGTTGGTTCCTCTGGAGTTGCAGATGCTACTACTGGAGAACCGTCTTCAGCAGCCTTAGGAGCAGATGCAGCTTTAGCTCTTGCTGCAGCAGATACTACACCTTTAGTTGCACCTTTACCAAGTACACGAATAACACGAAGCTTAGAACCACCATTGAAAGCCTTTTCGATGTTTGATACAGAACCATCTGGTACTATCTCAGAACCAAAAACTCTTTGGAATTGAGAAAAAGATTGGATGAGTTCTGACGGGTCATCATAAGGACCTTTAGTAGTTCTAGCCAATACACATGAAACTCCTAACATAGGAGTAGTTTGAAGAACATTGTTGTTCTTAAACTCGAAATTTACAGATGGTGAATTAGGCATATTTATACTAATTAAGTTAATTACTCATTTATTTAATACCCTCTAGTATTGAGCTATTTTACGTTAAGGTTAAGTAAATCTGACTCTTGCTTTTCGGTTAGTCCCATCAATACGGATATATCCTGAATTGGTACAAGTTCACCTTCTTCAGCAAGTCTCTCAGGTAATATACCATCCTTACAAGTATACTGATATACTTTTTCAAGTAGACCATGATTCTCGTCAGGGTGGTCATAGTAATTACCTATTTCGATAAATAGGTTTCCTGTTGGTGCTACCCGACCATCTTCCCATTCTTCTAAGTTATTATAATAAGGTCTTACGTATCCTCGAGAAGGTAATGCTTCATACATAATACTATGAAGTAACCTCATATCGGCTTGAGTATTAGATACCAGGTGAATATCTAGAGTTATATCCTTCGTTTCATAAGGAAATTCAGATGCTTGGTAATTTCCACCCTCTAGTTTATCACCAATGATATATTTGTTCACACCTATATCACCATTATAGAATCCTTGTAGTTCAATGGTAATTCTAGGGCATGTCTTTGCACCCTTAACCTGATTGTTACCTATACCAAATATTGGGATGAATTTAGGCATGGCATCTTTGTCTGCCTGAAACCTTTTTTCATTTTCTTGTGATAAAGGTAAGTAGTCTTCTGGGTTAAGAGTTAAACCTTTCTTAAGTGCTGTTTGTAATAGGCAAATATAAAAGGTTCTTTCTACGATTTCTTCTGCATTTACCATATCATAAACTTCTTATTGCTAATATACCAAATGTACCTTTGCCACCATCAGAGAATTCTACATCCCAACCTCCAGATATAGATGATATAGCTAGTTGAGATTGTCTAGCATGAGCTGTACCTGAAAAAGTAGACATAAAAGTATTAGCTACATTACCATAACCATCAACCCAATAAGTTGTAGTTGAAGTAGTTGGTATAGAATTAATAACTACCCTTTGTTCACCAATAGCTGGTATTTTAAAAGAAGCTACACTCTTATCTACTTCTTTACCCTCGATGTATTTATACTTATAACCTGTAACTGTAAAACCAGAAGAACCCTCTAATCCTGTATTACCTAAGTTTACATTAACATGAGGTTCTATATTATAAGAATAGGTTACTTCACCAGCTGCCTGAGTTACAATTACTGTTTTAGTTAGACCACCAACTTGCTTGATAGTTAAAGTTCCACTGAGAAGCTGTTCCGTATGATTCTTAGAAGTAATGGATACCTCTAGAGTCTTTTCTTCATTATCAGTAAATCTTAGTCCAGCAGTAAATGGAGGTTCCTCTAGGAATTCTGCTGTAACTTCTACATTTTCCCAATCTCCTTGGGGTGTACCATTAATCATTTCCCTACGTTGAGAAGTGATTGCCAAAGTATCAGAGCCACCCTTACCCAATATGTTTATGGCTTCCTTATCTACTTCTAATTTGTATTCGTAGTTAAGGCTGCCTTTCTTTTGAATAAGATTTACAGTCTTAGGTACTCCATTAACTGTAATGGTAAGGATGGCTTTTTTATCTGCTTCTGTATCATTCACTTTTAACGGATGTACCATTACGAGTGCAGGACCAGTACCAGATGTTTTATCTGCTTCAAAATCTGCCATTACTTTGTATATTTTCTAAGTTCTTTTCTTAATTGATTTCGTATCTCTTTCTCTAAAACTACGTTTCCACCTGCTGCCTCGAAAGCAGGTTTCCATAAAGGACGAGGTGGAAGATTACCATCTCTACTACCATACTCTAACATGATAGCAATTTGGTTAAGTGTTTTTCGAGAAGTTCTACCAGAGTATGTTATCTTCCTTAATCCTGGAGGAAGACCAACAAAGGTTCTATCTTTCTGAGTTACCATTGTAACTGACCTTGCATATTGACCAGTAAGGTTTAATAAAGTATGTGCTCCATACTTCTTAAGTGTAGCAGTAGCATGAGGAGGCCAAGAAACTTTGGAACCAGGTGGAGGTAGACCATTATTTAAACTACGCCTTACTATACGAAGAAGTTGATTGCCAAACTTTCTAGTACCTAACTCGTATCCGAGCTTCATGATACTTGGAGTCTTGGCAATCAACCTCTCAGCCTGACGTTGTTTAACAGGGTCTACATAAATCTGAATATCACATAGATTATTCGAGAGGTTTATGTTAACCTTTCTGCTTGCCATCTTTATTCTTATTTAATCCCAACTCACTGGCAATCTTCATAAGAATATCTTGTTGCATGGATAACTTCTCTGCTACTTCGGTTTTAAAAGCCTCGAACTCTTCTTGCTTATAAGCCGGAGCTGGTTGTTGTTGAGGAGTTAACATACCTTCAATGGTATGATATATGTTATCGCATTCAGTAACTATTGCCTCATATTTATCTCGGTTATTGAGAATATTTACGGCATTAGTTCTTTGGATATTTACTTCGTTTACGATATTGCGTAAGTCGGTAGTGTAATAAATATTATTATGAATACCTTCTGCAGCATCTGTAGGAAGGTATATTGTCAAAGAGGATACAGAATCTTGAATAACGATTTCTGTATTTGCGGCAAAGCTTCCATCTGGGCCAGTGGCTCTAGGTTTGCTTTCACCTACTTTTAATACTTGGGCCTTATCAAAGATTGGATACCCAGAACGTCTGTCTCTCTCTAAGGTGTATATGGTATCACCTTTCTGCAATTTAGAAAAAATCAAATCTTCCATGTTCATCTTTTATTAATTAAGTTTAAACCAAATGATACTGCACCTGGATTCCTTTGCATAAAGTCTACCAGGTTTAAGAATTGATAGTATCCAAATTGGTCAATGAGTGACTGTGCTTTGTTTGCTACTTCCTTTGCTATCTCTGCATTGGGAGCAGGCAATGTAAGTTGAATAGTAAAATCTTTTAGTTGATTTCCATTGGTTGGTTCTTTCTTAATCTCTTCACTTTCCATATCGTTTTATCTTTAGGTGGGTATAAACGAAAAAAGGAGTACACCTATGTAAGATGCACTCCTTCCTAATCTGGCTTACGTAATGACGACGGTCATTATTAAGCCGGGGTTGTGGATGTAGTCTTAAGAGCTGCAACTACTGACTGGATAATGTTCTGGTCTCTCTGAGCATCTATCACTCGATTGAGGCGAGCAATCTCGGTGTCTTTGGCAGTGTTCTCGATGAGGCACTTGATTTCCTGTTGGCCATTCTTGAGGTCACAGCAGCAACGTTCCAACTGAAGAGCCAAGTCAGATTTTACTTCTTTAATCAAGCCTTTGGTTTCACAGCAGCAATCCGACTGTTGGTGTTCCATGTGGCAGAGACGATCCATAACACGGTTGAAGCCTGCGCCCATTTGGTCACGAGAATCTCGGATATCCGAATTCGTTTTGTAACCCAAATCGCAAAGACCTCTTTCCGTAGTGAAACGATTGTTAAGGATTTCCCTACCAACACCGGCAACCATCATTACAACCGCGGTCAGCGACGATTACGCCCTCACCACCAGATTTAACTTCTACTCCCATAATCTTTGAGTTTTAAGTTGTTAAACATAAAGTTAATTTTTAAAGTTATTCGTATATGGCCATATACATTAATAATGCTATAGTATCGTATTATTACTAATACAGAGACTTACCCGTAGATTACTTCAAAGTGGATAGTCGGATGGTCAAAATTTTTTGGAGTAAGTGTAACTGTTGCAATTGTTACATTATTACTATTAGGATAAGAACTTCTTAAACTTACTTCTAACCTTATACCTCCACCATAAGCTCCAGATTCTGAAAGTATTGAAGGAGTTATCAAAAAATAATTGTTCATACCGGGAGAATATTCAATACCCATTTGATAATCCTGTTGAGAATAACCTACTGACAACCCCTTATTGGTTTCTGTGGGACTACTACTATCCAAATCCTCAATGGTTCTTGCTTGAAGATTACTTAGTCTAGCTTTCATAGGTTTACCAGTTTGAGGCTTTCCAGTAATCATGCAATTTATTACTCCAGTAGCAGGTAAGTTACACCAAACTCCGGTATATCCTCCAGGAGTCATATCCCCTATGTCAGTAGCATCTGAAGAATCTGGGCTATACCATTGGTAAATAAGGGGGATTTGATTACTATCACCGTAAGAGTAATAGTTACCCAACTCTGCATGAAACTCTTGTTTAATAGTTACGGGTTTAGTCTGAGTTACGTATAGGTATAACCTTTTATTTGATGGATTACCCGGTTGAGTAAAGGTCCTGGTAGCCTGCCTATCATAATCTTCCTTATTCTCATCTACCAAATAAGCGTAGTCATAATTGTTTTGGACAGTTTGACCGTTTTCTAATAACCTACCCCAACTTACTGGAGTTGCAGTATCTTCGTCTTCATTAGGTTTTATATACTCTGTATAGGCAACCTGGGATTGATTGCTAGCAAGTAAGTACTCACATTTAGAAATTATGGTTATAGGAGAAATGCTACCTGCACTAGAATCATGACTTACATTCTTTATAGTTACACTTTCAACTTGGTCATACCATTGGAAGGTCCACCTCTTTACAGTTGCTACTGGTTTATGAGTAAGGTACAGATAAGCAGATTTACTTGGGTAATCGGCTATCCTATATTGTACTGTACCCTTTAAATCGAATACCGAACCATTGATAGACTTAGGATATGCCCTTACGGTAGTTATAGTTGGGTCATATGATAACGGTGTATTTGTAACTGTAAAGGAATCTATACCAACTCCACTAAAAATAACTTCGTATTCTGCAGCTTCCTCAGTATCAGATTCTATACCATTAATTACTGGTTTTCTCCAACATTTTAAATCTATAGATTGACCATGACTAGAACCAAACTGAGTATATTCCCAATTCATGGAATATCCCCCTACATCGGGATTACCATTAAAACCAATATAATAATTATAGGATACAGTTGCAGCTGATTGGTTGATATCTACTTGGTCAAGCTTATTCGAACCAACCTGCCGAAGAGTAACCGTAGCACTTCTAATCGAAGACACCATGTTTTCCAAACAAGTTACAGAGAATTCCACTTGAGTCATATCGTTACTGTTTTTGGTAACTTCTAACCAATTCTCTTCTATGGTATCTATGGTCACCTCTACAAATTCTTTTGTTGAAGTTTGTGTACCATTGACTACCTTTGTTCTGTAAGAATTACATATGATAGTATCAGGGTCTATCGTCTTAGCAGGTACATTCAGTATCTTAGATGAAGGCGAATAAATACTGAAAGTATAATCCCAAGTTACTACAGCTGCAGATTGATTAATCAAAAGAGTAATTCGTTTATTACTACCAGACTGTTGTAATACAACTGCACCATTTCGTATACTTTCGGAAGTATTTTCATACACGGGAAGAGTAACATCATAATCGGCTCCTGGACCTGTAGTACTAGAAACTTTAGAGGATAAGACACCAGTCCAATTCGGTTTACTGAATAGTGATACATCTACTCGTGTATAAGATGATTCTTCTACTCCGTTTACAACTCTATACCTTCTGGATTTAATTACAGCCCTAGGAGTTGCACCTGCAGCAGCCACAGAAGGAAAATCAGAAGTAACTTCAAAGTAATAATTATAACCAATACTAGCACCAGATTGAACAATATCTAATTGCAAAGATTTTTGAGAATTGGTTAAGGTTAATTTACCAGACCTACTACTTTCGGAGCCATTAGAAATACCCGTTGCCTTTACAGTATAATAACCATTGTTGGCATACTCTACGGAAGTTAAACTAATCCAACCAGGATTTGTATCTACTTCAGGAGCTTCATTATGCCAAGTCTTTAGAGTACCATTTATAACGTCATAATATCCTGACTCTACAGAAGCTACTACCTGGCCTCCTACAGCAGGAATAGTATTGAATCCAGATACTTCTCTTAATACCCATTGCTGAGTTATTGTACCTGCAGCTTGATTACATGTAATCTGTATCACTTTATTAGAACCATTCTGTTCATATGATACTTTACCATCTCTTGTAGAAGTAGTTTGGTTCTCTTGCATACTAATACTGGTTCCTAGTACAGTTCCAATATGTTCAGTACTTGTTGCATGTATATAACTTACGTTTTCTCTAGAACCTTCTACCAAAGACCCATTAATGTACTTTTCACGATAACTGGTAATGGTAATAGATTTAGCAGTACCCAAAGCATCAAAGTTTAAAGTAGTTGGTGAAGCGGTGAATGTATACCTCCATTCTACTAAGTATGAACTTTGAGTTACCGTAACTTCTTTATATACAGTATCCATGGTTGCCCTTACTACAACGCTTCTTTGATTGGCAGTTGTGTTTTCTGCAACCGTCAAAGTAGTACCAGATAAACTGAATCCGGTTACTGCAGTAGGTATACTTAACGTAGGAGTACCAGTAGCATCTGATGCTGCATTAGTTGCACCTGAAGACCAATGGTTAGTTCTACTTGCCCTTGCACTTGCAGAGATTTGTGATGTACCACCTTGCTCAGTAAATGTACTTGGGTTTGCCGAAATAGAAACTACCCATGTACCCTGAGTTACGTTAGTTATTTTATTCTCTGCTTGGTATATATCAATTGAAGCATTGCCAGATTTACCATTAAGAGTAACGGTTAATGTACGGCTTCCCAATTTAGTTCTTGCCTTTGCAGTCGTGCCCAGATTAGAACCCGATATGTTTTCGGACCATACTACTGAAGCTCCAGAACTTATAGTACCACCATCATTGGTTTTACCATTCCATCCCCAAAGTTGAGAATAAGTATAAGTAGGTGTAGCTGCAGTTCCTCCAGATGCAGGGATATCAGCGATGCTTCCTAAATATACAGTAGGTGTACCATAGGTTTTTACACCAGCTGCCTGAGACAAAACTGGTGTTAGTTTCTTACCGGATTCTGCCTGAGTAAGAGTATCAGTATAAGAACGAGAACTTTCAGACTTATTTTCTAAAGCTTCGTAATACCCACTCTCTACTGAAAGCCATGATGGTAGACTAGGCCTTGAATAATCAACATTTACTGGACTACCCACAGCTTTACCATTTATATACTTTTGCTTATTCGAAGTAATAGTTAATTCCGTAGGTGTACCTTTACCACCTATAGCATTAAATACTAATGAATTATTCTTACTTGTAAAAGTATATTCCCAAGTTTCAACTCCTGCATCCTGAGTAAATTGAACTGTTATCTGTTTACCTGACTCATTCTGAGTAAAGGTTAAACTTGCAGAACGTTGATTTAGAGTTGTATTTCCTGAAGCTTTATAACCTTCATCATAAACAATCCAGTCCGGATAAGCAGATTGGGTATAACCCACAGAAATAGTATCTCCGATAGCTACTCCATCTATCTGTTTTTGTTTAGTAGTACCTAAACCAAACCACCGAGGAGTAGGATACCCTCCCAAAGCTGGGAAGTTTAAAACTGTGTCTACTACAGTAAAAGCATATCTATAGGTTACCTTATGAATATCAGAAAGTTGTACGGTTTCATTGTTTCCATAGGAACTGGCATTGGATATTTCCAAGCCAACGTAATTTTCTCCCGTTCCTGTAGGAGAGAGTGCCAACAATTCAGCCTTGGTAGGGCATTCGTTTGAATCCTTACCAAGGCCTACTTTAGTTTTGACAGCACTCCATGTTGCTATCTCACCCATATTAATCTAAGTTTGTGAACAAAAGTTTTTCTCTTAATTCATCAATCTCGGCTTTCAGAAGTTTAATACCTTCGATTGCCAATACTGACATCTTAGAATAATCTACCTCTTTAACCAGGATATAGGTTTCTCCATCCTTTTCTACCTTTTCGAAGGCTTCTGGATTAGGAACTGTTTCAGGTTTAACCGTATTCTCAGAAACTAATTCTGGGAAATATTTTTCGATTGTCTGAGCAATTGTACCTATATCGTGATTACCACGAATCATAAATGAATCCGTAGGTATAGAGCAGATTTCATCGAGAGTATGTTCCAATGGTTTAATGAAAGTCTTAAGTCTTTCGTCAGATTCTTTCCATAAACCAGAAGGAGCAGATACCTTCTTAAAGATAATCTCAGCAGTAGTACCCAATCCCAACTGGTCTCTTGTTACTCCATGAGGATTACTCATGTTCTGCATGTGAGTAGTAAGATTGGTTTGAGCATTGGTACCTGCAGCCTTGGCATCTGCAATAGCCGTAGCTTGAGCAGTAGATACTGGTTTATCTGCATCTGATGTATTGTTAACATTACCTAATCCCACTTGAGCTTTAGTTACTGCATGAGGGTTAGATTTATTACCGATATGAGAATCTACTTTGGCATTCACAGTAGTATCTGCTTGAGCTCTTGTTGCAGCTTCATCTGAAATTAACTTCTCTACTCTTGTAATCTCACCTTTTCTGTCATTGACTTCTTTAGTGATATTATTCTGGAGAGTAGTATCTGCACCTCTTAAGTCTTCAGCAACTAATTCAACTGCAGCTTCAAGGTCAGTTCTTACTTGAGTATCTGCAGCTTTTCTGTCGGATACCTCTTTATTGATAGCAGTAGTGAGTTCTGTTTTAGCAGCAGCTATTGCAGAATTTCTATCTACTACCTCTTGAGCAATATCATCAGCCAATTCTCCTTGCAAAGCATTAATAGCCTCAGTTCTTGCTGTAACCTCATCTGAGATTTGTTTTGGTAAAGTAGTATCAAGCTTAACCTTATCTGCAGCAGCCATAACACCAGCTTTAGCAGATGATGCAGTAGGAATTTGTAATCCTTGGATACCAGTACCATCTGCCCTTTCATAATTTATGGCAGCTTTAGAGGCATCTGTAACAATTGAGATTAATCGTATAGGATTAAAAGCCATAAGAGCATTAAGATTATCCGTAGTGGTTTTACCTTTTGCTCCATCATAGGCAGTACCAGTAATCTCTCCAATTACTACTCCACCAGAAACAATCAGAGACCAAGTAGTACCAGTCCATCTAAATTGATAACCAGGTTCTCCAGTAGTTACATTCTGATAAATCTTTCCTGCCTCTCCAGTTATTGGTGTATTATGGTCGGCATCTGAAAAGAGAGCTATATTAGAAAGATCTCCAGTAGGAGACTTATCGTAGGTTGCATATACATCAATTACATCATCTACATATGAAGGTAATTGTTCAGCCGGTACTTTACCATTTTCATCCAGAGAAGCTAATCCACTAGCTTGTGCCTTAGTTGCAATGAAGGCATCTAGGGCATCCTGAACTCCTTGTATATCCTCGGTTAATTCCGTTTTCAAGGCAGCATCTGCTTCTGTTCTTGCAGTTACCTCATTATCAATTCGAGTACCCAATGCAGTATCAGCAGCAATTCTATCCTGAACTTCTTTATTGATAGCCGTAGTTAACTTGGTGTCTAAGGCAGTATCGGCATCTTTTCGATTCTGAACCTCGGTAGCTATTGAAGCTTCTAAAGTGGTCTTTGTAGTTTGGATTAATTCTTTGAGTTCTGTTTCCAGTTCTGAAGTATCAGTTCCAAGACCATCAATCAAAGCCTTCAAAGCTTTACCTTGTTCTGCACTTAATGGTACCTTAGTTCCACCTGCAGTTAAGTTATTTACTACATCTCCTTCGATAAGAATTTTACCAGCTCTTACTGTAGAAATAGACCAAGCACCTTGAGCAGTTCTCTTGAACTCTCTGTAGAATTCCATACCAGCCAATTCATACATAAATCTCAAAGTAATGGCACCAGTAGTAGGACCACTGAGTTGTAAACTTAATCTAAATTGTTGATAGAAATTGTTGCCGGTATCTACCAATATATAAGGACGGTGTGTAGTGTTATTTGCAATCTCATTAAGCAATTCATCAGTAAATACTGCTGCAATCTCTTCTGAGGTTGCCGAAGCAGATATATTGAATGCTGCTGCCGGGATAATAATTGGTTCTAATTGAGCATCAAGTTTTTTCAAAGAATCAACTACATCAACTGAACCGCCCATATAATTCGTATCAGTAAGAGCTGGCATTCCCAAATCATTGGTAAGACCTACTGCAGCTTTTACCTTATTGAATTTAGAATCAGCATCTGCTTTATCGACTTCAATTCGTTTTTGTACTTTACCAAAAGCTGCCGAAGTAGTATCTGTTACCTTTACATCCAAATCTGCAGGAGTAGTACCGGTTGCCTTTACATAGCCATCGAGTTTGATATCAGTACCATTAAGTACTGGATTAGAATCCAAACGATGAGTATTGATAGTATGAGCATTGGTAGCATCAATATTATCCTGCAAAGTAGTATCGGCTTCAGTACGGGCAGTCTCTTCAGCATCAATATTATCCTGCAAAGTAGTATCTGCAGCTTCCCTTGCATCTTCTTCATTATCGATACGAGTACCTAATTCATTGTCGGCATTGGTACGGTCTGTAACTTCTTTATCGATACGAGCATTCAGACGAGTATCTTCTTGAGTTCTTGCATACTCCTCGGCATCAATATTGTCTTGGAGAGTTTTGTCAGCAGCTTTTCTTTCTGCAATCTCAGTATCGATACGAACTCCCAGTGCAGCATCAGCAGCAGTTCTTGCAGCTTCTTCTGCATCCAGGGCATCTTGAAGAGCCTTATCTGCAGCCATTCTTTCTTCCCTTTCGGTTCCCAGGTCTGCAGTATTCTGGTCGATTTTACCTTCCAACCGAATGTCTTCTGCCTTACGAGCAGCAATCTCAGTTTCAAGTAAAGCCTTAACTTCCAGATAAGAACCAGAAATATTATTCTGAATACCCTGAATCAATTCCAAATTTCTCTGAATGTTTGCAGCATTCTGAGTGATAAGAGCATCTTGGTTATTTGCTCTTGCCAACAATTCAGTACGAGTTTCAGTAACATAGGTTCTTAAGTCTTCTACTGTCTTGGTCAGAGTAGTACTTAGAGTAGTAAGCTTGGCATCTAAAGCAGCATCACCTTCAACTCGTTTTTCGGTTTCTGTCTCAATCTTCGTAGTTAACTCATTTAACTTCTGAGTCATGGTTGTTGCGAAGTTGGGGTCATCGCCTAATGCCCTAGCAATCTCTTCCAGAGTATCCAATACACCAGGAGCAGAACCAATGATTTTCTGAATTGCAGCTTCTACCTCAGCTTCAGTTTGGAATCCTGAATCATTCAGAAGTTCAGAAACTTTAGTTATGTAATTAGCATGTTCCTCGATTCCATTAAGTTTATTCAGAAGAACATCGGTAAAGTCGTTTGAAGAAAGTACCTTACCATCTACTTTATCTACCTTCTTAGATTCAAGACCCTGGATAGCAGTTGTACGGTCTGAGATTTCCTGGGCAATCTTATTATCTAATAGGGTATCGGCATTAATACGGTCTGTAACTTCTTTATCAATGTTTACCTGAAGAGCTGTGTCACCTGCTAAACGAGTATTAGCCTCATCTGAGATATCCTTAGTTAAGCCATTTACTTCGTCTTTATGATTTGCTATTGCAGTATCCAAATTGGCCTGTATAGCATTCTCTCTAGCGGTTGCTCGGTCTTTCTCAGTATTGATTGCTACCGTGTTAGCTTCTACCTTTGCTTTGACTTCATTTAAACCTGCAGTAGAACCAGTCTCCAAAGAATCAATTCGGTCACTTAAAGTTTTATCTGCTGCTTCCCGGTCCTTAACTTCTTGAGTAACCTCACCTTCTACTCGAGTAATCTCGGATGAAGTCTGTTGGCTTAAGTTAGATATCTGACTTTCAATCTTAGTTTCAAGTGCAGTATCTGCAGACTTACGGTCTCCAATTTCCTTATCCAGGTTTACTTGAAGGATTTGGTCTGCTGCCTTACGTTCAGCTGTTTCTGTACCCAAAGCAATGTTGGTAGTATCAATACGAGAACTCAGATTACTGTCGCCATTAGTACGGTCCACAATTTCCTCATTAACCATATCCTTAACTTCTTTGTAGTTATCAGCAATGGTTTTATTCATGGCAGTGATTGCCTCAGAGTTCTTTGTGATATTTGCTTGGTTAGTAGCAATAGCCGTAGTATTAGCATTTACCTGAGCAGTCAATTCGTTCTTAACCGTATTGATAGCATCCTGCATTGACAAAGCCAAATCCGAAACTCTCTGAGTAAGAGCAGCAATATTATCGGTATGGGTTTTATCTGCTTCCTTTCTATCAACAGTTTCTTTGTCGATATTTGCCTGCAAGATAGCATCAGCATCTTTACGGTCTTGGATTTCTTTTGCCAGGTTATCTTTAACTACTTGAAGAGCAGTATTTCCAGTAGCAGCCGAGTTATCTACATACTCTTTAAGTTCTTCCTTAAGAGCAGTATCTGCTTCAATTCTTGCGGTTTCTTCATCAGTTATATTTGCCTGGAGGGCTACATCAGCAGCTTCCCGGTCTTCAATCTCTTGGTTTACCTTTTCTGTGATTGCTGCCAACTTCTTGGTGATAGTTGAAGCAAAGTTAGGGTCATCGCCTAATGCCCTAGCAATCTCTTCCAGAGTATCGAGTACTTCCGGTGCAGAACCAATAATCTTTTCAATTGCAGCTTCTACTTCTGCTTCAGTCTGATAACCGGCATCATTTGCCAATTGTGATACCAAGGTAATGTAATTTGCATGTTCCTCGATTCCATTCAATTTGGCAAGCAAGAGATCTGTAAAGTCATTCTTAGTTAAAGAATAACCTTCTCTTTTATCTACCTTCTTGGAATTAAGGTCAGCATCTGCAGCAATACGAGCTTCCTTCTCTGCTTCAATTGCAGCAAGTACATCGGACTTATCACCATCAGTCTTTTCACTTAGGGCAGTTATCTTCTGGTCAAGGATTTGGTCCTGAGCAGTACGAGTTGCAGCTTCAGAATTAATATTAGTCTGAAGAACCTGGTCTGCAGATTCCCGAGCTTGAGCCTCTTTATCAATGTTTACCTGGAGGGTATTATCTGCATTGGTACGGTCAGCTACCTCTTTGGTAATTGAATTCTGAAGAGTTTCATCGGCAGCTTTACGATTTACTACCTCATCAGAAAGTTTACTTTCTAAGGCAGCATCACCAGTTTGACGATTAGTGATTTCTTCAGTGAGTTTCAACTGAATGTTTGCATCTGCATTTGCTCTCAATTGGGCTTCTGCAGCAATGTCTTGTTTGAGCTCTGCCTTATCATTGATATGCAATGTATTCAGTTGGTGAATACTTTCTGATAAAGCATCGTCAGCCGTTTTACGAAGCTCAGCTTCTTTATCTACCAAGTCTTTAGCATATGCCTTAGCTTCTGCCAATGAACCAGTAGTTTCATTTCTGAGGTCTGCAATGTCAGCAGTATTCTTATCGACTTTTGCTTCTATCTTATCTATCTTATTGATAAGGTTAGTAACTGCAGTGTCGATTTTATCATTAAGTAAATCCACTGCCTTAATGAAATTAGAGTTAACCTCACTAATTTGGGTACTCAGTTTCCCTTCCTCCTCCTTAGCTCGGTTAACTTCATCTGTCAGTGCATTACGTAAATCCGTTAATTTGTTGGTAATTGTAGTAGCAAAGTTGGGGTCATTTCCCAATGCTTCTGCCAATTCCTTTAATGTATCAAGTGCATCATCGGCACCATCAATCAAATCACTGATAGCTTGTCTTACCTGTTCTTCAGTTTGGAACTTAGTATCATTCTCCAACTGAGAAAGCTTAGTGATGTAGTTTGCTCTTTCTTCAATGCCTTCCAGTTTCTCTTTGAGTTTATCCGTGAAGTCATTTTTAGATAAGTCGTATCCTTCTCTCTTATCTACCTTATTGGCAATAGAAAGAACGAATGCCCAGAACTCATTAATAGTTCCAGCAAACCCGGCCTTTACGAAGTCATCAAAATAACCTTGTAAAAGTCTTTGGTCAATTTCTTCATTTGTGTAATACTTACTTACGTACATATTGTTATTATTTTAAGGATTGATTACTTGCTTACCACAGAAGAAGTCAGAATTCTTATCTCTGAATGGTTCTCCTTCTTTTCCACAGAAGGCATTCATTGGAATATCTGGATGTTCTGGGTCTGGGTCTCCCCCGTCTTCAATATCACCCCTGATTATTGCATAATCTGGAAGTTGATTGATACGGAATTTTATCACCTGGCCAATACCCGGATGAGGTATTATCTTATCCCAAACTTCTCCAAAGTAATCTTGAAAGCAAGTAACGAACTTACCTCCAGTCATAGACTGAAATGTAGTAACGTCTAAATTACTTTTCTTACTTTCAATATGTACTCCAGATGTACCGTTCAAGACAATCAGGTTACTGTCAAACCAAATACCGTTTCCGGTATTAATTGGTTTCCATCGTAACATTAACATCTTTGCCATATACTTTTCAATTTTATTCTACGAATTGTATTTTGGTATCTCGGTCCCTTTTTAGGATAACCATGAAGACTAATGCTTCATCCTTGGCCTGAGCAACTTGTGTATCTCCAGAAGGTTTATAAGTAATACCATTAATTACGAACCTATCTTCAGACCAGTTAAAATCCCAATAGCCTTCTGGAGTTAAATGTCCCAGTTGTTCTATATATGATTTAGTAACCAGTATTGATAAATTCTCATCATCGAGTTCTCCAGTTACTGTTGCCTTATTAATAGGCCAGTTTCTGAAGGCATTGTAATAACATAATGCCTCGATTGGTATATTATAATATTTAGGGATTTCATCTTCTCCATGACTTAGGAGTTGATTTACATTCTTTGCCCAAGTTATAGTTTGCCTACCAGCATCTATATCCAAGAAATCATTTATAATCTTCTTGTATCTATCCCAAGACCGGTTCTTAACCAATCTATGAGGAGTCTTGGTCATCGTTTTCTAATTAAGGTTCTACCATTACGTTTTACTGGAGAGCTGGGGTTTGGCCCATCTATTAATCCAGGTCTTCTTCTGTCTACTACTCTTGGAACTACTACATGACTTGCTTGGTCACAGAATGGTAAGTAGATTTCCAATCGTCCAGCTAACATACAAAGGTTTTTTCTTAACTCGTCTATGATACCACCAGGTTGCATTGCTTGAGAAAATGTTTTCCATAGGGAAGATGTTGCATCGGCAAGTGTATCATAGTACTGTACTTCAGTAGGCCCAGTTGTGATTTGTTTGATTCTATCACCTCGAGCTTGTTCCGGTTTAGAAGAACCATCACCAACTTGTTCTTTGGTTGAAGTAAGTTGACTTAGGTATTCTCCTGTACTTGTTAATAAATTAAGGAGCTTAACATTGAGATAATCCCATGCTGCCAATTCCATAATTAATTGGTTTTCTAGAGCTTCATACATTAACTCATCATTATATTTATCCAGTGGGATAATATGATTTACTAGCGGTTGGATATATAACTGCCATTTAGTTATGTACATTGCTTTCTCTTCTGATGACATACCATCTGAGATTTCTGAAGGAATGTAATAATTGATTAGGTTATATATACTATCGGTTAATGTAGTTTTAGACTCGGTATTTACAATTACGGTTTTAGTTGCATTTAAGTTAAGTCCTTCGGAGTTCGTTATGTTCAACGCTACTGTATAGAATCCGGACTTTTCATAAGTATAAGTAGGTTGTTTAACATCATAAACGGACCCCTTATCATCACCAAAGTCCCAGTCAAAAATGGCCTTGGCTGGGACTTTGGTTAATACTCTAAATGAAACTTCCAGACCATTCGCAATAGCTACAAAGTCTAGATTGTCCATGGTATCTTATTTTTTAGATTCTTCGAACTCTTCCAACAGAACCTGAATCAGAGTTTCAACTGTATCACCTTTGTCGGCAACAATTTCGTGACGAGCAGCGATAAGGGTTGCTTCTTCGAGAGTATAGGCTTTGGCAATCTTTTTGATTTCCATACCTTTTTCGAACTGAGCATTCAGTTTCTTTTCCAACTTATCGATGTCATCATTGGAGTATTTGTCGACAGCTTTCTTATCAAGAACCAAACGCAGGTGACCTGAATTCAAAGCCATCTGAATCTTTTTAGTTCTGTACTGTCGAGCACTCAATTCTTTTTCTTCTCCTCTACAAATTGTAATACCTGTAGATTGGTCATGGAAGCTGTAAGCTTTAGCACCTACAGTTACTTTATATTTATCCATAATTTTACTAAGTTTTTAGATGTTTAAAATTAGGGGTAGGTCCTCGCAAAACCTACCCCATCAAGAAATGGAATTATTTGTAAAATAAACCAGGTGTATTATTACTCAAGGTTAACCAAGAGATACGGGTCAATGTTCATAAATTCGGGGAATCCAAGTTCTGAGAACTTCTTCTCTGCAGACAGAATCAATGCAGCATCCTGATACATCTTAGAGAAGCCTGTAGTCAGAGTAGCATAGATTGCCTGAGTCTGATTTGATACAATTCTTTCTGATTCAAGCATCAACTGTTTTGCAGTCAGTTTAATCAAAGCAGCAGTTGTATCAATCAACAGCAAACCTTGGTCAGGTGTTCCCGGATGAATATAGAAGTTAGCATTCTTAGGTACCGGAGACTTCACGTTCAGTGTAGCTTCAGTTGTACCAGAATGACGTTCTTTGAATTCCGGCAAGTTCAGCATTTCGATTGCCTGGTCTTCACCACCAATCATAGTAGTAAAGTTACGTCCCATACGAGCAGCTCTTACCCAGATATGTAGCAAGTCTTTGTAAGTGATACCATTCGTAGTTTCATATACACCGATAACCGGAGCAGATTCTGAACCATCAGGTTTGTTACCGTTGATAACAACATCCATTGCCAGAGTATCCATTGCATAACCAAGCTGAACACCGAAGTCACGAAGGTAGATTGCCAATACATCCAGAGATACGTAGTTACGAACTTCATCAGTAAGTTTGAATCCCTTACCAATTTTGAAGAGACTTACTGATTTCTGTCCAAAGCTTACATCTCCCAATGGGATAGTTTCTGCTTCGTTAACCTTTGCAGGTGCAGCATCGGACATATTAATCATCGGCATGATTGCGCTAAGACCACTGATTGACTGGTCAGATGCAATAATCTCCGGATAGAACGGAGCTTGACGCATACCAAGAGTGATAGCAGAACGAATTATTTCCGGAACAATCCAACGAACATCTTGCTGAGGCATCGTGAAGATGTTTTCCATTGTGTCGATTTTCGGATTGATATCCAACTTCTCGAACAATTCATCTTGGGTAATACCCCATTTACCAGTGGTAAGTTCACCTAATGTGATGTCCACAGGTTTTTTGTTCTGTGAACCTTGACGGTAAGCATCCAACTGCTGTACCATTTGAGGAAGTTCTTTTGCGAAGTCTTCTCTCTTCAATTTTGAAATATCAACTTTTTCCATGTTTCTTCTTCTCTTATTTAATAAGTACTTGAATTACCTCGTTTGCCTCATCTGCAGGTGTGATGGCAATGAAAGGTGTAGCATCTGTCGACTGGTTTGCTTTTACAAATCGGCCGTTCAGTAAGTCACCAGAGGGAACTACATATCCTGCTTTTAAGTCAGCAGCATTAGATACCCAGTTACAAATCATGTAACCTTCCACAGCAACAGTTACCTCTACTGGGAATTTGTTCTGTGCTTGGTAAGCAGGATTTACATTGTCGGTTACTGCCACTCCGATATATACCTGAGTAGGTTTAGTGTAAGGTTCAATTAAACCGTCTTCTCCAAGAGCTACCGGCATACCTTGCAAAATTGTTTCACCATCTTTTACACAGAAAGCTTGGTGCAATTTGTGTGATTCACTTTTGTAAATCACCGCTCTTGGGGTCTTTTCCCCAAACAGCGTCATTGGCTGGTCTTTGTTTACGATTTTAGTCATAACAGTGATATTTATCGATTATTACTTGAATTTCTTCTTATACAAGTCTTCGAGGGTTTCCGAAGTAGACTTGGCTTCTGCATTCGAAGTAGTTGCAGGTTTCTGAGTTCCAGTCTTTTCATCAGTCTCTGCAACAGAAGAAGCACGGCTTACATCATGAGAACCACAGCTTGCACATACCATTGGGAATTTTTCTTCCAGACGACTCTGATAATCCTTAGTTAAGGAGATGAGAGTAACGATGCCAGTAGTTTCGGCATTCAACATTGTAACAATAGTTTCATCGGCTTTGTCACCCATCAACTTCTTGTAAGTAGTAACAGCATTTTCACGGAGAGAAGCAATGTGATTCTTTCCTACAGTTGCCATTTCCTTCAAGTTTGCAACTTCTGCATTCAGGTTGGTAATCTGTTCTGTAAGAGAAGATTTCTCTGTAGTAAGATTATCTACCGTTGTCTGAAGACTGTTTTTGGATGATACCAAGCTTTGAATACAAGAAATAACTTCTTCCTGAGTCATTTCTTTGCCTTCTGCCAGAGATAACATGTTATCTCCGAAAAGCTTTTCTAAAAATTCTTGCAATTCTTTGTTCATATTTTCTTTATTAGGATTATGATTTTCTTGGGTACCATTATCATTAAAAGAATCTGGAGTATTGTCCTTTTCTTGGAATGAGTTGAAGTCCGTTTTGTAGTCAGTAAAGAAGTACTGTTTGGACTTGTCATCCCGATATTCCTCATAAGAAGACCAGGTTCTTTTTGCAAAGGTTGGATTAATGATTTTACCATCTTCACCAATCTTTTGAGCAAATGAATCAGCTCCATGAGATACCAGGGATGTTTCCATATATCGAACTACCTCAGTAACTATTCTACGAACCATTTCACCTTTAGAGTCATAAGTACCAAGTTTTTGATAGAATTCACCATCTTCCATTCCTGGGTGTGATTTATCCCACTTAAACTGTACTGTTACCGAGTTACTATGAATTGAAGGAGGTTCCATGAGAATACCTCTAGCAATTCTTGGGTTAGCTTTACCATCAATCTTCAAAATACCGTTGATACCTGCAGGTATAGTAAAGCTTCCATCCTTATAAGACTCCTGCCACATTACTTGAGATACAGCTCCAATTGCATTACCAATATTTGTTTCATGGTCGCAATTTACTGTTTGCCCGAGTAACAGTTTCATGGAAGCCTTAAGTACTCCATTCTGACCAAAGTCAGTAGGATTCCAGTTCTTGGATACAATCGTTTCAGAAAGTAACCTAAACATTGGTTCTATGAACTCTTCGTCCTTCGGAGTAAGTTCCGATTTATCAAGGTTTGGATAATAGGTATTATAATCTATATCCCCTCCCCAAAATCCAAATTGAGCAATGGTATCCGGTGTCGGAGTCTTCCATTTGTAATAATTCTCTGAGAAAGCCTGGGCTCCAACTGCTTCTGGGATATACCCAGCCATAATGGTATGACCCTGGCCAATCACCATTGAATCAAGATGCTCTTTGTTTCTTTTAGTAAATTTACTCATCTTGCTTTTGTATTTTGGTCTCCACGAGATGGAGCCGGATTAGTTTTATCTCTTGACCTACGAGCAGATTGATTTTTATCATCTTGCCTTTGCTTCTTCTTAGTTCCTTCTTGAGGGTCTGAGTTACCGCCTTTAGCAAATTGGTCCTCAAGTGAAACTCTTGGTTCATTCTCATCAGGAGAATCATAACCCATTGCCCAAGCATATTGGTCTTGGCTAATGATACCAGCCTTATATAATAAATCCAGGTTTTGGATTTTATACTGAAGACCTTGTTGAACCTTAACTTCATCAGAGATAGTTGAAGTTCCCCATGATATCTTTATTCCCTTATTATCAAAGCCTGCCAGACGCAGTTCTAGAGAATAAAGAAAATCCAATACATAAGTTACAAGCATTTGGATATTTTTTAACTGGCTGATTAATTTAGACAGCATTATACCCGTTGCTCCCTCTCCCGTTGTTGAACTAACTCCAATAAGGTTTCCATTAACTCCCAAACCATTTGCAACTGATTGCTGATTCATGTTCCAGGGTTTCTCAATATTACCAAGCTCCTTGGTAGTTGAATTGAGTTTAAACTCATGGTCATCAATATAACCCGTTACTATTCCGTCCTTCATGCCATTACGAAGATTTCTTTTCAAATCTCTTAGGGTACGTTCAAGACGGGATTGATAAGCTTGTAAGCTTTCATTAGGATTCTGGTCTGGTTTAGTCATCTTAGCTTCCAAGAATCCTACCATACCAACCATTTCCATTATGTGTTTGAAGTTAACCTTCATATCCTGTTGGCCTTTTAATGAATCCAATGCTGCCATAAAAGGAGGAATCCCATAAGGTTCATCAGTATCATTAAACATACCAGCATACACATAAGTTTCTGGATTTAGTTTGATATAATCTTGGTGCTTGACAAAGTAATTCTTATTCCTCTGGTAAGGAGAATATACTCCATTGTTCTCTCTTTTGAAAACAATGTTCTCGGGTCTAAGGAATAAGACTGTGTCCAAACCATCCAACATATCATTGGGAACTCCTTCAACAGAGATAGCTCCACTAACAAGGCATTGTACAATCATCTTATTAACTAGACCATCTATACCAGCAGTATACCTGGACCATTTCTTAGTAGCTTCAGTAAGATGTTTTCTCATCTTATCTGCCTCGGCATCCGAGTTATTTGGGAATGTTACCGTATGACCGGTGTTTGCCAACTTAAACATATCCTGCAAAGCAATGCCCATATCCGGATTTACCTTATATAAATCACGAATCAAAGGGATTACTTCAACACGAAAAGAAGGGTCTACCATTACGGTCATCCCTTTCAGAGTACTGAGTAAAGAGTTATCTTCATCCACTGATACTCTACCAGGAGATATAGCAGCAGCTTTTGGCTTGCTTGGCTCCTTGTTTGATTCAGGAGGTGGGTCTTTCTTTCTACCCCAACTCCAATTAAAATTGAGCTTTTTCATTTCGGTTGTACTATTACGTTAGTTTTTCCTTTTCTTATGTGATTACAGATTGCTTTACCGAATATAGAGTCATCTGCATATACATCCCCTTCTAGGTCTACATCTACTGTAGAGTTGTTAGCTCTATGCTTACCCATTGCAACTGGCCTACCTAAACCATCATATATGAAGGTATATGCTTCTTGAACAAAGAAAGGGTCTTTAACAGTGATATTATCTTCTCGAATATCCTGTTCAAGTCCCTCTACAATAACAGAACGGTTCTTTTGTGTAGTTAACCATCCTGGAGATTTATCTACCTCAGGTCTAGATTTACCTTTCTTCTTAAGCATTTTCTGATAGTAATACAGTTTTGGATAGCCTTCAGTTTGAAGAGCAGAAGTTACTGCTAATCCAACATCGTTGGATTCTGGAGCAATAGTAGCAAAGTTAAATAAATGCCCTGTATCTCCAAGCAATCTTGCATACTTATCTACTGAAAGTCTACCTTTGAATACTGCTTGTTCTTCTCCCTGTTTGTCCATGCAAGTAAATGCAGAGTAGTCAGAAGACCTACCAGTTGAAACGTCAGCACCAATGAAATATTCCTTATCTGGTGCTGGTTCCAAGAATTGCCGATATTGACCATTAAACCTTTTCTTAATAACCGGATAATCACTAAGACAGTCTTCGATAGCTTTGATATCAGCTAAGTCGAAGACCGTATTTCCAGATGATAAGAAGTCACCATCAATTTCTTGTGCAGTTCTTTTTGTTCCAAGAGCAGAAGACATTTCATTGTACCAATTAATATCTCGTTCTGGGTGCATTTGCCAATACAATCGTAGTGGGTTAAATGGGTTTCCACCTGCAATAGCATCAACCCAAGTTGAGTGGTAGAAGTTACCAACTCCATAAGGAGTGGAATTGATGATAGCAGCTCCACCAGTGGAAAGAGTAGGAAAAGCGGCTGCCCAAATCTGGGCTGCCCATCTAACTACTGCTGCTTCATCAATTACCAGTAAGGATAGAGATTCTGAACGACCGGCTTCTGAAGACGTTGGGATAGATTCTATGAATGAGCCATTATCGAACTCTATCATTGATGCAGAACCATATTCTCCCGAACGACCATTTATAATCGGTGTCTGTAAATACCATGGCAGGTTTTTGTACATGAACTTAATCTTCTTAAGTACCTTCTTTGCTGTTGTGTCCTTGATTGAGATAATGTTAATCTTCTTGTTAGGATGATACATTGCCAACCATAGGCAGTACATAGATATAAGCTCCGTAATACCTGCCTGCCTGAACTTAAGCAGAATATTGAAACGTTCTTTTACGAAGTTATACAGAACCGATTTTTGATATGGGTAAAGTTCGAATCTTACCTTTCCCCTCATAGGGTGTATCACATAAGTGAAAAGGCTAAAGTAAAAAACATCATTACTAACTTTAGCAAGTGTTGCTAGTTCTTCCCTTGTGAGAGCAGATGTGTTAGTTTCTATGTTAATCTTCTTTGCCATAATCAAAAGTTATATGTTACTGAAAACTCTAAGTCAGCTTTTATTCCCGAAAAGAACTTCGGATAATGAAAAGCATTTATACCGAGTTTATAATTGAAATTAGTAGTCTTGATTGAAAGGCCTGTCCCTATGTCTAACATTTGATTAAAGACCCTATATTTACCATAAACGTATGGACTTAGAGTTAGTTTTCTAATTCTTTTTTGAGTTAATTGACCTTCATACCAATTGTACTTATACTTACCTAAGTCCATGTTAAACATTCTCGTTGAATATGAGTTTGTTTCCTTGTTGAATAAACTTAGATTCAATTGGTTTTTATCCAAGGTAAATTGGACCAAAGAATCTTCTCTACTAATCCTATTCGAAGTAACCGCTGTTGAATCAGAAGCTTGGGGTTTAGTCGAATTGCTACTGTTTCGATAGAAGTCGTAGAGAAGAATTCTCTGGGGCTGAACCAATTGTGTATATGGTGATTGGGGCTTGAAGTTCTCTTTCAGTTTGATTGTATCAGGAATGCCAATGACCGATGAATCAGGAAGTTGTCTGATATATGAATTCAGTTTGTAATTCCTGAAGCAAAGGTAAATAGTAAATCCTAGTAGCAAAAGGAACACAAAGTTCTTCCACTTGTTTTTATCTGTTTTCATCATCGCGAAAAATTAAATTATTACTAACTATCGGTAATCGCTTTGCGATTACCTTTTATCGAACGTAGTGAGATAAATTTCTATATCCTAAAACATATATCCAATATCTACTACAAACAATAGCTATATACGCATATAAAAATATAGATATATATACATAGTATATTATATATCTATATTTTTCAAAAGGCGGTTTGGACTAATATATACTTTAGTATATATTAACATGAAAGTGTACCTAGACATTTTTGATACATTTCCTAAACCAAATCCCAACTTCATATACAGAACCTTTGGCAATTGTATACCTTGCCTTGTTTAACCAGTAAAGGTAATTCTCTTGGTCAATGTAAATCTTAAACTGTTTGGGAAATCCCATGATTGCCTTGAAATCATTAATCCCAAGAGGATATCCATCTGGTCTAAATTGCCTATCTGCAGGTCTTAAAGTTAGAGGTGGTTTATCTAACTCCAATCGATATACTCCTGGGAGAGTACTCATCTTAGCAGTCTTAATGGGCCATTTCTTCTCTTGCTTGAAAGCACTATTCCATAATACTTGAATCTTCTCAACAGTCAGATTCTTCTTTTCCGGAAGCTTTCGATAGTCATACATTGCAAGGGTCTTTTCTATCGGGATGTTATAATTACTCCCGTAAGGAGATACAGAGAGCAAATCTCTAGTAAGTTTTGGAGTTTTTACTTGGAATACTTCATTAAAAGCATTCAAGTATTTCTTACCGGTTTTCTTATGCACTCCAATAACGATTAAACGTTTCCTTGATACTTGAGAGTTCCCATAGTCAGAAACTGACCTTTCATGAAAAACTAATTTATAGTCCTTAAAGGTTTCCTCAAAGAAATCCTTGGGAAGCAGAGATAGCAAACGAGGAAGATTTTCAATAAGAAATATCTTAGGCTTATACTCTAATATTGCAGCAGTTACTAGATTTAAACTCCGGTTATCCTTGGGATTACCCAATTCCTTTACTTTAGATAACCTCATTACTGAAGATGCTCCGCAATCCGGGCTTGATATAATGATATCCACTTTCTCATCAAATTCTTGTAAACAGAACCCTTTATAGAAAGGTATATTACCAAAATTAGCTTTCCATTGCTCTTCACCTGGAGTATGGAATACTCCTCTTACTTCTATATTCCCAATCAGATGTTTCCTGAAAGGGAATAGTAAAGCTCCCTGGCCAGCGCATACACCTAATACTGTGTATCTATTTATGTTCATAAACTAAATATTTTATAATATGTATAAAGATATAATTTTACATGGTCTTAAAGTTAGAGTATTCGGTAATGGTAAGTCTATCCAAGTGTTCAGAAATAAATCCTGGGTTCCTTTAAAGTTTAAAGAATCCTACGGATATCCTTTAGTTACTCTAAAACATAAATCATTAAGAAAACATTATAAGGTATCAAGATTAGTAGCAATGGCTTATATACCCAATCCTAATAATTTACCAGTAGTAATGCACTTAAATAATATACGTACTGATAATAGAGCCGAGAATCTTAAGTGGGGAACTCAGAAAGAGAATACCCAACAGTGTATTCAAGAGGGTAGATTCTATTTTCATGGAGGTTATAATAAGATAAGTCCTCGTAAAATACGTAGAATAATCAGGTGTTTAAGATTACATAGATATACTACTATACGAGGACTTTGTCAAAAATTTAAGATATCTAAACCAGCCCTATACCGAATTAAAAAGACCTATTTTTTGTAGCTTCTAAGTTTTACATACTTAACCCAGGAATAATGTTTACGAGTTCGGATATATTCCAAGTCGTGGTCATTGTTATGGGCTTCCTCTTCGAAGCTTACATCATGGTATCTTTCGCTTTGTTTGTTCCACTTAGCAAAGAACATGATGATTAGGTACTCGATTGCATACCATAAGTAGTAGAATATCCACAACATCTCTTGCATTTGTTTGAGATGAATGTGCTCATGATTGTAATCATATGTGTCAAACTTAGCACCTTTTCTCACAAAGACAATTCCGAATAGGTTCATTGCCTTGTATCCCTTGAAAGGGATGAATTTGTTGTAAATTACCTTCATTATATCTTGTTTTTAAAGTTTTCGTAAGCGTTTTTTAACTTCTGGTCATAGGCATTTTCAGCATAACCAGGACCATTATACTTCCGAGCAAAGCCTGCCCAGTCATGTTCTTTCAGATTTTTCAAGCAACTGGTATTATTCATGTAGTAATACATGAGTTTTAACTGACTTTCATGAGATTCCTGCATCTTTTTCACGAATTCGAAGACGTCTTTACAGCCACAATAGAGGTGATTGAAGCCCATAATCTGAAACATTCCCCAAGAAGCTGACTTCAAAGCACATTCTTCGTCGATTTTCTTGGCAATTTCGAGTCTTTTGTACTCACTTGCTCCTCCTAAGTACTTCGATTTATCCCATTTTGGGAAACAAATCGTAGGGTAACTCTTTTGAGCAGCTACTGACTTGTCTAAACCGAACTTATTTTTGATTTCTTTGTACATAATGTGACCTTCAAACAGAATTTGAGGTCTACCATCTACTAGAAATCCATCTCTACCTGCTCCTTCAACCAGTTGTACTGCCTTTAAAAGAGCTGGCTCCAGTCCTAAATCATTGGCCAGAGCTACAATCATTTCATTAGTTAACTTATCCATAACGTTATATTTTAAAGTTCATTAAAGAAAAGAAAGTATTGCGTATACCTTATCTGGATGATAGTTAGGAGTTCTATTATCTTATATAAAAATTTATAATAATATGGAAGAGAAACTCACATGTCACCTATGTAATTCACCATTAGATTTGGATGATTACGATTTAGCCAAAACAGTACCTCAGTTAATGAAGGAAAAACAACTTTGTTTTCAATGTGCTTTTTGGCATAGAATTATTGAATCGGATAAAACTCTGATAGAGGATTCTAATTACGAAATGATTCCCTTGGTTACACCTTATTTTCAGCATTATTCTATTCACTTAAATAAGATTTGGTTAGAAGTCGCTACCTTTAGAAGAGAGTCATTAGGTTCAACCAAGAAATATATTGCTGCAATGGTAAATAATAAATTGTATATAGGTTCATATAATAATTGGGGATTCCAGGGAATAATTCCGGCACACTTAAGAGAACTTTTTACTCCAAATGGTATAATCCTAACTCCAGAACAACTAGATGACTTACTTAACCGGAAATCCTTTACCGCAGCAGATTTAAAAATTCTTATTGATAATTGCATTAAATCAGATTAATTTTGTATATTTGCATAAACAATTTAATAATAAAGATATGAAAAAGAACAAAGAAACCAAAAAGCTAAAGGAGGGTGAAGAAGTCATTTTCTCTGATGGCAAAACCTTAATGGAGAAGGTAATTGTAGAATCTATCGATAAGAAAGGTGGATTTGCAGTACTGAGTAATAAGGTAAAAGTATCAAGAACTATCGGACCAGATGGGTTCTATACAAGGTTAGATGGTAAATCAAGTATGATATTACCTTTAACGGATAAATCAGAATTGGATTACCAAGCCTTCAAAGCTTATTTCTCAATTAAGAGAAACCTGGAATTTATCGAAGCCAAGATAAAAGATATGAAGGACAAAGAGTTCAGTGAACTAATCGTAGAGTTAGATAAGAAGATATCCAAAATCGTAAATAAGTACTTTGAACAATGATAACCTGGATAATCTTAGGCATTATATATGCCGTATGCTCTATACCTGCATGGTTTATGACCAGAGTAATTACCTCATCCCACCCAATGAAAAGGGTGGGGTTCTTTTTCCTAACTATCTGGTTAATCATGCCTCTATTTCCGATATATTTACTAATCACATATTTTAATAACTATAAACAGAGAAATAACGACGAAGAAGGTAGGTAGGCAAAAGAAGCTTACCAATCCATGTCCAGTAATTAAAGGAGAAGTACAGATAATGGTAGGAAGTCCAAAGTGTATTACCTGCCAATGGTTTGAAAGAAAATTAGAGAAGGATGGAAAAGCCTACGTACACTGCAATCGATTATAATTCCAAAGAGAATAAGGTAATCGAAGAAAGGATAAGAAATGGTAGAAGGGTTTTAGAGAATACATTTGAAGCAGTCCTATATGGAAGGCTTAATATACCCGATTCTCCAAGAGGATTATGTGCTGACCTAATTGATGTAAGCAGAACTATCAGTAGAGAATTTGCATTAGTCGAAGAAGTTTTCCTATGGAGACATGTAATTAAACCATGGTTCACCCCACAAAGGTTTAATATCGAGATAGTATACTTTGGTTATTATAACCCTACCATCATAAAATTGCAAGGAGAAGGATTAAGAATTGAAGGTAGGATATGGTATAGAATGCCATTAGAAAACCTAGAAGGACATGAATACCTTCTAGGAACAGCATTCTGGTTTCCTATATCTAAGGAACATAATGATAACCGTATTAAAATACTAGAGTGTGCTTTAGAGGATTTAGAGAGAATTAAAAGGGAGGGAGAACCAAAGCTCCCTCCTCTTACCTTTGAAGAACCTAAAATATACCCATGATGGAAGATTTAGCAAAGCTTACCAAAGAGGAAGAGGAAATCCTTATGCTTACCGAAGAGATTTGGAATAGGTTTTTGGCATTACCTATCAATCATCCGATGGAGGCAAATGAGATAGCAATGAAGATACATGATATCCAGAGAATGATTATATCTAGGCCTGGATTTAGGTTGAATCAAGAAATGTTTAGGCAATATGGTAACGGTAACAGCGATAAGGGATGATGGCAATAAGAGAATCCTAAGATGTTCTGAAGGCAATAGGATTTGGTATCGGCTATGGATTAATCCTGAGGATATGATGAGAATAGAACCATTATTAAAGGGAGGAGATAGGATTTGGATGGAAGAACTTGAGATGTATTATATTTTCTTCTATGAGATAAGAAATGGTAGAAGGGTTTTAGGGAAGGATAGGATTAAGGAGATATTAGATATCCTTTTATAGGATGAATGCCAGGGATGTTAGGTCTCTGGCTTCTTTGTGTGTTGTGGGGTTTGTGGGATAATCGGGGTACCTCTTTAAGCGAGGAGCGATTTTGGTGTGGTACTAAAAACGGGGTACGGTTACGTTAAAATTAACATTCAAAAATAAAAAGTAAGGGACAAACATTTTTATTTGCTTTCCCTTACTTTTTATTTAGTTTATAAGTTCTTTAAAAAATCTTTTGTATCTTTGATGGTTTGAATTAATATCCAAATTACACCAATAAATAAAAATACATTTAATAGCATATCATTTAATTACTTGAAATTTTTGACTATTTGCAAACCTTTTGTTAGAACTTCTTTTTTTGTGTCCTTTGTATTTTCGCTTGCAATACTTGCAAATGAAAAATCATTCACTTTGTAGACTTGCTTATAAAATTCTGTAAATGCAGAAACAAGTGTTTTTAGTTCATTTTGTTTCTTTTCTTCTTTCGCTTTGCAAATCGAATCAAGCAAAGAAAAAGTTGTATTTCTTAATTTTTTTCGATATGCTTTTTTTTGCTTATCGTTTAAATCTGCAAAAAGATTTTCAATATAAATTTCGGTCTTTTTCCCTAAAGAAGTTTTTAAAAGTCCGTTAGTTTTTTCATTTAGACTTTTAAAAATCGAATCAACAGATAATTTAATAGTGCTATTTGCTTTTGCTTTTGCTTTTGCTTTATTTGCACTAACTTTGTTTACTTTGTTGTTAGTAACTTCTTTTTCTACTACTACATTTTTTAATTCTTCCATAATAAAATACTTTTAGTTTTTATGTTTATTTTATTATATCCTTTTCTCTATAAAACTAAAAGATTTATAAGAAAAAGAGAAAAGGAATAAATTAATTTTATATTGTTTCAATATATCAAGTATCGCTTTTTGATTACATTACAAAGATACAATTTATATTTTAATTAGCAAAATTTTCAGAGAATTTTCTTTTTAAAAATTGTTAATCAAAATTTTAAATATCTCTTTGCTTTTTCAACAATACAAAGATAAAAAATATATTTTAATCTGCAAAACATTTATAGAAAAATTTTCGAGAAATATTTTAAAAATTATTTTTAATAATTTCGTATGAAAAATTTGCAAGTAGGTTTTAGGGGTTTGAAAGGTGGGCATGGTTGTGGGCATTAGATATAGGTATATTGAGGGATATAAGGTAGGATATAGAAGGGGTTGGTATAGGTACCACTTTAGAAATTTGGAGGCCCCATACAGTCCGGTAGTTATTATCTGTATATTATCATATATAAAGGCCATTAGGTGACTAGCAGGCAATCCTGCAATGCCCAGGGCCATCCATGGAGTCTATAGAGTACTAAGGCCTATAGGTCTGTAGTTAAGCCTATGGTAAGCCTTAGTAAGTCCCATGATGGCCTACATAGAAAGGCTTAAGAAAAAGCCCAGTACCTTAGATAGGCATGGGCTTAAGTGTAACATAGTTAGCGATTAGGCTTCTGCAATAAGGGTAATGTATAATGAACCCAGATAAGCGGTATAGGCAGGCTTAGGTTGAGAACCATCATCGAATAGTAAAGGACATTCTGCAAGTATAGAGTTTATTTGGGCTCCTGTAAGAGTTCTATTAGAAAGTTCATAATAGAAATTATGTACTATACGACCGGGAGCTAGTTCTGAGCAATTATATGCCTTGAATGTAAATTCTGGGATGTGTAGATACCCTTCGTCTATTAGGAAGGAAAGATACTCAAGAACTCCTTTCTCATCTACCTGAGAATCAATGTTTAGGATTGCTTGGTTTTTAGTGAACCAAGTTTTAACTAAGTTGGGTTTAATACTACGCATAGGATATAGGATTTAAAAATTAATATTCTTGTTTATTATCACATTGCAAATATAAGAATAATAAATAATATAGCAAAATCCTAATCAATTTTTATAAATCCTACTGAGGCCCATAATGGATAATGTATTAGAGCTCTAATACTAATATTACGTATCTCTCTATCAGTACTCTCTCAAAAGAAGTATCTCTTCTAGCAATCTAAAATTTCTTTTTAACTAATTACAAGGGCCATTAATAACATAATTACTAGTTTTTAGGTACCTTGAATGGCCTAAAATTACCTCGGATTTATTAAATTTAGGGGCCCCAAACTGACCAAATTATTACCTAAATCCTACAAATCCGATTGCCTTTTTTATATACTTATTATATATAATAAGCGGCCATTAGGGGTCTAGGATTAAGGGGATTTAGGTACCCATATGGGCCTTAGTTGTGGGCCTTTTAGGCAATGGGTCATAATGACCAAAGGCTGTGAGACATATGTGTTAGATAGCTATAGAGTAGTGGTGTTGTATAGTGATAGGGGGGCTAGGCCTAGAAGTTTGCCTTAATCCCAACACCCCCGGAAGGCCTTCAATATTGTATTAGTTATATGTATATTGATTATATGATTGGTGATATTAGGTATGTGTATTATGTAACATAGTTAGGCCCAGTATGATTTTGTTTTATACTGGGCTTTAGTATTTATTTTGATATTTGTTTGGGGTTAGTAGTTTGATATTCTTAGGATTAAGGTCTCTAATAGGATTAATAGGATTATCTGTAGGCCTTGTAGGATTAAGTATATGTATTTTTGTTTGTTGGTGGGGTTTGGTATTTGATGGTATATCTTATCCCTGTAGGTTAATGATAACCAGGTATATAGGATTACTGGGATTAGTAGTAGGGTTTTCATTTCCTTTTCTGTTTTAATTTGTTTTGGGTACGTAGGTGCTTGTTGAAGGTTGCACCTGAGTCTGTGTAGTAATGGGGGTTTGGTTTACCTGGAGTAGGAAAGTGTTCATTCCATTTATCCTGGTGAGGTATGTATACTTGGTTCTTGGATTTCTTTTTCATAGGTCTAATATTGCGGTTTTGAATCCTATTGATGTTAGTTCTTGGGTTTGGATATGTACGATTTCGAAGTATTCCTTGATACCTTGTAGAGAATAGAATTGTAATACTCCTCCGTCTCCATATTCAGCATTTACCTGGTTTATGATTTCTTGATAAGCCTTGTCTTGGTTATCTTCAAGTGAATGGTAGATGTCTTGGACTTGGCCCTCTTCTACGATTACTAAGGTTGTGATTTTTAGTTTCATTTTCCGTAATGTTTTAGTTCTTGGTTATACTCTGGGTATTTTTTCTCGTAGTAGTCATAGAGATATTGGTATTCGTCATCTCCTGACCAGCAATCAAGGAAGTAATCATATTGGTCCTCGGTTGCCTGTGATGGGTGTATGTGCAATGTATACTTGCAGTAGTGTTCCCATACTGTTTTAGGTTGGAATTTATTGGTAGGGAAAGCCATGACTACTAGAGCCATGGCAATTGATGTTAGGATTATAAGTTTAGTTCTCATTTGATAAGGGATTTGAAAAAGTTGATAGTATTTTCAGTGAAAGTGTAAAGAGTTTCTGGTTTTTCGAGAAAGTTAAGGTAATATTCGATTTCCTCGGCATGTTCTTCCTCGTTGAAATTATCCTTGTAGTATTGGAATTTTTCCATGATAAGTGGTTTGTATTTTTCCTGTTCAAGGATAAGAGTTGCACCGTAGAGTACCATGTCTACTTCGTCTACGTTATAATCGAAGTATTGGTCATCGCAGCCTCTGAGCAAATCCATTTGATTGAGGATTTCCATTAGGTCAAGTTCCAGGGATTCCTTATCGGCATAGGTATATACCCAGAGCATTTCGAGTGAATAATCCGATATCTCCTCGTAATGTGGGTCATCCTCGGCAATTTCGAAGTCATATGTATTTTGAGCATGTGACATAGGCATTTGACCTTGGATGGAGATAATGTGATAAGGGTTTTGAGCAAGGATTGAAGCAAGGATTGAAGTAGATTTTAATGTTGTCATGATGTTATAAGTTTTATTGGTTAATGTTAATTGTTAGCGATTTGATTGTTGAATGTTGTTTGGTCATCGGCATCAGGCCAACCCATGGATTCCTCCATGTATTCGGTAGTATAATCGATAATGGTTGCAGCATCGTCTTTGTTAATTGTAGCAACCTCGGCTTCGATTTCCCGTTGGATTTGGTCGTAATGATAAGCAAATGACCTCCGTATGCGTGCAGCAATTCCTGGGTATTTTTTAAATAATTCGATTAATTTACTTTCTTCATTCATAACGTCTATTTTTAAATGTTTATGCAAATATAAGAATAATATTTTAAATATGCAATAACCCCAATTACTTACTGGAGCCTTATAAGGTCAACTATTTCGATGGAAGAGTATGGCATACCTATAAGTTCTGAGATTATCCTTTTAGTATGATATACATGAAGGTGGTTAGGATTTAGTTTTACCCTTGGGAATATTAGATATGGCCTTAGTTCCTCAGTTCTATAGGTTATGATTAATTCCTCGCAGAACTTTTCGTTTTGGCAATCGAAGGATACTAAAAATTTGGACTGTTCTAGCATATTATTAATATTAAGCAATGAGTATTCTCATAAGTTAAAGGTTCTTCGCTAGTAGGATGGGAGGATGCACCCATTATTAGGATAATTCCTCCCATGACTAAGATAAGTATAATATTAGGCTTCATGTAATTCCCAATAGGTCATCCATAGGTCTTCTACTAAGTCTTCGACTGTATCCTCCCAGGAATCGTATCCATCGAGGTTGTATTCGGCAATGAAGGTAAAGAATGTATCTCCAAATAATAATCGTAAGACTTTGTCTGTTAGGGTTTCGTCTTCGTCATATAGTTTGTTCTCTTCCTCATTGGAAAGTTCTGTATCTCCATTTAGGATAACCGAGATTTGTTGCAGTCTGAGTAAATACCCATTAAGAGTATCAAGGTCCTCTTTAGACCTTGTCTCTTGGAATTTAAGATAAGTCTTTGATGGTGTCATAGTTAGTCCTCCTCTGATTTAATTTGTTGATTCAAGGGTATGTATGGTTCAGCAAGTACTGATATGAATCCTTCCGGGTATAAGGTATATAAGATTCGATATCCATAATCTGAATGTGGCAAGAATACATCCATGATGTTTTTGAGTAATGGGTATAGCTTCCATTGGTTATCCTCTAGGAATCGTTTCCATTCATCCATTTCGCTAGCATCATAGTTAGCAGTTAATTGAATGTGATAACGTTGTGTTTCCGTATCGATTGGGATAAATAGGTTGGTGACTACCTCAATTTCGTTTGAAGGCTTTTTGTATTGAGTAATTGGATACCAGATACCTTCGTTTTTCCATTGATTGAGCTGGAATATTGTCATCCCAGATTCAAGTAAGTTGGTGAGTTTGTAAAGATTAACCATGTTGTTGTCTATTTTAAAATGAATAAATATATTTTTATTTCTCACTACAAAGATAAGAATAATAAATAATATATGCAAATATAACTGAGGTAGAGGCAGGCTCTTAGTTAGGTTAGAGTCCTGCCTCTGGGATAGATATGAAAACAACTGGTTAATCGTCGTTAAGGGAACCCTCATTTAAAGTTTCATTAAGTACCTCATTAAGGAGTTCTGCACGTTGTTCTTTTGATAGGCCATCCAGTGTTCCTTTGATTCTCTCCTTTAATGCCTTTTTAAGAGTATTTTGGTACTGATTGATAAAGGTAATTGAAGAGATTGGTACTGGTATGAGTACTCTCATTTGTGTAGTATGATTACATGTATTTAGTAATTCTGATAACTCCTTACGGTTATCTAAAGAGTGTTGAATGACCATAGCAATTACATCTGGTTGTTGAACATCGGTACATCCAGAAGCATAGCGTACGATTCTATCAAATGTTGACTCGGTAATGTCAAAGGGCATTCCGTTTAAAAATGGTTCCCTGAAGTCAGGGTCCATTGTTTCTGTTTCTAAAATAGCTCTGATTTTCATAATTCTACTTCTCCTATTCCGTTACTTCTCCTATTCCGTTAGCAAGTAAATAATCGTAGTACAAATGTACGTTAGTATCTCCGTAAGTCCTAATATAGGATTCAGCATCCTCTGGGTCTGCTGAGACCCAGGGATATTCTTGTATCTGTGCCTTATGTAACTGTAAGGCCAGAGATTTTAATTCTTCTTCGTTCATGATATTCTGAAGTTAAGTTGGTAAATCCAATGATTTTTATCCAGTTTGGTGAACGATATAAAGATACCGTCACCATCGGTAAAGTTTTGCATGAATCGTATGCAGCCATTGGCAATGATGTTTTCTCTTGGTCGGTCTACTGTAACCAGGCTTTCAAATGTAAATGTATAATAGCAAGTTTCGTATACCCAGATTTGATTGATATCAATGCAGGCAAGTTGATAGTTATCGTATAACTTACTAAGTAACTCGTATAAGTTAGCCTTTAGGTTTTCCTTTTCTCCATTACAGAGGGAGAAAGTGTTTTTGTTAGTAAGGAATCTTTTAAGTACCTCTTCTAAGTTCTGGATAGAGGATTTAGATGTTGTTGTTTTCATATTTTTATTATTTAATTATTACACTACAAATATAAGCATTTTATTTTAAATATTACTTTATTCATGCAATTATTTTTAAATAGCTGAGGTTCTACATACAAGAAAAGGCAGTTGGTTAGACTGCCTTTGATTCATTGTTTAGTTATTAATCCCGAGGATAAGGTTTCTTCTTTTTGAAAGGTTTTACTTCCCGGGTAACTTCTTGTTTATAGAAAGCATCAATGTTTGAATGAAGCATTTCTATTATCTCCGGGGTTATTGTATCCTTTGAACTGTATAGAGTTTCGTAGATACTTTCCCATAGTTCATTTACCAGATGCTTTCTAATGTCTTCTTTGACATCAGATTCTGGTTCAAACTTGATAGCAACTGTAACATGGTCAATGTGATCTCCTTCTAATAGAAGACCTTTGAATCTGGATAGGTCATCAGGAGCATTTAGGTTATCGTTCAGGAACCTTTCTATGCACATATCGCCTCGCATTAATTGTGAGGCATGTTCTGCTGAGATAGGGAATTCCTCTATGCCGAACATAGAGTTTTCATTGTCTTCTGAGGTAAATACGATTTTTAGCATTATATTTTTGTTTTTAAACGGTTAATGACTTCTTTGTAGAATTGATTTATGAACTCGGGTTCAGGAGTTGAAGAACCTGGGTTAAGTTGTCTCCAATGGAATCTTACACTGTTTTTAATCTCAAGAGCAAGATTATTAGCAGCTAAATCAAAGGCATCGTTGTATTGAACAATCTGTAAGAGATTACTTACGCATTTGCTAGCATCTCCCAAAGGTATAGATTGTTCAATCATTTCGAACCCATCTTCGTAAATCTCTACTGTATCAATGTAAATGTCATCTATATGGTTAAGAGCATTGATTAGGTCTACCGTATTAACGGTATCATCATCGTCCAGTTCATTGGTAATTCTGAAGGCTTGGGTGAAAGCATCTAGGATTCCCTGCATATCGGGGTCCTGTTCCTTAAGTGGAATACGTCTAATGATTCCAACTTGTTCGAAGGTTAAGTAATACTTGGTTTGCATGGTTATAAAATTTTAATAGTTTATTAATTCATTACAAATATAAGAAATATATTTATATCTGCAAAAGAATTAATAAACTATTTAATAATTACTGAGGTAGAGCCCGGAATCTGTTTAAGTCCCAATCGTACTTTCTGTCTCCCTTATTAGTAAATACCCAAAGGTAATGGTCTTTATATTCCTTTGATATGGTATTATACTTAGAGGTCTGAATGATGATACGATTTGGTTCGTATTCAAGTAATTCTGCATGTACTGTAGATACATGATGACTTTCAAGATTAAGTTTATCCTTGAAGTCTTTAAGGAACTCATCCCGGTTTACACCATAGTTATCTCCCACGAATTTAATGTAATCGTCCTCTACCTGTTCTAACATGGTAGATACCTTGAATCTAAACTTGTTCATCTTTGTTATTTTTAAGGGTTCGTAATTTCTCTTTGAGTTCTTCAGCACATCTTTCAATGATATTACTTACTACTACCAAGCAATCTTCATCTGCAAATGACATAATGATATCCATACATTCATCAAAGTAATTTCCGATTGATTGAGGATTATTCCAAAGTACATCCCAGTTCTTGCAATAATTAAACCGGATAATATCTACGTATTCATTTACTGATACCTTACTATCTGGTAAATATGGATATACCTTTGAATACATAGATTTAAAATTATCCTCAATCTCCTCATTCAATCTAAACTCTTTTGGTAGAGCCTCATAGTAAGACATATCTGGAATGTAGAATTGGTAAGCAAATTCCTTATCTGTCTGTGCCTCAATTCCCGGGTATGAATTAGCAAATAATACTGGTATTTTATAGAGCAATAAGTCTGGTACTCTATCATATACCTTGTAATGGTCTTGGTATTCTTTGTACGCATTAACATATACCCGGTCATCGTATATATGAAGTTCATTGAGTATCGTTTGAACTCTTGAATGAAAGTCTTCTAACTCGAAGTGCATAGCAATGTTAAAGGTATCTTCCATACCCTCTAACTTTTGTAGAGTAATAAGTCTGCGGCTTTTGATTACTCTGATTTTCTTTTTCTTTCTGTTCTTTTTCTTTCTGAATAAGTTGAACATGTGTTAAAATGTAAAGTTAATATATACGTCCTGAGAACCTTTCATGAATTTCTCATGGTTGGTATCATCGAATTTAAAGCAAGAATATTTGCCTAATGAGCGTTCATATTCTCCTCTTACCCATACTGGTGCAGTAGTAGTGGGTTTAAGTTTAAAGTAAGTACCCTGATTGATGTTCTTAATCTTGGTCTTTTTACATTCGGGGTCTAATGTTTCCATATATTTGTCTATTTTTAAAATTGATATGCAAATATAATACTTTTAAATTTAATATGCAAATCCGTATATACACAACTGAGGCCACAATTAATAGGTAGCCTCTAAGTTATTTTCTTTTGTTTAGGAATGATGCAGCAAGGGATGTATCTTCTTCTGCTTCTAGTATTTCATCATCCTCTAAGTACCTATCCATCTCTGGGTCATAAGAATCGGTATCAATCCTCATTTCAATCTCCCTACGCAATTCATGGTGTTCTTTAGAGGATATTTCCATAGCAGCCTTATAGTTATCTGTGATTTGATTGAGTTCTTTCTTATTAAGATTAAGGCCCTCCTTGGACGTATCTACTCCCTCTTGCTTAGTTGCAACTACTTCAGGCAATGAATTGATATCGTATTTGTCCTCTAAGAGTTTTGCTTCTTCAGTTTTAGTAAGTACCTTTTGAGATTCTAATACGATAGTTCTTGCTTCCTCTATCGAGATAGTATTCTCAGCATTGAGATTATTCTGTTGATTGAACTGATTGAAGATATTAGTTGTATTGCCTCCAGTAAGATTACGAATGATTGATTGTAATGATGTAGAAGATTCCAACTTAAGCTTCAATGTCTTATTAACCTCGGACGAAATGAAAGGAGTATATTTACCTCCTTGGGAATCTCTTAAGATTTGCAACTGGTGAGATATCTCCATTCTATCCTCTAATGCCCATGCTAGTTGTTCTCCCAATAACGCGTTAAGTAATTCTTCCTGTTTATCTTTATCCCATATTCTAGAAGACAATAATCTGTCTCTCATGAATACTCGTACATATTCTATATCAATCCCTAATCTATTAGAGAATGAATTGATATCATAGGTTACTCCACACAAAACACCATTACCCATTAACCACTGATTAATAAGGTAATTCTGTACCTTAATCAATGCTTCCTCTTCATGTGTCTTCTGGTATTCTAAAGCCATTGCAGTAGTACCCATAGGACGAGGGAATCTTGTTATCTTATCTTCTTTTGCCATATAAATAAGCCTTTCTTATATCTTTAGATTCATCATATCCTACTAGCTCTAACTTATAACATACATAGCAATTAATACTAAGGTTATAGAAATATGCCTTATAGGTTTTCTTTTTCACTGCCAAATTAAAAGAATCACCAGAGACATAATCCCTGGTGAAAATTAATTTATCACATTTGCCTATCGGAATACTAAGGCAAAGTTTCCAATCCTTGGCAATAAATTTATTGCCGTGAAGGTCTAGGATTTCCTTTGCCATGACTTCCCTTTTTATAGGTAGATTGTTTTTTGTCTTGTTCATTGAGGTATTCCTTCTTCCTTTTTTCAATGAACTGTTGGATATCTGGGAACATCTTTGCTCTTAAAGGTACTACCTGAGTAGCAAAGAAAGCATTCCATAGGTTCTGTGTAAATCCTTCACCTACTTTAAGCTTGGATATTGCCCAGAATTTACTTTCGAAATTCTTAATGATTTCCTTGAACCGATAATAATATAACTTATGAGTCTTAGGGTTAATGCCAATGGTAGTAGTTTGGCAATAATCTAGAAACTCTTTACCCAATTCGGAAATAAACTCTTCCCTTTTAAAATCGTAATTCTCTTGGTCGAGTTTAAATAACTTTACGTAATCTATTGATTCCATATATTTACTCTTTAATTGTTTCTAAAGGATAAGCCTTTAGTGTTACTTTCTTGGTTGCATCCTGGACCTGAAATAAATATCCTCGGTAATTATCCTCATAATAGGAGGACCAGATTGCTTCCTTTACCCTGTACCAATCTAAAGTCTTGGCACCTTTGGGGATTCCTGTGATTAATAACATATGAGGGTTTTCTCCCACTTGAATGTTAAAAATATCCTTGCCATCAAAATTACCTATTACTACATAGTCCGGAAAGGTAGGGTATTCCTTTAATTTAGGGTAAGGTACACCCAAACTATCTACTATGGTTTCAGGCTCTATGATTTGATTCTGAAATCGGATATTTAGTTTCGATTTACCTATGTATAGGTCTTTGACTATATTCGTGAACATATGTAGATTATTATATGGGTTATACCTTGGTCCTTGAAGTTATTTAGGTTAGTTGCCTTTTCCTCAAGTTTCCTTAGTGTCTTTCTAGAATCTGTACAGATTCTTCTGGTTGGATTTCTAACCAGCATCAGAATATTCTCTAGTGCAGGTTGCAAAGCATTAACTGGTCCTGCATAAAGTATCTCATGCTTCTTCCCACTAATTACATTGTATTGGGTTTTATAGGCATACTTACCTTTGATATAAGTTACCTCAACCTTTTCTATTTCTTCTTTTCTTATGTTTCTTACCATAACCGTCTTTATTTACATAATCTGATATTTCGTCTAATTGTCCCAAGAGTAATGCCTGCACAAATATAGGTACAGGCCTGAAAAAGAAGTTTCTTATGTTACTGGTGTTAATATACCAATCGTATACAATAAAGAACTTCTTAATCTTCCTATGTTTAAGTGAACGTTGAACTAAGTAGGTTTTAACGCATCTCTTATGCAACTCCACCAACTCCTTGTCTTGCTTTAACATCTCCTTTGCGGAGAATATAGTGTAATCCATTTTATACCTTTAGAAGGTTAATACAATGAGGAAGGTACTCTGATATTGGGTACCTTCCCTGAGAGGTAAAATCAAGCAACTTGTTCTGGCTTAAGGACTTTATTCCTGAAGTCCTCATATGCCTTGGCAGCTTTCTTGTATTCTTTGGAGTTTTGGTCCTTGATACGGAACATTTCCCGTTCAAGTCTGTGAAGTTCATTACGAGTTTGTTGTCTCCATTTCTTCCGGGCCAGTGTATCGGTTACATCCTCTGGGTATACATATTTTACTTCCCGGTTGGAGATTACCTTTTCGATGATGGAGGGTTTCTGTTGTTTTTCAACATCTTTTACTACCTCTGCTTTTTTAGAGGTTTTCTTTGTTGGTTTGGGTTCTTCCGGAGTAACCTGAACCAATTTGGCACCTGCAAATTTCTTGGCAGCTTCCTGGGATTCTTCTACCAATTGAGCCTTAGTCTTTTTAGTTCCCTGGGCCTTAGTAGTTTTAGACTTGGATGTAGCATCCTTAATTCCTTCTAATTGTTGAGCAACTTTGTTACCGATAAGGTTAGCAACCTTGTTTTCATTCTTTTTCATAACGTCTATATTAAAAATGTTTATAAATGAATTAATTTCTTATCACATTGCAAATATAAGAATAATATTTTATATAGCAATAAAATAAAAAGAATATTTTTAAATAGCTGAGGTTAATCGGCTAAGAAGTCGAAGATCTCTGGAGCATAATCTATCTCGTTTTCTGGGTCTGATAAATATTCGTCCAGGTTTTCGTTATAATAATCGAGTTCTGATTTAGCCTTGGGAGCAGGTACAAAGGGTATACATTTTTCTGGATATTTCTCTGCAAACTTAATGGCATCTTGATAAGTTAACTTCTTATCAGTATAAAATTTAACCCATGTATGGGAGTATCCCACTCCTTTTCTAGTAACTTCGTATTGTTGATATCCAGAATTACTTATCTGGTAGATTTGATTCTCTGGAATGATTTCTATTTCTACCTGATATTCGTATATTCTTTTTCCGAGTTTGTTTGCCATTTCCTGAATTGAATCCATTAATGACTTAGGCTTATCTGCAAATGAGAAACTGTATTTAGTTTCTGGTACATCGTTCTTTTTAAACGACGGAGCAGGATTTATCCTGCTTGCATCGGGTGTAGGTTTTGAGCCTATAGCCAATCCAATTAGTATAAATCCTGCTAACCCTATGATAGGTAGTTTTCTAAGACCTGAGTTCATAGCCTGTGGTTTTAAACTTGTTTCTGATATTAGAAGAAACGTATTTACCTTTGGACTCTGCTAGGTGTAATTCATTGCAGATTTCTTTAGGTACACCATCATAACGGTAAACTTTGTTGCCTTTAAAAGCAATCCAAAGTTGTTTGTTTTTGGAGTCATATCCGTAGCCTTCAACGTTTGAGGATTCGCAAGGAATCATTTCAACTCCAGTGTTCAATTCAACTGATTCTAAGTATTCGTTCTTGTCCATTTTAAATTAAATTATTAATGTGAGTTCAGGATGAAATTTATGGGTTTCTCTGTGTAATAGTTCCCATGCTCCGTAAACTCCTTGGGATAAACCATGTATCCATTCGTCTTCCATTTTGAATAGGATATGAGAACAGATGTATAATTGATATTCGTTCAGAGTCTTTATCAATTGAGGCATTTCGTATATCTCTTCGTAAATCTGAATATGATGATTGACTGAATCAAGCATCTCTTCATTGTTTATCTGTAACAACTTCCTGAGTAAATCGGGTTCTGTTGTAGTGATATTATTTTTGATATTAGTCAATGCCTCAATTTGAATCTGAGCAATGTTCTTTACTACCTCTTTGGTTTCTGCATCCATTTTTTAATATTTATTTTCGTTATACAAATATAAGAATTTTATTTTAATAAATAATACTCTTTTATTAAATACTGAGGTAGAGGTTGTCTATCTAGAGATAGCTTCTTCGATTTTCTGTTTGATTGAATCAGGGAATATTACATCCTTGTACCATCTCATGAAGAACTTAGAAGGCTTTTTCTCGGAGTTGAGAAGTAATTGTCGTTGTTCTGCAGAGAACTTTAATCGTTCTTCTTCAAGCATAAACTTAGGGAACTTTGTGAACTCTGCTTGAGAGAAGGATATGGTTTTCTTACCAACAGAGGCCCTTAACGGTTTCTTCCTTTCTTTATAAAGATACGGAACAATTTTCTTCGATGGTCCACCAAGGATACTAAAGCCGAAGATGACCATTGGGTCGAATTTATCTGCCTTGGGGTCTTTGGCTCGTTTGATACATCTTGCCATCCAGGAGTATGAGTTAGGATATTGCTTGTTGTCAGTGGCTTCTCCCACATCCTTACTGTTGAATTCGAATCCTGGGAAATGAAAAAGAAAGTCCTCTGTAAGAATAAAGACAAATCCCAATTCCCTTAAATACTTAATAATCTCTTGTTGGCTCTTACCTTCTTCAACCATTTTCTCTACATCTGCCAGAATATCTTCCCGAGGTGATTCAGTAAGTTGTTTACTACCAGTAGAGGGTCTTCCTCTTCCCACTGAAGGTTCTTTGATTGGTAAGTTACCTACAAGCTTATCTAAGTAATTCTTAAAGTTCTCGACATCTTGTTTATTTGTAAGAGTTACCTCTATTCTTATTGGTCCCTTATGTTGTACTTTTGGCCCTGAATTCATTTCTGTATACGCATCTACCAATCTATCTTGAATATAGGAACCATTATCTTCAAGTGTAGTGATACGCAGTTTGGGTTTATATGTTTTTTCTTCCATAAAGTCTTAGTATTAAAAAGAAAGGCCTGAACAAAAGTGATTTGCCAGGCCTTTACATCATTAACGAATACTTAATAAGATATGAGATTAATCTTCTTCTTTTTTGGCCTTCTTTTTCTTTTTATCTTTGGCCTTTTTGTCCTTCTTTGCAGGAGCAGCCTTTTCGGTGGCTTCTGCCTTTTCTTTCTTTTCCTTCTTGGGTTTTTCTTCCTTCGGAGCTTTACCGGCAGCCAGTCTTCTCTGTTCCATACGATATTTTTTCTTTTCATCAGAAGTCATTTCCCGACCATCAATGAGAGGATAATCGTATTTGGTAACTCGGCCAGCAGATTCCTTCTTTTCTTTTTTCTCTTTTTTCTTTGAAGCCTTTTCATCTTCTTTGGCTTTTTTCATTTTTACTAATTTGGCTTCGTTCTTTAAATCCTTTTCAGGATACTGGGCAGCGACTTTGTCTCTTTCCTTGTTGAGCTTATTCAAGAGTTCAGTAACCTTTTTACCATGTTTCTTGTCTTTTGACCAATCCTTTTGAGGGTCCAAGTTGTTCTCTTTGAGATAAGCATCTAATGCCTTTTTAGCCTTTGAAAGTTCCGGAGTCTTATTAGCCGGTTTGTCTTTCTTCTTGTCTTTCTTCATGTTTCTAAAATTTTTAAGTGGATTGAAATTTCCTTAGTAATTATCCATAGTTATAATATCCTAATCGAAGTAGGGATTTCCTTAATTTCTAGGATTTCTATACTTGCATTTTCAAGAATGGCTCCAAGTTCTAAGGCATCCTTTATCTCTTGCTGAGTAAGATTAACAAAAGTTTGTTCTGCAACCATTTCTCGTCCATCTGAATAATTAACATATTTAAACTTTACAGTACTGATAGTACCTTTTAGTTTTTTATCTAGCCTACCCTTAAAATCCTTAAGCCTACGTTTAAGATATTGAAGGTGAATAACATGGGTTTGATATTTACCTCTCTTATGAGGAGGAGTAACCTTAATCATATACCGAGTATATTCCATATCTTTTAATACGGCTTGAATACCCTGTATGATGGTTCTTAAATTCATTTCTTCCATGATGGTCTTGGTATTGGTTTATTTTCGATTGCCATTTCGGTTAGCATTTCTTTGGCTTCTTTAATAATTAATTCAGAGAGTTCCCTTTCTTCATTCGATAAGGGAGGGTCCATATCTTTATCTTCTAGTGCATTAGTATAATTCTGAATAAGATTATCTAATGCAAGAATAGTTATATTCTTTCTGATTTCTCTTTTGTCTTCCATAACCTATAAAATAAATAAAGCCTACTACCTTCTCAGGCAATAGGCTCCCAACATAATTTTTGAAATACTAATAAACTCAAACCATTAGCGATGTTCTCGCTAATAAGTAAGGGGTAGAAGTTTAATCTTCGTCTCCGGCTTCCTCTTCTTCGCCCTTAGCCTTTTTAGCTTTCGGGTTACAGATAATACCGTGTCTTTTTTTGGATTTTACGGTTAGATTGCCCGGTACGAATGTTACGGATGTAGAAGTTGGTTTACCGTCGATAACCAGAACTGAGGTTACCACCACTCCCTGATATCCTTCTTTGTTCTTTACTGCGTAACCGTAGTTCTGAACTTCGGATTTATCATTGATTTTGATAACATCAATCTGTTTACTGTTCGGTCGTTGTTCTGCCGGTCGGTTTTTCAGAGCTTCCATACGAGCTTTACGTTTTGCTTCTTTTTCAGCATCTTTTTCTTTACCACCTTTCTTCTTGGTGTCTTCTTTTTTCTTAGTTGCCATAATCTTTTAAGTTTTAGTTTTATTTAATAGAACAATAGTTATTTCTTATAATAAAGGTGGGCTATTGCTTTAGCCCAACCTTCGTAACCGGAGAATGAATTACTTCTTCCCTTTTTTACTTTTGCCTTTTGCTTCTTTCTTCGCCGGAAGTTTGAGACCCAATTCTTTGGCAATTGCTTTGCGAAGTTTTTCAATGTCGTCTTCTTCGAAATCGTCCGGGTCTGTTTCAAGGTCTTTGTCATCGCAAACATCTTCCAATTCTTCGAAGTCCATTTCGGCAAGAGCTTCACCGGTTAATTCTTCTTCCTCTTCGTCCTCATCTTCATCGTCGTCCGAGTCTTCATCATCCTCGTCATCTTCATCTTCTTCATCAGAGTCCTCATCATCGTCATCCTCATCGGAATCTTCGTCATCCTCATCGGAATCTTCGTCATCGTCCTCTTCTTCTTCTTCCTCGTCTTCGTCGTCATCATCTTCCTCTTCTGAAGCAAAGAAGTCTTTTGCTTCTTCGGCAGACAACATAATAGGAGCTGGGATAATTTTTACTAAGCCACCCTCGTAAGTAATGATGATTGCACCATTAATCTCTTTGCGAGATACTTCCTTTAACTCTACCTTTTTGGTTTCTTTTTTCTTAGCCATTTTCGTAAATGTTTAAATGTTAATAATCAATAGTTATATCACTCTGTTATAAGTTTCTTGTATTTTCTTTCGCTTCCCGTAAGATAAGCAAATGCAATATTATATTGTTTTACCTCATCAATTACGGTCTTTAGTTCTTCTTGAGATTCTATCTTTACATCTTCTGTATCGATAACTTCATCCTGGTCATTATAGGTATTAACCTTAAAGGATTTACCCATGAACGGATTTAATTGTTTATGTACCCTTACTTCCGGTACTGGGTTTTTAGTTTCCATTGCTGTATTTAATTTTAATTATTCCAGGAATACCAACCTTACCAAATACTTCGGTATAGAATTTGTATTTTGGATTTTGCATTGATTTATAGTTATCAGCTAATCTCATGGGAAATACCCAATATTCATTTTCTAGCATCCTGTTTGTCATAATGTAGGCATATTTACTTCTCATCCTATATTTGCTTACAGGAATGAATCCCTGAAATCTTAAAGCTTTTACTAAGAACCTTTCTTTTGGTTGCCATCCCAAATGATTTAAAGATTCATTATAAAAGATATCAAGCATATCCCTTTGTGCTTTGATAAATAGTACTTTCTGTATCGGGATATCTAATTTCTTTCTTAGGTACAAGGCCAAGGAACATACCAATGGAGGATATTGCAAAGAAAAAATATTATATTTATTCTTTTCTTCTTGACTCAGCCTGTTGTAAATCCTGTAAGATAGCAGAATGGATTTGTATTCTCTTCTTCCGGATATACTTGGAAGATATGCCTTCCCGTTGTCCATACAATTTTTGTGAGTACCTTTCATTGAATACCTTCTTTCCTTTTGATTTAAAGACCCGGTGCATTTGAACCATGAACCTTCGTCTTCTGTGTTTATCAATTTTATATTCATCCGGGATAATAAACTTCCTGGCTTTTACTAATCTCCCTTTATACCAGAATTTAGTAGAACCAGATTTATGTCTTAGACCATTCATATCTTGAAGTATTCTTATCCCTTGCCTAAGTAATTTCCTGCCTGATATGATATGAATATATTGAAGAACATCTACTCCGTACATATAAACCAAAGTCTTTTTTATTTGATACCTTGTGAAATAAGGTATACCGGTTAAGTGTTTCCGATATAAACTTTTTTCGGTAATACGTTTGTTGGTGGTATCTGGTCTCCATGTCCATATATAATATCTATCTTTTCGGATTGGTTCCCTACTACTTTCCTTTAGCTTTACCATTACTCATAGTCCTCCTTGCAGTTCTAAACCAAAGTGTTATCGATTTATCATTTGCATCTGGGAACTTCTTTTTCATCCTTCTAGTTACTCTTTCTAAATCATAACCCTTTGCAACCAATGACCATACATAGGATTTCTTAGTTCCCTTGATGAGATTGAATTCATCCCTTTCTCTTGGTGGTTTCTTTTCCCTTGGCTTTTTTATTCCTGGAACCCTTTTGGATTTCCTTTGCCCATCTTCTCCTTCTTCTCCAAGAAACCCAAGCCTTAATTTTGAATTCCTTAGAGGGTCATCTTTTGAATAACCTATATTCTCTAATTGTTTATCCATCCAATCATCATATTGGTCAATCAATGATTTGTCTGGTTTATTAGTTGACCTTTCGATATAACCAATTAAATCGAAAACTCCAGCAGTACAAGCATCAGGGAAAGGCATACCCAATACTATGGCTTTTCTTTTTAAATCCCTGTAAGTCATATTCCTCCCGGCTGAACCAAGGAAACTGGCTTTTTCTTTTGAGGGTGCTGGTTTATTCTTTTTGTTCTTTCTCATATCTTTTATTTTAATTTGTTGCAAATATAATACTTTTTATTTATATAAAGAAATATTTCTACTTATTTTTATAAAAAGCTGAGGTATCTGATATGCGTTCAGCAGCCGTTGATTTAGGCTTTTTCTTCCTTTTCTTTTTAACCTTATCAGCATTGAAGGCCATATCAAGTTTCTTAATACTGAATTCTATATTATTCACTTGATTATAGTTTACTGCTTTTTCCACGCAGCATCTGTACTCAGGCCAGAAGCGTTGTCCCAATTTTACATCAACTGTTTTAATCATAAACTTGGATACCATGAAGCCAAATGTATCTGCATCGTCTTTCTTTTCGAATACATACATATAGAATCTACTAAATTCACTAACTACCTCATCTAAGGGTCTTACTGGCATTAGCAAATATCCATCTGTATATAATTCTTCTGATATTAAGCATACCCAGTATTTCTTTTTTCCGGGTTTTACTTTATATCTAAACCTTTCTTTCAGTTTTGTGTGCATCCATTCTGGTACTCGGTTTAAAAGGTATTTAATGTATATCTTGTCCTTCTTATTCAACCGCCTTTTAAATGCAGAAGGCTGTTGTAGCATTCTTGGTAGAATCCTAAAGTTATTCCACCTATCGAACTCTAGAATTAACCTCATTGAATCTAAGTCCCAGGAGTCTTCTGATTCTTTGAGTCTTTTCATATTTCTTTCGATATTACTATTGCTTACCTTTGAGAGTAAGTTAGAAGAGTCTCCAGTATATAGACTAGCTTCTTTCCTTGTTAATCTCTTTTCAATACATCCTTCAATAAAATCACAAAAGCTTCGTTCGCAAGGGCAATCAGGTCGAAAAATAGAAGTGTGTAACTCGAAAAAATCAGAGAATAATCTGAAGAACTTTTCTGACCTTTCTCTGATTTCTAAATACTTGTAATGTGACAACTTTAAAATTTCACCAGCTTCCCATGAGGATTTGCTTTCTGATAACTGAAGGAATAAAGACTGCCTCTCTATTTCGTTTAAGCAGTCCCAAGCTTTCTTCTGAGCATCGTTCATATTAATTCCTCCTAAAATCCATTATTCTATCTATTGATTCACTTGTTATCTCATTTGGGTCATAATCTTGGGAGTTAGCATATAACTTATCTGGGTCATAATTCTGGTACACGCTATAGATTACGTTATCAAAGGGTAACCATATTTCCATTTTACCCATTTCCGGATATAAAAGAAGTTGTACCATTTTATTTATGTGGTCTATACCTAATACCGTAGCATCTATCCCTTCGTAAGGATAACCTTTGAGTACTAAGTAATCGCCTATCTTAACATTCATCAAATCGTCTACAGAATATTTCTTTCCTTCTTTTGCCATCCTCTTAAACCTTTTAACATCCTTTCTGGTACATGTAGCTACCAATGAGAAATCATCAAAGTCTTCAGAATTATCTATTCTAGCTTTCTTCTTTCTTTCATGAAGAGTCTCTGTAGACTTTAACCAAGTTCTTATACCTGATATACTTCTCTTCAGTTTGTTTAGAAAAGGTCTAGAGTACGCTAACTCTGTAGGCATCTTGATAAAACCATAATTGAATAAGATAGGTACTTCTTCGAATATCATCTTACCCTTTGCGGTTTTCTTTAAAACGTTTATCGTAGGGATAATGGCACGTACTTTTTTATATCCCTTTTCTTTAAGTTCTTTATTAATGTTCTGATAATACTTTCGTTCTATGTAGAAAATACAATAAGAATAAGGGATACGTTTCATATTATTTCTTTTTAATGATTAACTTAGCTTGCTTATGTACTTGCTTATAATTAACATTCTCCAGAATATCACTTGCAAGAAATACATAAAGATTAACTGAAGTACTGATTGACATACTGGGTTTTTTAGATTGTACCCATATAAAATCTCCCAGAGTACCAGGTCCCCCTTCTACTACAAAGAAAAATTCATTTGCAGGCATAGAGTTATACCTCATACATAATATAGGGAGTTTATTTGCCCTTTTAGCATCCTTACTTGCTTGTTCCCAAAATCTTAGGATATCACAAGTTTTGTTTCCAAGCAGTACATGTTCGAATTTGATATCTTTGTAATTTTTACATTCGATAGATATCTTACAGCGATGAGCATGTTTTTCATCTGTACAGGTTAAATCAGAAGTGGCATCCTTATTAGAATGCCAAGCTCCTGAACCTGCCCGATTCCTTTCAAATTTGAACCCAGTCCACTGAGTAAACCAGGCTCCTATTTTTCTTTCAAATCTGTTTCCTTTATTTTTTGAGTTCATAGGTTAATGTCTTGTAGTTATAACATTATAGTAAATTATAACTACTTAGGCCATTGACTTTTTCGACTTGCAGGATTTTCGTATTTGATAGAGGAAGAGAATCTAAATGAGTAATTAAGAATAGGGTTTTATCTGCAAAAGTATGTCTGATTAAAGAGGTTACTACTTCTACATTATCAGAGCTTAATGATTCGAATACCTCATCCAAAAAGGCAAGGTTTATACCCTTAGACATTGTAAGAGATTCATTCATTGCAAATGCCATTGCCACATTTACCAATTGTTTTTCTCCACCGCTAAGTTCATCGTAATCAATAATTTGCCCATCTCTTTCAATTAAAGTAAAAAATTCTTTTCTAGCAGTACCCAGGTCTATGTTAAATTCAATCCTAAATCCCAATACTTGAGAGTATTTATCAAGGGTTCTATTTAACATATCCAGTGATGAATCGAATAAGTAAGCCTTTATTCCGTTGTTACCGAGAGGGTCATTGATTAACCAATTGTAGTTTTCTAACTCCAACTCTTTATTGTGGTAATCCTCATCTACCTTACGAAGAGTTTTTCTAATCTCTTTAAGTTTCTCTTTATATTTAGGAGACATAACCTTAAGTTTCTCTTGTTTGAGCTTTTCCAACTCCTCGTCAATATCAGCAATATCAGAAGCAATATCATCGCATTCTTTTTGAAGTCTCTTATACTTCTCATTCGTAGTTCTCAACTCATCCAATCTACCCAGAGCATCCTCATATTCTTCTTGTAGTTTGTCTGAGTTTATAATTGCTTTATAGATAATATCTACGCTCTCTTTAGCACGTTTGTAGTGGCCTTTATCTAACTGTATCTTGAGTTTCTTTACAAAATCCGGTAATGATACTCCTGAAATATTACGGTTGTGTTTTATTTTAGATTTAAGACCATCTACATAATCAGTATGTTTCTTAATCTTAATCCTAAGACTCTGCTCTACCTCGTCCTTAAGTTGTTGCTGTTTTTTAATAAGTTGCTTAGTTAGGTCTTCCCTATCTTTCTTTAATTCTCTACGTTCTGACTTTATTTTTTCTTTGAAACCTTTCTCTCTATCACGTAAATCAAAGTAAGCTTCCTTATTTGCTTCAAGTTCTTTCTTTAATAAAGCAGATTGGTGTTCTACTTCGTTTGCCTGAGCTAATAGGTTATTTTTATCCTGCATAGCTATACCTTTGGCAATGTTAAGAAATTCTAAATCAAATACTTCTTCGAATATCTTCTTCTTATCTGAATTAGATTCTTGTATCAATCTTTTAATACCCTGCCCAAACATAATGGAGTTCATGAATAGAGTATAGGATAAACCAAGTTCTGCATTAATGGCATCTTGGAGTTTATTCTTACCCTTTACATTCACTACCTCGTTGTCTTTCATAAGGATAAGCCTATCTTTACCTTTAGCTCCATCCTCAAGAACTATATTGCATTTCTGGCATCTGATAATTTTATAGATATGTTCTCCTTTTTGAAAGAATACCTCTACCATTACTCCCTGGTAATCTTTAGGTCTTACCTTTTCCCAGGTAGTTACTTCTGATACTCCTTTTAAGTTTTTACCATATATTGCCCATACCAATGCCGATAAGATAGTTGATTTACCTTTACCATTCGGTGCCTTGATAAGTATGGTACAACTTGGGTTTAAAGGTATATGTAGGTTTTCTATTGAACAGAATCCTACTACGTTCATTGTTGTAAATGTTAACATGATTCAGCTTTTTTAAGTATGTCAATCAGTAGTTCTTTCTTATCTTGTTCAGTTATACCTTTTTCCTTAAGATACTTCCTTGCTAGAGCTTTCTTAGAAAGTTGCTTAGTAATTTTATGGTTAGTATTTACTAAGTTACTAGTTTTCTTAGGTAAAACGGTATAATAATTGCCATCATCCCTAATATCTTCATCAGATTCTACATCTACGAATTTAGGAAATTGCTTAAGGTGTACAAATTGCATTGATAAGTCTGAATAAATCTTCCAATAACCCAATTTACAATCTCTATCTGTTCTCCTTTGATGATTAGGTGCTCCTATCATATAAACCTTCTTTGATAGTCTTTGAGGTTTATGTATATGACCACATAATACCAAGTCAAATCGATTCAAGATATTTACATTGAGATTTTCTACAGAATCAACTTCCCTACCATCGGTATCCTTTGCTCCGGGATAGTCAGTATGAAGAAGAAGTATGTTCCTTACATTCTTATCTAATTTTAGTTTCTTAAGATATTCACTTAAACCTACATTATTATCAATGTATGGAACCCCATAAATGTGGTAATCTCCATAAGAACACCATTTGATTCTAGTTAGATTAACACAGCTCATAAAATTCTTATGAAATACAAAAGGCCATCCCTTAGTTATCCTATCAATACGATTTACAGATTTCAAATCGTGATTCCCGTCTATATAAATCATTTTGAATTTTGGATAGTTACTCTCTAACCTATCAAACTGTTCAGCAACGAATATTGCTAAATCTTGGTCAATTGATTCTGGCTTATGAAATAAATCTCCACAAAACAAAGCAGGACATTTGTACTTTTCACATTGACCTGCAATAACGTCAAGGACCTTGATACTATTCAAGGTCCTATTGTTGTTCTCATTGAATTTTGCCCATAGATTTATGTGCAAATCCGAGAATGCTATAAATACTACTTCCTTACTCATGAAGAAAATCAATAATAAGTTTCTTACGAATATCCAAATTAGCTTCTCTTATACAGAGAACTTTAGTTTCACCATACAGGGATTTGATTACTCCTTCTGTTGCACCATATTCCAAAAGTTGATTCTTAAATATATTCTTATAGATAGAAGATATTTCCTTAGTTGGTAAGAATCCCCACAAGTTCAATACGTTATCCATTATAGAAGATATTAAGAACTGGAAGTAATTATTCTCTATTCGTTTGCCATTATCTTCCATAACCCATTCCTTTACCATTGCAGTAGTAAAGTCTAATAGAATGAGGTGAGTACATTGCTGATTGAGTAACATCTTGCAAGTTTCGAAAAAGTGTTCCATTTCACATTTAGGAACATTCTTGGCTTGCTTGTAATAGAAATAGGCAGCTAAATCAAGATAGCTTCTATCTGTAACAAATCTATCCCTATCTCTGAACATTTTGTTTCTTAGGTTCATTACCTGAAAATCTTCGAGTAACAAATCCTTTGAATCCCTTTCTAACATCTCTTTATGAGACATATCCTTTGTTTTAGGTATTAAGTCTGATACACTACCAGATATAAAATCCAATACTGGAGGGTATTCTGTTACATCAAACTTAATCATCCCGGGAACTTCTTTTGCTAAAGTGGTTTTCCCAACTCCACTTGCACCTGCAAACATTATTTTCATTCGGATAACTCTTTAAATGGTTTAATAAATTCTTTAGTTAGGAACGAAGCAAGAGAATACTCTATACACAGTTTCCTAAATTTATCATAGTTGAAAGTCTTCTTTCTCTTGAGAGGTATCTTATCTAAAGGGACATTACCTACAAACCAGAATAAATCAATCAACTTACGATTCCTTTCCCAAGCTTCTTGGTACTCTTTATTAGGTTTAGCTTCCAAGTATTTGTAGATTGATTTATACTCATCTAATATCTTTCTTGCAGTTACTGGACCTATACCTTTAAAACCAGGGATATCATCGGAAGTATCACCTACCATTGCAAGGTATTCAACGGTCTCATGTGAATGATAACCAAATAACTCTTTACAATTACCCATTCGAATAACTTCATCCTTTCTTGGATTTAATATCCTAACGTTCTTGTTTAGAAGTTGATTAAAATCCTTATCTGATGATACCAAGATTACATTATCCGAACGATAAGTATTAATAATTAGGTATGCTAAGAAATCATCTCCCTCATATTGAGTTTTATTCCTTTTATCAAATATATAAGAAATTCTTAGCATACCTAATATCTTCATTATAATTGCCTTTTGTATTTGCAAGGATTCATAATCAACCGATATATTTTTTCTGTGTCCCTTATAGTTAGGCAATAACTTATCCCTTACTGGTGAATGACCGTTATCAAAGGTTATAACTACTTCGTTGGGTTCAAACCTGGTAAGATACATGTGAAGTGATTTGAAAAATCCAAATATTGCTCCACTTGGTTTACCGTCTGTGGATTTAAGTTTCTCGAACTTGTGAAAAGATTGATGGAGAATGTTCTCTCCATCAATCAATAATACTGTTTTCTTACTCATCGTCTTCCTCCTCGTCATCTGATTCGTTAAATGATTCATATTCTACTCCATCTACTGGATATAAATTAGTAGTCAATGCTACTATCTTCTTTCTAGTTGTACCGATAGTATTTATCTCAGCCTTCTTTAATAGTTTACGACGAAGTTCATCATCCTCTTCCAAAAGCTTTTGGAATTTCTCTTCACCTCTTGCAAGAGTTTTTCCTTTGAACTTATATACTCCACCTGAAGATTTTTCTATGATATCATTTTCTACCAATACATCCTCAAGAGCATAGCATCTATCAAAACCTACTTCATGGAACTTAGGATTGAAGTAAACCGGGCACTTACTGATTGTAGGTCTTGGAGGAGCAACTTTATTTTTAATAAGTCGGATTGTGACCAATTTACCAGCTTTCCGTTCTTTACCTTTCTGTTTAACAGTGATAGACTTGCCTGAGTAAAAGGCAGCTCTGATTGAAGCGTAGAACTTAAGTGCTGCACCTCCTGTAGTAGTTGTGTTATCTTTTCCAAATCCGACATTTAAAGCAGTTCTTAATTGGTTAATGTAAATCTGTGTAACTCCTAATCTATAGAATAATTCACTTCTGATACGGAAGTATTTGTAAAGAGCTTTTGCTCTACCTCCCATTTCAGCCTTACCCTCTACCATTTTAGAATCTATGTTATCTGCACAATCCATAGCAGCAATAGAATCTATCACTAAGAGAATCGGTTCATTATTAGTTAATTGAGAACGTAAGTAAATTGCTAAATCTGCTACTGCGTCAGAAATATACTCGATTCGAGTATCTGTTAATACCGTAACTTTTTCTGGGTCTACTCCATTAGCTTCTGCCCAAGAGTTCATCCAAGACTGTTCGGCATCTACCCATATAACATGCCCACCAAGTTGTTGACAAGTATATGCAAAGTTATATGCAATAAGGGATTTACCAGAGGATTCTTCTCCAGCTACTTCAAGTACTTTACCAAATGGTATACCACCACCAAATGTATAGTTGAGAGCAAAGAAAGTAGAGGGTAACCATAAGTTTGATTCTACTGTATCTGAAGCCAATCTCATGATACTACCATATTTCTTTAATATCTCATTTTTTGTTGGTACCTTTAAACCAACCTTAGTTTTCTTTGCCATATTAAATTCCTCTTGATTTTAAAATATTCATTGCCTGATTCAATACGTTTTTCTCTTCATCGGTAAACTCCATGAGACTACCCTTGTCGAATACAAGTTCTACTATGTGATATCCCATGAAGGGTACTTCAGACCTCTCTCCATTGGGTAATTCTACTTTGGCATACATCCATGATAATATCATTTCTGCCATAAGAGGGTCTACCAATTCCAATATTAAAACGGGATGTTCCCAAAATTGATTATTTCTGTATATTCCAGATTCTTTATATTTCTGTTTAACCATTTCAGAAAAATCCCTCACCTTTGCATAATCAAAGTCTGGCCCAATATCATTAATTTCACAAAATCTTCTTATAATCTTTGACTTATCTTCATCTGATAAGTTTGCCCAATATTCTTTTGATACCATAATGTAATGTATTTAGACTAAAGAAGGTGATAACTGAACGAATCTAATTACCACCTTCGAATGAAACCCTATGTTTAACTAACCTTTAAATATCTGATTTGTAACGTTTCTTCTTTTTCTTTTTGGGTTCATCATCCTCCATATAATGGTCTCTGTGAATCCCTTTCTTTTTTGCCTTTTTCTTTGGTTTGTCATCCTCGTCATCGTCTCCTCCATGGTCTTCATTCAAGAACTTAGCAAGAAGTTCTTCCAGTTCATCATATGATTTGATTTGAGAACGAACTATACCTTCCAGGTCTACATTACCTTGGTACTTCTTGTCCAATTTGGTTGGTTTACAAGCCCGAGCAGAATATGTAGTATCAAGCTTACCAGAACCCGAACGAATAATTTTGATATCGTATCCATTTCTTGGGTCTGTCATATCACCAGCTTCATCCTCATCGAGGTATAAGTCGATAATATCTTGATAAACAGAGCGTGGAACTAGAACTCCCTTATCTTTACCCTCGTAATCAAATTTAGTTCCCTTTTCGTCTGCATAGACCGGACCACCAATAACGTATCTTCTTCTTGGTACGAGAATTTTTGCAAGTTCCTTGTCATCCTCATCCTTTGAGTTTTTCAATTCTTGATATTTTTCCATGAAGGGGCATGGTTCATCAAAAGTAGCCGGAGATATTACTCCTCCCAGATTACCTCCAAGATAGAACTGAACAATTTCTATACCCAATTCCTGGTCATCTCCCGGAGATTTGATTCTCATTCGTAAAGTACCTTCTTTAGGGAATACCAAACCATTGCCGTTTCCCTTAGATTCTAGCTGTTTCTTTCTAGCCAGCATCTTTTCTTTTGTAGAAAGTCCATCTGATGAAACTTTCTTCTTTTTCTTTTTGTCAAGTGCCATATTAATCGTTATTATTTGGTTCTGAGTAAATTATCTCATTCATACTCAACACCGTTAAAGTGTTCTTTTCCAAAAGTTGTTGTAAGCCTGGGGTAAGCTTGTCTGTTTCAAATTCCAGTTCCTTACCGGCATACAAACCATAGGTAACTATTCTACCTATTTGCACCAAATCCCGGTAAGTTCTATACTCTTCGGTAATCTCACCGAGTTTAACTATAACTCCCTTACGAGGAACTCCCTCTTTTACCTGTTCCGGGATAATAAGCCCACCCCTAGTTTGGTTTACTTCTTTTGGTGATAAGATAAGAACTCGGTTTTCAGTTGGACATCCTGGTAATTGATTATCAAACTGAGCTGCTACCATAGCAGAAATGAAAGATAATGAATAATTCATATTCTTAATTCGTTTTTAAAAGTTAGTAATTACTTATAGTTATTATTGTTGCTTCCTCATGTTGGCATTAATAGTCCTCAAGATATTCTCTCTAGACTCATAAGCTCTACATATTGAAATATACTTGTTAGCCTTTTCTACTGCTTTTAAATACCGTTGATATATTGACTTATACTTGGGAGATATATTAGCCTTATGAGCAACGTAGTCATTATTGAACCTTTCATTAGATTCTTTAATAAATATCCAAGCAGCAGAATAAGCTTCATCCTTTTCTCTTGCTAGAGCATCCCTTTCTTTAATATACTTATCTCTTAATGAGCAAAGTATATAATAACTAGTGGGAGATTCCCTTAACTGAGAATTAATGATATTTTCATTAATGGATAATTCCTTAGCAATATCTATGGTTATGATATTACCTTCGAATTTAACCTTTAGTTTCTTCAGTTCTGTTTTCATGTACTTTCAATAAATTCTTAAAATCCTCTTTTGAATATTTACCTTCTTGAATTGCTTTAGATACCTGAGCAAATGCACAATGGTATGCAGTATCTAAACCAGGCAAGTGAAGAATAGATTCATACTTACCAATTATATCGATTAAAGCTTTGAATCTTAAATCACATAAATTATCTGTTCCTCCTCTATCTACTAAAGTCATAAACAGAGCCCAATAAATATGAGTAGCATCTTCATAAGCTAACCTTGCATCTTCGTCCTTCATTACACCAAATGCCAAATCCTCTAATAGTTTGAGATTTGATTGAAGTTGCTCTATCTGAGACCTAACTCGGTTGAATACCATTTTATCTCTACCGACTAATCTCAAATTACATAGGTCTAATTGACGATTGAGATTTTGAATAGAGAACTCTAAGCAGGCAGATATCATATAGGTTAAAGATGATAGCCTATTTGTATTCATTATTTGTTCTTCAGTTGCCATAGTTTATAATATTTTATTATTTATGTTGTCATAGTATCCTCTTTCTTCACTTCTGTATGTGATTTTGGATTTTCTTTATGATGAAGATACCTATTACAACCTGGGCACTTAACTAATTTACAATCAGCAAAAGTGGATGAATCTACTTCTGAGTAGTCATATTCAAATTCACAATCACAGTATGGGCATTTAGCTCGGTAAATCGTGGGTCCGTTCAAAATCTTTTTCATAAGCCTTCATTTGTTTATTAAATCTCTCTTTAAATTGCTTAATATGGATATGTTTATATTTCTTATGTTCAGCCATATATTCCTCTACTGAGAAATCGGGTTGTAACATCTTATTATAATCATACCCAGGGATAAAGGGTAATTCCTCTGCCATAGTTCTACCAATGGTAAAGTCCATGTCCATATCAACATCATCAACTTGAAATCCGAAATACCTTTTCGTACTTGGGTTACGTAGGATATTCCAGATTGTATATACAGTCCAGGTGTTAATATCTTGAGGTTTAGAATACATATATACAGCATCATGTACTGTACAAGCTTCTTTCATCATGGGTAATTTACCTTGTCTCATTAACCAATAAACAAGGATAGCTCCAAAATTTGTCATATTTGCTGCAGCACCTTGACAGGGGAAGTTAAGACCTAAACGAATTGCATAAGCAACTTCTTGCTTGTCATTTGAATATATTTGTGGGAGTCTTCGTTTAGTACCAAATAACTGTGTGTAATACCCATGCTTACGAAGGAATTTCTCTTGTTTCTCTTTAAACTTCCTAATCTTAGGATGTTGACCAAAGAATACTTCCATTTCCTTTGCTGCTTCTTCTGGTGTAACTATAATACCTGCTTTTGGGTCAGATAATTTAACTGCTAGCAATTTATTACCAATTCCATAAATAAGTCCAAATGCAATCTGTTTAGCTTGCTTTCTCCTTACCTTCCATAACTTATAATCGGGATGTGTTTCATCTTCATAAGCTTTACTTGCTTCTTCGATTGATACACCGTATTTTGCTGCTGCTATACCAAGATGAGGGTCTACTCCCTTGGCAAATGCTTCCAAATAAGTTTCGTCTCCAGATAGATGAGCCATCATTCTTAATTCTGCTTGAGAATAGTCGAATGCCATATATAAATAACCCGGAGGAGCAACTAATTGTTTCTTAATATTTGGGTCTACAGATGTCTTTGGTATTTGCTGCATATTTGGGTCAGCAGAACTGAATCGATTAGAATCTGTTCCATGTATATTATACCTACCATGTAATCGAGAATCATCTTGGACTTTTTCATGCCAACCTTCAATATAGGTAGTATACATTTTCTGTAAACCTCTTAATTCAAGTAGCTTATCAAGGAATATTGCTTTTGGAGATTCTGGGTCTTTTACTGTTAACCTTAATTCAACCAAAGTATCTTCATCTGTACTTGGCTTACCAGATTCATTATTTTTAATTACTGGGAATTTAAAACCAGAATCTGAATACATAAGTGCTGGTAAATCAACTGGACTACCAAGATTGATAGGTCTAATTAAATCCTGCTCCTTCTTGGTAGTAAATACTCCTGCACGAATATTAGATATCTTCTGTTCCCTTGAATCAATCTTACGTTTATCTTTTGGGTCATTATAATCTAATTCTTCAAGTTCAGCCTCAATAGATTCGATATATTTCTCAACCTTTTGCTGATTGAATTTCTTTACAAACTTCTTTACCCTTGGTAAATCATATATTGCTTGTCTAGCAGCATCAATCTTCGGTTTATATTCCTCAAGTAATTTCTGGTTGAAATCCCTATCAAGGTATAATCCCTCTTTCTCTACGGAGGTTAATACCCGGGAATTACACATAAATAAATTACGGAATACAGAATACATCTTTAAATCAATTAACTTCTTCTCAAAGAATATCATTAATCGTAATGTAAAGTCTGTATCTTGACAACCATATTTACATAATGGGTCTAATTCTTTTTTATCCCAGGGTATCTTATCGAATTTATCTTGCTTTTCGTAATCACCATATTCGGGTAGATACCTTCTAACCATATCCTTTAACCCGTGAGGTTTTTCTTCATTGAGAACATATTTTGCAAGCATACCATCTAAGCATGTACCTCTATAATAGATATGATACTTTTGATTAATCTGGTCATCAAATTTCCAGTTCCATGCAACTTTTACAATATCATAATTCTCAATAACCTCTTCCCCAAATTTCCTTAACATCTTCTTCCAGTTCCATCCGGGAGAAGTATATTCTTTAGTTTGGAAATGGTCTAAGGGAATAGAAGCACCAAATCCTGGCATCCAAGATACCGAGAGAATAGTTGGCTTGAAACTTTTGTTATAGATTGGTTCAGCATTAGTTTCGTAGTCACAGCAAGCATAACCCGTTGCTTTGCAACAAGCAATAAGTTTCTTAAGTTCTCTTTTATTCTTAATTATCTTATATCTCGTTTCCATGTTAATAAATAGAAAGAGGGACATACCCACATGTAGTAGATACATCCCTCTAATATTAGAATGAGTCCTGTAAATCTTCAAGATTGGTATTTAGGTATTTCCAATCTTTCTTATAAGAATGAAGAGAATCAATGGTGTGGTATAAGTAACCGGGTTTAACTCCCACCTCTTGAGCTACATATTCCATAAGTCTCCATGCAAGGTATACATCATTACCAAAGTGAGTAACAAAATCCGAACTTCTTTGATGATAGCAAATATGTAATACCTTCTCTCCTTTACCGTTTTGACGGATAAGGAAATCGTAATACATAGAGCAAGGAATACGTCGACTTCCATCAAGGAAACATAAATCTGAACCATGAAATATTGGGAGTACTGCTTTACGAGTATCATTATCCCTTTTAAGAAGATTAATTACTTCTTCTAAAGCTAACTTACGAGTATCACTTAAATCATTCCAAATCCTTTCTGGATAAGTATAATCAAACTTTTTACCATTTGGACCCTCAACTAAGAATTGTTCCCATAAGTCTTTCCTTAACTCCCAAGCTGTACCGGGATTTAAACCATACCAACAAAGCCTTTCTCCTAACTCTGCATCTGCCCATTCTCTTGAATGTGAAAATACAAATAACCATACTGGGTCTCCGAGTGAAGTCAAGCAATATTGTTGGCAAATGAGTTCCTTTGTTTCAAATTCCTCTTTACCTTCAATGACTTTATTCTGATAGGTCTTTGGTTTTACAGTTTGACCATAACTGTTGAGTTCTCTGCCAAGTTCTGACATTAACTCAAAAGAATTACTGTAGATTCTCATTCTTCTGTTTCTTTAAAAGTTTCTTCTTATATGCTTTACGTTGAGAATAGGATATCACATTTTCTGGATATTCTATATCTTCATATTCTAATAGCAAGTCCTTTGCTAACAAAGCTTGGTATTCGTATAAGTCCGGACGAAGTACTTTAAAACTCCTGAAGAATACCTTAAATGAAGACCATTCTTTCTCTGTACCCTTTTGGATTTTCTTATAAACCTCTTTAACTCTTTTAGTCCAAGGATTATCTATACCCTTGATTACTTTCTTTAAAGGTTTATAAGCTGAGTACATTAAGAGTGTCTCTACATTCCCATACATTTGAGTCGCAAATAGGTTGATTTGTACTGACTGGTCCGGCCCATACACATATTCGGCCATCCGTTGAATTAATAGGAAGTCGAATATTAACCTCTTTGTAATCTCTGATGCTCTGATTACCATTGTAATAACTGGGATGTCCTCTTGAAATCTCTTCGAAAAAGTTGCAGCAATTAAACATTGTTTACCGTTATCATGATGATTATTAAACATATATGTAACATTGTAATTCTGATTATACTTGTTCTTCAGGATTCTTAATTTGCTACGTAAGAGGTCTAACTTATTAAAATCAATATAATTATTCAATAAGCTCGTCCACTTAGTTTCTTTGTAATTAAAACACCTGCCATAATCAAAATCTGGGTCTACCCATGCTTTACGTATTTTTATAAACACATTGTATGCTACTGCAACTCCACTGTTTGCAGTAGCACCTTTATCAAAAAGAACGGGGTCTAATCTTAAGAAAGCCTCATTCAATTTCTCCCATGCATCTTGTGAAGTAGCAAACTCCAAAGAGTGGAGGGTCTCCTCCGTATTCGATTGAAGACCCTCTAATTTTCTATTCCATCCACTCATTAGTAATTTGTTTTTTGTCTCCAGAGGTTAAGTCTTTGTTTCTTAAAGAATAACCTGTAGATTGATTCATCTGAAAATCCTTGTAATCCCAAGAATCCCATATATAGGTAGAAAGCTTTTACCAAAGAATACTGAAAGTCTAATTCCTTAGTCATTACTTGGGTTTGTTTCCATGGTCTACACTTAAGAAGATTCCTTGCAATATTCAATTCATATACTACATTGAATAATAATACCTTCTCTTCTTCGTGAGATGCTTCACTTAAAGTATTAAACCCGGGAGTATAATCTTTTACTGATTCATGGTCTTCATCAATCATATTAAACCGATTAACTAAACCAATACTACCTTCGGTAACCATGGCTATACCCAGTGTAATTACGTCCTTCAATTCCTTTACTTTGAAGTCAGAGTAATCTACTACGTAAGACGTCCCCCAGGAGAAGATATCTTCTGGTAGTATATTTGCAAAGTGGAACAAAGTGAATAGGAATCCCAGAGCATCTCCCTGTTCTTCATTGGCATTCTGCAAATGGTTGAGTACCTGAGTATATTCATCCTCTGTTAACTGGTCAATATTCCATCCCCACTTGTGGCATATCTTTACTACCTCAGAGGTAGATTCATAACCCTCCATTAGTTCTTCGATAACCCGGGCAATAAAATCCTTAAGAACTACCTGATTTTGATGATTATTGATATCAACCGGGTAATCGGGTAGCTTTTCTATTTGCCGGTAGCCGTCTAATTGTTCTAACGAAAGAGAATACATTGCTTGTAAATACGTACCTACTTCTAAAGAAGGTACGATTTCCTTGATATTACGTATGTCCATTACTTACTTCCTGTTGAATTAAATCCACCTTCACCTCTTGTTCCCCACATTTGAGATTCAGAATAAAATTCTTCTGATTGAATCTCCTCGGGTTCTGTGAGATAGATTGGTACATGAATAAATTGGGTTGCTTTCTCATCCACCTTTAGAGTCTGTATTACTCGACTGAGATTGATTATACCAATATGAATCTCTCCTACATAAGGAGAATCTACAATCTCTGCAGTATACAGAAGACCTTTTTTAGAAGCAAGCCCAGACTTATTAGCTGCCATGAGCATAGACTCTTGAGGTTCAATAAGAGGTTTAATACCTGATGGGATAAGGATTCTCCCTCCCGGGTAGATTTGAATATCAGTTACGAAGTTGGTAGTTGTATTTACTCCCAATACAAAATCTGGGGTAAAATTATTTGGAGACTGGTTTGCCTCGATTTGAATCAATTGTTGAGGGTCCAAATTTCTTGGGATATAGAAATCCAAACCTGCATCACCTGCATTACCTCTCGATGGAGTCTTTACGTCTCTTACTTTAATAAATCTGAATCTGTTCATAATATATTACATTGTTTTAAAAGTTGTCCAAAGGTTAATCCTCTTTGAGGAGTTACTCCGAGTGAATGACAGAATCTTTCTACGTCATATTCACCCTGCATAAACAAATCAGCAAGAACATCGTCCTGCCGTACATAATAATTTGGGTTATTAAGATATAACTTAAACATTGCCCATATCATTCTTAACTTACCTACTTTTCCCATTGCATTCTTTATAAAGTTCTCTAATACGTTTCTTAGGTACTTCGAATTTCTCAACTGTCTTTGAGATAATTTCTTTTCTGTCTTTCCCTTTCCGAATCAAGCTTCGGATGAATTTCTTGATACCAACTGTGTCTTCTAATACATCCAAATCTTTGTATTGATTCTTCTGTTCTAATTCTTTCCTTGTAATGTTCAAGTTCTGGGACATCTTGAATGCACACAGTTCTGAATCTCCGCATAATTTACATTCTTTAGTGGATAAATCATACCCAATACCAAAGCATGGGTCTCCATTACTTCCCAATTGAGAGATATCCAAGGGTGTTAGGATATCCTGCTTGGTTAAGTCGGGAAGCATTTGTTTTTTCTTTGCCATAATTAATCATCTATTTTTTTTTCTGTTAGTCTTATGACTGAATCTCCAATCTTCAATTCCGACTCATACAGTGGTAAGTAGGAATGTCCAATTGCATTAATAAATAGTTTCCTGATATCACCCAAGTGTTGTGAGTAACGAGAATCAGTATAAGTTAGTACTCTAACCTGTAGCCCTGAACAGAAAGATAAATCAAAATATACCTTATATTCATTAGCCATTACCTGGATTGATTGTATATCTGATATCCATACCAGGGTAGTACAGTTAAAAACATGGAGAGGAGTTTGTTCCTCTCCGATTATCTTATCAATGAATTTCTTATATAACTTAGTAATCATAACTTTTGAGTGTTACATTTTGATATTTACAATGAGGACAAGTCCAATCCTTAGTATGCCAAGGACCTCTTAAATCCTTTATATCGCTTTCCTTGAATTTCTTCTTGCAATGATGACATTTGTATTTATATACATCGTAATCATACTGAGATGAATAGAGATAAAGTATTCCGATTATCACTCCCAGTACTGTTAGTATTAGTAGTAAGTATTCCATATCTTTTAATTTAATGATTAATAATGCCCTATGTCCCTCTATTAGATTAATTACTTCCTCCTACCGGAAAAAGTAATTATCCATAGTACTTAATAGAACAGATTAAGTAAGGTATTCTCATAAAGAATGAATAGGATGATTCTTCCATATCTTCTCTAACAGAATAACTTTCAATTCTTGTTTTTGATAATACTGCTTCCTATGTTTACCATGCCTATTAAGATAAGGACCTGGATAATGTAAGTCATCAAGATAAACCTTTTTCTTTGAGGAATCTGTTCTAACCAAACGACCAAGGAACTGAATAGATTTTTCTTGGCTATCCATACTGGCAGCATTAAGTAAATACCTAAGCTTAGGAAAGTTTTTACCTCGAGCAATGATTGTGGTTGATACTAAGATATCAATCTTACCTTCCCTAAAATCCTTCATTATTTGTTGTCTTATCTTTGAAGGAGTATCTACATGCACACAGGCAATATTATATTTGCTTCCTAGTTTCTTTTTAAAGTATTTGCATAAATTCTCACAGTGTGCAATAAATTTACATACTACGAGTGCAGGATATCTATCTTGTTTAAGATTCCATTTAAGTCGAGAATAAACCATTCTCTTTGCATACTTATTGAAGGTAATAGAATCATCATATACTTCCTTATAGGATACTTCTTCTGATTCCCAATTACCATACCAGGGTTTACTTGGTACCATCTTTACAATTGTATGAGTTGAATAACCTTTCTTAATAGAATCCTTAAGTTTAAACTCCGCAAGTACTTTACCAAAAAATACCTCAAGATTCATATTCTTTACTTTATCCTTGGCAAGCTTACTCATATAAATGGTACCAGATAATCCTATACGAACTCTGGTATTAAATAAACGAGTAAGTACATTTTGATATTGCTTACTACCTGCTTGGTCAGCCTCATCTACCAAAACCATATCTACCTTAGATAGTTCATTCTGATAGAATCTCATGTTACGAGAAATAGATTGAACCATGCCAATTGTAAAGTTACTCCAATTTAATACTTTACCTTGAACAAATGTAATCTGTTCTCCTGGTAGGTATTTCTTAAATTCATCTCTAGCTTGATTCAACCAGTCAGAGTCATTAGTTATTAGCAAAGTCTTTAACTGCTTCTTATAGGATAAATAAAGAGACGACATGATAAGAGTTTTACCTGCATTAACGGTGTAATCTAAAACCCCAATTTGAAAAGGTACTTTACCTACCTTATTATTGATTACTGCTTTAACAGCCTTCTCTTGTTCTGGTCTTAATTTATATTCTCCTATCTTCGTAACAACTTCATTGACTTTAGGTAATGGTTGTCGCATATCTACAACTTTAGGTTTAATTCCATACTCAATACACTTTTCATATACTGCAGGAAGTAAACCTATCTTAAATTCACCATGCTTATTAATATAATGAATCTTACCATCCCAGTTCTGCATACCTCTTTGCCTTGTACGTAAGTAGAAAGCATTTGGATGACGAATGGCAAACTCTGCATAGAGTTTCTGTGCGAACTTAAGAGGTAAGTCCAGTTCGCACATATTCCCATTCTGTATAATTATCCTACTCATTTGATAATTACAGTTACACCTTTCTTAGTAGAATCATCTACTCCCATAGCTTCCTTGATAAGCTTAATGTGATGTTCTTCATCGGCAATTAACTTATTCAACAAATACATCACATCATCATAATCAGCCCGTTCACTATATAAGGCTAGACTATTCATAATTTTCTTATAATTGCCAATGGTCTCTATCTCAGAGTTCCAGGCAATCTTCAAAGCACTTTCAGGAGAAAAACCTATTTCCACTTTAGGATAGATATCCATAACAGAATCCTGTTCATGAGGGTCTGCTTTCTGTAAGAAATCCGATAACTTGTCGTAATGTCTCATTTCTACCAAACCAATACCAAGCATTAACTCTGCAATGGGTTCAAACCTTGACGACTGTTGAGTATACATAAGGATAGCACTAATCTCAGAGAAAGGTTTATCCTTTAGTGCATCCTTGAACATATTAACAATATCCTCTGGCCAAGGTTCAATGTCCTTGAAATCTGGATAGTCTACCGACTGGTCTGAATACTTGAGGACATCAATAAAGGCATTTGCTGCATCCTCTACTCTGTTACCTAAAAATTTTAAAGCTTTCATAACGTTATGTTTTTAATTATTAATCTTATCCCAGAGTGAGCCTTCAACTTGAGGTTCCTCTAAAGATTTTTTATTCTTATTCTTATATAAATACTTATTATACCTTTCTACTGCTTTATCAGTATATAACTGAGCAATATCTGGTAGACCATTACACCATGCTAGAGATTCAAACTGAGCATCTATGAAATCCTTATAATCCCAACCTTCTTCCTCTAAGAATGCTGCTACATAAGCAAAGTGAACATACTTTTCAGGATTCTTTTCATATGATTCATATATACCAGTTGCTTTAGCAATCTTACTTACAAAGTAATCATGTACCTTAGCAGTGAGTTCTAAATCTGCTGACTGTAATTTAATCTCAGCATCTACCTGATTAGTAATGTTCTCCTGCATGGATAATAACCTTTGCATAACATTACGATAATCAGTCATTCTCTTTAACCCAGTCTCAATGTATTTAATAAAACCTTCCCGGGTATCAAATTTAAAATCTTCACAAAAGGTATTACATACTTCTGCAAGCTTTTTACAATTTGCCCATTCCCGAGAATTACTTTCATTTATTTTACGAACTCCCCTATGCTTTAACTTTATACGAGTTGCATATAAAATATCAGCAACAAGGGCAGCATCCCCCTTAGATGCTAGTAAAATGTTATTAACTCGCTTAGTATTCTTATTATTAGAAACTAAGACTGCTCTATGATTTATTGCCTCCTTTCGAGCAATAACAAAAAAAGCCTCAACTGGGAAGTTATCTACCTCTAGGGTATTTAATATTTCCTCAAACTGAGACTTAGTTATATGGATAGATGGTTCACGCATAAATATATTATTTTATAATATAATATAATAGGAAATCCTTACTCCAAAGAGTTTCTGATTTGAATCAGTTCTTGATAACTTTGATACCTTGTTTGATATACTAGCTTAAGTGTTTGTTTCTTCCCCAAATCATTTACATCAAAACCCTCTGGAAGAAATACTACCTTGACTTTTTTATAAGCTACTAATTTAAGTGCGAGATTAACAGCATAAGACCTGGCATCGGGGTCTAAAAGGATAATATATCTTTGGCATTGGGATTTAAGTAATTCATTGACTTGGTACTGGCTAATAGCTTTACCCATTGTGGCAATTGCTCTATCTCCGAGAGTGAGGGCATTAAGTGCTCCTTCGCAAATGAATACCGACCGATACATCTCCAATGCGTCATGATTAAAGATGATAAACTGTTTTCCCAAACCGGTGATGTCTTTGTCTGGGTTATTATATCTGGGCCCTTTGCCGATAACATTTCGAGCATTGTAATACCTAAGTTGTCCTCGATAATAAAACGGGATGATAAGGTACCCATATGTTGAGCCGCTTGTTCCATAGCCGATACCGTATCTTGAAAACTTCTCGAGGCTAAATCCGCGTTTCTTGATATATCCCCGAATGCTTTTTGCAAGTTGGCTATCCCCGAGCGAAATGTTTCTAAATCCCTCAGGGAGATATACTGGCTTACTTTCGGCAAGTTCGATTTTCTCTTCCTTAAACTGTAGTTCATCAAATTGGCCATTGTTCAAAAAATTAATTAGTTCATGGTACTCAGTAAATCCTTCTATATCCATTATTAGTTGAGCAGGAGAAGGATGGGCATTACATCTAAAACAATTGGTTCTATACATAGAAAGGTTAACTCCCAATTTATGTTCTCTCCCACAATAGGGGCAAGTTGGTATACGCATCCAGCCATGCCGGTAATCGTAACCTCCCAATCGTTTAATAAAATATGTCCTTAGTCTAGATTTAAACTGATTAGTTATTTTCATAAACTTCTATTTAAGTAGTGACTAATACTAGCTTTACTTAGCTTATACTTTTCTCCCAATTCTTTATTGGAGTAACCCTTGGCTTTATCCCTAATTAACTCTCGTACCCTATCATGTCCTAATCTATATCTCTTTTTAGTTTCTTTAACGTATCTATGAATATGGGTTATATTGTATTTCTGTTTTAGTTCCTTTATAGTAACACCGTTTAAATAATCCTTATTAAGATTAAGTATATCCTTTCTAGATATGGGTACTTTACCTTGAGGTCTAAATCTATTATCCCTGATACACTGTTGTATATTTTCTTTCTGTGTACCCCAATAAAGATTAGTATGTATATTATTGCAAGGGTTATTATCTTTATGACATACATGAGGTTTACTCTCTGGGTTAGGTACCCAAGCTAAGGCTACTAATCTAGAAGCCTGAATCCTTTTATGTTTATTACTATCTCTTAATATATGGTATATCCTACCCTGATTGAGGGTACCTTTTAATAACATCCATACTTTTCTTTTAGGGTAGTATCTATATAACCTACTTCTCTTAGAAATATAATAATCTGGCCACCCTACTATATTAGAGATTAACTTTCTTTTAGATATCACCTGATTTCTTCTCATACTTTTCTTTATTTGCAGAGGGATTATCTTTAGAACTCTTCATCATAGAATCTAATACTCCAGAATACACTTCATCATATTGTTTACGTTGTTCCCTTGTAAATTCCGTACATCTTTGCCTTTCGACATCGCATTTGAATAATGCTCTACCGGAAGGAAGACCATCCCTTTGTACTACTATCTCAGCTCGAAGAATATTATCTTTTTCTTCTTGCTCAGTAGAGTTAAGACCCATGATAACCTGGGCATTACGAACAATGGCAATTGAACCAGAGATATCATTCTCATCGTATCTAGTAAGCCTATGCTTTTTACCTTCACGAGTAATGTGATGGGCAGTCCATATAATATCTAAATGTAATTCTTCTGCCAGATTCTGAAGGTCTACGTATACATTAGATATCCTTTCGAAATCTTCTCTATCACCTGCTATTGATGCAAGCTTACCAGCGTAGTCAACCATAAGAACTTTAATATCAATTCCTTGATTACGAAGCTGAATTATCTTTTCCCTTATATAAGTGGTATTAGTAATCATTGCTGGTACACGCTCAACCACTAATTCAACTCCAAACCTTGCAAGTTTCCTTAAATGCTTTGCCTCAAGTTTATCATATTCACCCGAGTATAATTCCTTCTTAGTTTTATTAATACTTGATTGAATGAAACGGTCCATAATTTGTTCTTGACCATTTTCTGTATCAATATATAATACAGACTTCTTCATTCTAAGATAACCTCTTGCAAGATTTACCATGAAGAATGTTTTCTTTGCTTTAGGTTTATCCAATATCACATTAACCGAATGTTCTGGATAACCTCCTGCATTGGTTAAATCATTCAATTGCCTAAATGGGCATGGTAATACTGAAGGTTCTGATTGCCTTCTAAACTGTCTCTCGGTAATATCTCGAATCATATATAGGGGTTCATCCTCTTTCTTAGGTTTACTTTTCTGAAGTACCTTTTCAATCTTCCTCGAATATTCTTCGTATTGTTCGAAGTTATCCAAATCAAAAGAATCATTTAAGTTCTTCATCTCAACATAGGTAGAGAACTGATATATCTTTTCTTTTATGTAATCAGAATCCGATAGTGGTATATGATAGAGATTACTTATTAGTTTATTGATATTAGGTATATCATCCTTAGTTACCAAATCCACATAGGTTTTGGATTCTAGTAACTCTTTTAATACTTCCTTTAAGATATTCTCGGAGGGCATTCTGCCTTGCTTCTTAAAATATTTTGATATACCTTCGAAGATAAGGGAGTGTTCTATGAGAACCAGGTAATTGGATTTAATCCTTTTGAGTACTAATCCCCCTTCCTTATCTTTTAAAACAAACCTGAGTATCTCGAATTGAAACTCGGGAGAAAAACTGAACTTGATGTTGTCTTTAAATTTCTTCATATCTATATTGCAATATTATATAAACTAATAGATTTTGATAGTACCGAGATAGTTCTGAGCATGTTGACATCTATCTAGAAACTACTAATCCACTACCTTAAGCTCCAGATTATTTAATATTATTATTTTATATAAGAAAAAATACTTATATTTGCACAACGAATATTTAATAACATGGGAAAAAGTAAAGGAAATAATGGCTCAGAGCTTCATAGATTAAAACCTATGCAGGAATATGATGAAGCTACATTCAATAGACTTTATAAAGTCTGTAAGCCAGTAATCAGAAATCTTACCCGTCAGATTGATTATAAACGGTTTAATCTTACACCGGATATTATCCAATCTTATTTCTGGGATAAGATGTTATTTGTTTTCAACAAATACTATGGTGAATGTACTGAAGAACATCTTAAAGCAAGAATCCTTGCATCACTTAGTACATTCAAAAATAAATTGCTTCGTTCTGCATACGGAGAACAAGCCGAGTATAATCAAAGTCTCTTTAAACTCGATGACTTATTTGATAATGATAAGGAATTAGAGGATGATAGTGAAGAAGAGAAAGCTAAATCAGAAATGCTCGATATGATGTATACCTATATGAAGGATAAGCTTTCACCTGATGCCTATCTTTTATTTGAGGTATTAATTACTCCTCCACCCTTTATCAAGGAAAGACTTGGGAATAGTACCCGTATTACTAATATAATGCTTATAGAATTTTTCGAAATGCCTAAGACAAATGACTCCATGAGATATATTTCAGAACTTAGGCAAGACATACAATATTGGGAAGACCGGGCTAAAGAAGAACTTAAATACTAAACACAAAAGAAAAGGGACGTTTCCCAACGTCCCTTTCCCAATTGATTTTTACTATGCAAAACACAGATTGTAAACGAATGTTTACTCTTAAACAATACAAATAATACACATGAGTTTTAATACTACTAAATAACTAATAAACAACTTTATGATGATATTTTTTGGATATATCGTAATGTAATAGTCGGTGGCAATTTCTCAATATCCAAAGTTTCTACCGAAGTTTCTTGTAAGAAAGATTCCCCTAATAGATTCCAGCTTACTACGATAGCACCATCCTGAATACCCTTGGTAGGAGTTCCTCTACCGAAATCACCATTCAATCCTGTCTCCCTATTAAAGAAAGATTGAGGACGAACGTTCTCCCAGTTATTGGCATTATCTTGTTTACCTTTAGATACACCAAGAGCATGCCTATGCTTAGGAAGGTCATCACCTTTAATAGAGATTAAGAAATTACCCTTAGTTGGTGTATAGTAATCTCCAACATTCTGTAACATTACTTCATCCCCAATTTGAACACCTCCAGCTTGGTAACCAATAACTATTCTACCAGCTGCCTTAGTATATTCTGCCCAACCATCGGGTATTACATCGGTTTCCCAAAGAATAATAGAACCGATTGGTAAGTTAGCAGTACTCAGAGATTCAGAGAATTCTTTTCTGATAGCCTCAATTTGACTATCAATGTATTGCTTGATATTTAACTTAGTACCAGATTCATCTACTACTGGAAAGCCTGAATTTATCTGTTCTACTCTTTTCACTGATTCTTTCATCATACTCTGGGCAGCAGTAGTATAAGGGATTTCTTGGAACTTACCCTGATAGGGTACGATAGCAAAGTTCTCATTTCGTTTAGTCATTGCATCAGTACCCTTACCATATACTCCGATAAGAACAACCGAAGTTTTATTATTAGAGTAATAAGGGCAAGCACTCTCTACCATCTCTAGAAGATTGCTATAGGTCATATCGTAATTAGAATATACATCATTATTAATGATATCCGGTGTACGATTCTCTTCGGCAATCGGATAATAAATATCCAGAGACTTTTTAAACAAGGTGTAGAAGCTTTCGGAGGATTCATTCCAATAAGCTACAAAGTCTACTGGATTATCTACTGGTTCAGAAATAGTAGTATGTACTGCAAAGAGTAATACTTCTTCTGTTGAACCTTGGGTACCTTGGATGTTCTCAATAGTAATCGTTTGTTCATCGGATATAAATACATACCCATCTCTTGAAATACATCCAAAGTTCACGTCTGGCAATTCCCCATCTTCCGAAGCCTTTGCCATATACCTTGCCATAATCCTATCCTTGATTACATTGGCATACTTACTTCCAGCAACTCCCTGAGGAGATACCACTAACTTGTTACCATTTATGGTAGCTGAGCCAAATCCACAGAATGGTCCTAAACCAGAAGGAGCAGCAATTGCCTCTGCTGCTTCCTTTGATTTAATAATACCTTCATACTTAAAGTACGTCTTCATTGTCCTTAGTATTTTTAAATTGATTCTTTTGTTCTGACATATCTTTAAATGCTTCACCTACATCCTTGAACTTGAGGGTTAACAATTTAAAGAGTATTCTCCATATACTGTACCGTTTCTTAATACCATGTATTTCACAGATATGTCCATATATACTATCCACTTCGAAACAGTAGCATATTACCATAACCGTTATTGATACCCCTATTGGGTTCATCCCATATGGTTCTCCAATAGCTTTACCAAGTACAGCACCAAGTAGAACATAGCAGATATAATCTACTATCTTGTTTAGAGTTCTTCTTCCAGCTCTAGATTTTCGAATTTCGATTTTCTGTAACCTACTTGCAGATAACCCAAACCATAAGTCTGATAGGATTAGAATTATTGCAAGGATTATCATCCATCTCAAATCATACAAGATTTGTGTACACTCTCCCAATATACCCACAGTGAATGTCTTGAATAAAGACTGAGTTGTGGTCTCTGTTATTCTATCGATTGTTGAATTTATCATTGTTCTACTATTTGCCAAGATTGATTACTGTAAGTTGTAATGGTAAATGTTTTCTCTGAGAGGTCATCATGTTCCCATTCTAACTTTTGAGGACTAACACTTAAAAGGTCTGCATCTACTACGGTGAACTTAGTTCTCTTCGAAGTATCTACCACTGATTCGAATATATACTCTCCAGCTTGTGTAGTTACAAATTCATAACCAGCACCACCTGCGTCATAAGTAGTTACTTTACCAACTTCCCTTATTCGACTATCGAAGTCAGGTTTATTAGAAGTACACTTGATTAAAGTAGATACTTGTTTAACATTCCCCTTTAATTCTGCATAAGTGGGAGTACAAGAAATCTCGATGATTGTAGGATAATCTTCCAGTATTACTTGACATCTTAATGAAGAACCATCATCTGCCACAAAGGTATAAGTCCCAGCCTTGGTAAGAACAATTTCCTCATCAAGGTTATAGGTTTCCCCGTTCTCATCACAGGTAGCAGTACCACTTACATTGACCCCATTTTTCATTTCCTCAAGATGGAACTTACAAGCAGACTTCTCATCCAGTAATTGGTATACTGCATAAGTATCATCTATCTGGTCTTCTGGTAATGCCCAGTTGGGTTCTTTCCAATGACTGTCTGTAGCATCCGAAGGTACTATCTTTAATTTATTCTGATATACTACTGGAGAATTATTAACTACCAAAGTAGTCTTAGCAGTAGGGTAAGCTACAGACTGGAAGGTATAAGTCCCTGCCCTATTTGCAGTATATACATAACCATTCTGAGCATCAAAGGTTTCCCCAGTTTCAATTACCCTTACTCTGTAATCACCCCCATTACCAGAAATACGTTGTATCTTTACTGTAGCTTTTGCAGAGCCATTGAATAATGTAACTGTTGGTGGGCTAACCGTAATTCTATATACTGCAGTCTTACCAGATACTACTTCGAATATACCTACACCTTCATCGGTTTCCCTTTTATCCAGTGTACATTTAAACTTATAAGTACCATAACTATTAGCAGTAAACTTATCACCGTTCTTAAACAACTTGGTATCACCGATTAACCTACAGTATAGTTCACCAGTAAATGATTCTGGGTAATTCGATTCGATGGTAAGAGTGGTAGTAGCATCCTTGATACTTTGCTTATCCCCAACTCTAAATTCAGAAGGTGTACATCTTACCTTATATGTAATCTCTTCTCGAGTTACAACAAATGAAGTTTGCTTTACTGGGAACTCTACAATCTCAAAGATGTAGGTACCAGGCTCTGAAAATTCCCAAGTTGAGCCAGAGACTTTCACTATATCAGTACCGGATAATCGTACATTACAGGTTTTCACGGTACCCTTATAGGATACGTTTGCCCTTACTACTGTACTTACTTTTAGGTTAGTAGGAGTTATCTTTCCAGTAATAGGGTCACAAGTAATAGAATATACTCGATTATAAGATTCTTGATTAACCGTGATTTGAGTTACCTTAGTAGGGTCTCCCACACTTCTAAAATAATAAGTACCTGCTCTGGGTATATTAAAAATGGAACCACTTTCGTGTTTAGTGTAACCCCAATTTATATTATCACTGGATATCTGATATCTTAGGTCAGCATTTATCCAATCTGAAGTTACAGTTACCTTTACCGGTACTTCATATACCTCTGAAGTAATAAGATTGGGTTGGTCCGGATTTACTAACTCAGCTTTAATTGTATACCCATCATTTACGGTAAACCCATATTGAATATCGAAAGATACATGATAGGGTATGAATCTTTTAAAGAAAGCCTCTACGGCTTCTCTAAATTTTCTGAAAGCTGCCGAGTTCGAAGTATATCCATGACCGGTAAGTCTAAAGGTTACCGGTATACATTGAGAACAATCGAAAGTATTATCATAGGTATACTTATCGTCATAATGGTAATACTGGTCAAAGTGCGGATTACCTTTTACCCAACCATCATAACTATCAGCCTTTGCAGGGTCAGTTACTACGCAGGTTAACCCATACAGCCTCATCATTATCTCGAAGAACTCAGAGGTGCCTCTTATTTTAAAAAGAGATATTGAGTACTTCAATATGTTTCTTACTTGAGTACTGGTTAATGTAAGGGGTCCTTCCTTTGGGATTATCCAAAGCTTTGATAGTTCTTGGAGTTTACTATCAGAGTAGAACCCATTAAAGTACTCTGCCCATTTCTGTGCATCTATAGTGTTCCCATAAGCAAAGGGCATTTCTCCAAGAAATTGCCAAAGGAAATTGAGGTACATATCTGGTGCCTTATCTATATCAATAATATCCAGAATGTTCTCAATGTCCTTCGTAATATAATCTTCAAAATGCTCTCCACAAATTTCTAGAAACCTCTCTAAGATGCCTTTGCCATTTACCTTATAGGTATCTTGAGCTTTATACTCGAATGGCAAAAAGTCGATTAGATTTTTGAGGTTTATCATTATACAATTTCTTTTACGGTTAAAGTCAATTGTGAAGCGTTTTCAAATACTGGTAAATTAAAACCGGGGTCTTCATAGTCATGGTTAGGTTCTGATACCGTAATAGAATATCTGTAACCAGACTGATAGCTATTGTTCTGAATATCCAAAGAGAAGTCAAAACCATTAGCCTTATCTATTACCTGTATAGAATTACCTACAGTACCAGTAGCCATATACCCATTTGATACAGAACGTACAGTAAAAGTAGTGGATGAATTGAAGGTAATATAGTAAGTCATAGACCCTTTAGCCTTATTCAATTTAAACTGACCCAAGTTCAATTCTTTATTACCATAGATGGTAGTAGGCCAAGGTTTAATATAGAACTTAGTAAGGTGAAGGTAATCTACTGTTGATAAGTTATCTATTAAGGCATAGATATCTGATAACCTTACGCTTCCTCCTATCTGAGCTTGCTCTGGAGAATAGGCATTGTATAATGCTGTAAGAATTTGAGTTTGTATCTCGGGAGTCTTATAAGACTTCTTACCAGTAACTCCCATCTCTAGAATAATCTGAACCTTACCTGCAGATTTAACCTTTAACCATGTGGTCATAGGAGCTCTTTGAGATAATAGATTGTATACCCTATTGATTAATTCAGAAGAAGCAACAGCTCCACCATCGGGGCTAATATATACTGTAAGCTTTCTACCGCATTCATAATCGGCTTTAGCTTTGTTTACCCCATCAACCAACATGGCCAAACTTTCGAAATCCTCTTTGGTAATTGCTACTCCCAAAGTCTTTACACTCAAAGGTATATGTTCTTTGAGCATTGTAAAGTTTTCATAGTTTGAACCACCTCCGGCATCGTAAGCATTACTTACGGTAGCATCAGTAATTGAAGAAGAGATTACTGAAGGTACAGAAGTAATAGTATTACTCTTTACATTACCCTGAGTACCATTGGTTAAGTAGAATACCACATTGGTTATTTTTGCTCCTGCTGCAGGCTTCTTACCAAAGGTACCATCCCCAAACATTATATAAGGATTAAGTGCCTCATCTACTGAAACCATAAAGTGTTTGTCTGTAGGTTTGGATTTTGCAAATGTATCTACTAATACCCAAGTTTCCCCACCTATCTGCAATGACATAGAACCTTGTTCATAATACTTACCATTGGGTAGAGTACCCAGATGAATTATAACTCTATCTCCAGTAGGTATTACCATATTATTTAAAGCACTTGCAGTATACTTCTCGTGTTGAACTATAGGTACTTTACAAGTAGTTACATTTGAATACCAAGTTACGTCTCTAGCAGATAACCAGGAATTACCACTAGAATCTGTAAACAGAGTACCTTGGGGTATAGTTAACTTAGCTCCAATGGAATTACCAGTAATGCTTCTGGATAAGATTACATCTACTGTAGCAGCAATTGCTGCTCGAGCATGATAATCTACCAAAGCTCCATGTTTAACTACCGAATCATACCTTCTTGCCGTAGGTAGAAAGGTTTCCCTTGCCATGTTATCTACATAGTAGTGAAGTACTTCGGCAATTGCCGCAAATAATGAGAGGATGATAATTAAGATGTTCCCCTCCGAATAATCCGTTATGAGTTTCTGACCTTGAGGGTCTTTGAGTCCCATAAGGGATTCAACCAGCTTGGCCTTAATCTGTTGATAAGACCTCTGGTATGGGTTAAGCCATTTATTTGTGATTCCCATATTATTGTGTATTTAATGAATTATCCGACCGGTCATAGGTGATATCGAGGTACTGACTAGAATTTGTTCCATTTACTACATAGGTTACTTCTATGTGTATTTTTGCATCAACTCTAGTAACTGTGATATTTTGGAAGGTTATCCTTTGTTCCCAAGCACCTATGGCTTGTTTTAAAAACTCTTTAATTATAAAACTTAGGGCTTGTGAGTTTGGTTCCTCAATACATTGCCATAGTTTACTACCAAAGTTTTCCTGTCGAAATCTCTGGCCTATCATGTAATATAATATCGAACTTATATTATCTCTGATAAGTTTAAAATCCCCATTTACTGGGTACCAACCTCTTTCACCCTTTTCATTAGTTGTAAGTTGGATAGGGTAAGTTACACCTATACCAACTAAGTCTGTAAAGTAATTCTTTTCCATTAGTGTATGCAGGTTTTATCCTCATAATCGTCTACAACGAATTGTGAGAAAGGTTTAGTTACTTGAGTTACTGTAGGACCTGAAGAACCTGGTCCAGTAGTTACACCTGAGTGTACATGAGAATTGAACATACTGCGAAGTTGTTCTAGTTCTTGGATAGTTTGATTTAGTTTTTCGGTTAATTGAGCAATATTGATTAACCCATGGTTTTCTCCCGTATTTAGTATAACGGTATCACCTGAAGATACATTGATATCCTTATTAGCTGATACCACTACATTAGATTCAGAATAAACTGAGATATCTCCATTAAAATAAAGGTTTAGTTTCCCATTATCATCGTCTATTACAATGAGATTGCCTTCTGGAGTAACTATCCCCATCTTATTGGGGCCATCCAAGGGTTGGGGTACTTGATTCATACTCCAACCATGGTATTCCCATAAGGGTTTAGTAGGATCACCAAATTCAAAAGTAATGAATACTATATCTCCTACCTTAGGGGCTAAGAACTTAAATCCACTACTTATTGAACCATGTTGTCCTTTCGGTAAAGCCCAAGCAAAGGTACCTCCCATTACTTCTGGTATACATACTTTTACCCTATTCATCTTCTTTTCGGTATCATTATTATCAACAACTATCCCCCGATAAATAGAATAATATCTTCCAAGACCCTCTAATCCTTCTTCTGTTATTATCTTTGCAGTTTCATAGCCCATAATTACCTCGCTTCCTTATTCTTGATATATTCCTTAAATCTCTTTATGGCTACTTCCATATAATCGAATTTAACCCAATAATCATCAGGTACTTGAATATCCTTAATGGTTATTTTTCCGGGTATTACCTTACCCGAAGAAGTAGTTAAACTACCAGAACTTACAGCTATACCTTCGGCTTTCTCGATTGGAGTCTTAGCCAACACCTCTGTATAATAAGCCTTCTTCCGAGCCATTTCATCCCTACGTTTAACATCTAATACATTTCCTTCCTTATCCATAATACCAGATTCAATGAAATAGGCAACCTCATTATAAGTCCAACTCAAATCTAATTCATTGATATTACTTAAAGCCTTCTTATCTTTACCCTTAGAAGTTATAGCATTAGCTTTAGCATCATTAGCTACAACGGTTTGAGTAGACAAACCAGTTTTAGAAGTAGTAGAACCAGCTCTACTTGAGTTCTTCACTAGCTCTAAATTAGTTACATATCCCTGACCTGCGTCCATAGAGTGGGTACATTGTTTTATATACCAAGGACCAGACCACCGTTTACCAACATTCTCCAAGATTAATACCTGAGAAGAAGCTAGTAATGGTCTTCCAACAACTTGCATCTGACAAACTAGTTTACTCTCAGTATGCTTTAAACCTCCATTAGCATTAGCATTAGCTGCCCATGCCCACTTATCTATTCCACCGTATCTACTGAATAGATTATGGTAAAGTTTGTACAGGGGTATTTCAACATTAGCCTTTTTCCAATGTTGGACTTTTACTGTAACACTGAAGACACCAAGACTTGGGTTTAATGGGTTTTTATATTTGATAACTGGAGTGTCATCAATCACCGCAGTATAGGGACCTTTCTTTAATGCGGATATACCTCGATAAACACTTTCTTCGTCTTCTAGTCCCCAAGCATTAGCTCCACCCTTAGGGGTATGCTCTGGGTCAAAGTCTCTTGGGTCCAGGTCTTCTATGACCATGTATTCCATTTGTTCTTTGCCCTCAAAAAGGTATCTTTCGTTCTTGAGGATATTGTATATATCTTCATCTAATGTCTTACCATTAACCACATTCTTAAGAGCTGCATTTAAAGCTGCCCGTCTATCAGCAGGAAATTCTTCCCTTTGAATGGTTTTGTTTATGATACTTCTTACCTGGTCTGTACTAAGTTCATTAAGGAATTTTTCCTTACCTTGTCTATATGCTTCGGCGGGATTAGAAGCAGAATATTCGGCTACATCCTGATTCCATTTATCATTCAATTGTTTCCTAGCTTCAAATGCAGCTATTAAGTTAGGGTCAGTCTTTAAGGTATGATTTATCCTCATCTGCATAATAGTTGGTATATCTTGAGGATTATTTTCAGCCCCATATTTATCTACTGAAGTATGCCAATTCTTATAATATACCCCATTATTCTCATTAGCTACTATCTCCGGTAATTTTTCGGTATCATCAATCCCAGTGCTTAATACTTCTAAGTCTTTACTCTCTGGATTAATAGTAGGAGAGAGTGTAGCCTTAACTCTCTTAGTCACTTTTTGAGTAGAGAATTGAACACTGAGTACTTCTCCATTCTCACCATGATAAGTATAAACGGTTACTGGTTCTTCGTGGAATTTCCTATTGTGTATATAAATAACATTATCTCTTGAATCTATGTACCAAGGACCATTAGTATAACCCCTCATCTTCTGTTCTAATTGAACTAAGATATTCTTGCCAACTAACCCAAAGTCACTATTAATTAGAGCCTTCAAATCTTCTGGCATAGCCACTTCTGCTACTCCACTGTACCTATTAGCATAAAGCACCTTTCCAGTAGTAGTACGAGTATTCTCTGTGGGTACCTGTAGTGACTCATATACTTTATTACTTATTATTCGTTGTTCCATTACTGAAAGATTTCTATGATTACACCTACACCATTATCACAACCACCATCTAAATACGAAGATAAGCTGTTCTCTGAAGCTTCAGAGAAATTGTATGGTGGCTGATATCTTAAATCACCAATAGAGTCTATACACTTGATAGTTACATGGGTACCAGTAGAATCAAACTTTGCCTCAAAGTCCCTAACCTTGATAGTTTTAATTGGACCCGATATGAATTGACCGTCTGGGTATATGTATCCCCACTGTAAGCATATCACACTACCTTCTTGTAAAGCCTCTATGTCTACAGTATCTGGATCTCCAGTATCAAATGTAATTGTAGCAAGATTTTCTTTTTCTTCATCATACCTATAATTCCAGGTACTAATATAAGCTCCAAGAGGTATACCAGTAATAGGATTCATTATCGGCATACCTCTAAAATCGAATAGAGCCAAATATGGTTGGCCCATTCCATTATATAATATAGGTTTTTGTTTAGCTGCCATAAACTGGGATTCTTATAAGTGTTCCACTTTCTACCTCTTTAAAAGGATTTAGTATACCATTAGCTTCTGCAATAAGATACCATTTACCAGAATCACCATAATATCTATAGGCTATATTCTGTAAAGTCTCCCCATCCTTAACGGTATGTTGAATATCGTTTGAGGATGAAGGTACAGAAACTACTGGAGCTTCTAAAGAGTAATCACCATCTCCGTAATTTAGAGCATAGGCATTATTATAAGGACTAGCCCCTATTAGATATTGGTTAACATCAATCATATTTAATACCTCCTGTCTTTTTAAGTGAATCAGAATTTATAAAATCTCCATAGGATAAGTTATATGCACTTACTCTCTTGAAAATCAATTCTTGAGTTGCTGCTGCAGGCAATAACCTACCATTACCAAAAGTAGCTGGCTTTCCTGGTACCCTTACCCTATAACCATTCTGAAAGTTCTTCAGAGTATAGGTTGCTGAAGTAAGGATGTAGTTGTGATTATCAAAGATGCCCGAATCCCCCCACTCAATCTTAACAATCGGAGGGGCAGCCTGATAACCATTAGATTTAGTCCATGCTTCTAATAACCTACATTTATTGATTACCTCCTCAGGATTTTCTGGGTCATTACAGTACCAAGACACATTGAATTGAATAATGTCTTCAGCTCCAGTAAAGTGATACATTGGTACATTGCGACCCATTGATTTAATGGTGGCCCATGTGGTTTCTCCTCTAAAGTCTATTTCTGGAGGTCTATTCTGTAGGGTAATATATTGAGTGGGGTTAACAGTCATATTATATATCCTTACCTCATTCTGATATATAACATCTGCTTTAGCCTCGAAGTTTCTGTAATTAGTAGTATTCTTATTCCCCTTTGCTGGGTCTACTCCCTCACTCTCCTCTAATCTCGGGAATTGTAATTCCATTCTCCATTTAGCCTGGAGTTGTTTGTTTAGAATAGGGTTCTTAGAGGATATCTGAGCTTCTCCCATTACCCCATTGGGAGTATAGAGTTTACCCTTTGGAGCATCATCTTTGGGAAGAGTAGAAAGAGTTCGATTGAGTAATATCCGAGCTCTCCATAGTTTATTTAATGGACCCGTAAGAACACCTGCTGTATCTCTTGTAAGGTCATTGTACTTTTCAACAACCTTACCTGCTGCTTTATTTAATACTCTAGCCATAGTGTTTTTAATTTTATAATCCTAATGCTACACCAGTATAATCTTGCTGAGAACCCAAAGAATAATCTCCCAATATCTCACCATCTACACTGATGTTAATCTTACCATCTTTTAATCCATCTCTAATAGCTGCTCTCATTGCATTCAAGAACCTTTCTTCATTCTGAGCCCTGATTGCAGATGGGTCTTCTTTACTCTGAGCTTCTGTATTCCTATCTACTGACTTAATAAGACTGCTTCCTACCTCTATTAATAAGGGAAGACCGATAGTAATAGCTAACCCCACGGGTCCACCAAGTAATCCCATAAGTCTACCTCCTAAACCCAAAGCTGCAGAAGTAGCTAACTTCTTACCAGCTTGCTTACCTCCTTCACGTACAGTTGTGGATATTAAATTAGTACCACCAAGAGCAGTACCTTGAGATACTCTTCTACCCATTGAATCCCGATAATAAGCTCTACCTCTCTTATCCTTACCCATAAAGAAACCTCCAGACAAGGGTATAGATTTTCCCATTCCCAAAGTTTGAGCAGCTATTGAACTCATCATGAAAGATATATTCCTTAGATGGGCTTCCATAATAACAAACTGAGCATTAGTCTTTGCAGTTGCCGTAGACATACCTTCAGTAGAAGCAGTAGCAATAGTCTGTAAATATCCTACAGACCTAATAATACCTCTTACAGTATTAAATCCTGCAACAATAGTACCTACTACTACTCCAGTAGCAGCAACTCTAAGACCAAAACTTCCAACCCAAGTTTCTGAGATAGAATTAATTACTTTGATTATAGAGTTACCCACATTTAGTACTGGGGTAAAGATTCTACCCAAAGCTGCACCTGCGGTAACTGTTAAGTTCTCTATACTTGATTCGAATTGGTCAATTACACCTGCATCAGTTTTAAGACGTTCTTCATTGAGTCGATTTACTGCCCCAATGTTTTGGTCATAAGTAGCAAGTATCTTACCCATCTTATCTCTACCAGAAGCAATATCCCTAAGTACGGGGAGCATACCACGATTACCACGAACTCCAAAGATATTGAAGAAAGTTGGTGTTTCAATTCGTGAAGGTAAATCTACTGCAGCCTTAGCAAACTTCTGATAGATAGTATAAAGGTCTATAAGATTACCCTGAGCATCGAAGAATTCATCTGGACTTAAGCCCAGGTCTGCTAAAGCGTTATAGCCTTTCTTTTTTTGGTTAACAAGAGAGAGCTGTAAGTAACGAATCATATTGGCCAGTGAGGTACCTGCCATAGAACCCTGTATACCCATATCACCCAATACACCAATAGCAGCAGCGGTTTGCCGAAGGTCTACTCCAGCAGTTGCCATATCTGCTCCTGCATAGGATATGGACTGTGCTAAGTCTGTTAAAGATATATTTGCATTAGTAACTGCAGTATATAAATCATCGGTTACTCTAGCGGCTTCCCCCATTGGGATTTGGTACATTGACATGATATTAGTCATCAAGTCAGCTACACCACCTTTCTGTCCCACTGGCATTGTAAAGATTGAAGCCAGCTTAGATGCTGGCCCAATCATCTCTTTAATAGCATCGAATTTATTACCCGCCATAGCCAGGTATCTTTGTCCTGATGCAACATCCGAAGCCGTAAGAGGAGTTATCTCATTGACATCCTTTGCCAATTGTAACATCTCCCTTTGTTCTGCAATGGTAGCACCAGCAATTTTCGAAGCAGTCCAAACTTCATTCTGAACACCCGCAGAGTATTTATAGGCCCTTGCCATTCCCCCTACGAGCTGCATTCCGAAGTCCATTGTATTAGAAGCTGACATCTGTATACCTCTATTCCAGGTATTCATATCATTCATCATTGTTCTGAATGACCCAGATATCTTGCCAGCTTCTTGAGAGAATCGGTCTTTTAAAACCATGGCAACACCGACCTCTACTATACTCCTACTGGTATTCATAATTTATTTTCTTTTCTTTAATTGTTTATAATATTGCTCGGCCATTTCCTTGAATATTTTCCTTATTCGATACGGAAGACGTAAAAAGCCGAAATAGTCTAAGGCTATCTCGGCTCTGGTGATATAAACAAAATCACTCTCTAACATTACTCTTCCGTCAGGTAGAAAAAATTCGGTGCCCAAACTATAGGATAAGTTCTTTCCTCTCCAGTGGTTGGATTAGTGATGTGAGACTCACCTTTGAAAATGGGGTCCATAGATAAGATATGCTTTCTCATCTCAGCCATATCCTTTGCAGTAAACGGAGTAAAGTTTTCTACCTTCTCCCAACTACCATCAACCTCTAGGTGAAGATTACGGCAAAGAAGAGGAGCATTCTTAGTTTGCTTATCCAATGGCAACTTCATGAAATCTTGTTCCCCCTTACCCGTCATACAATCGAATTTAATCTTCTTGCCAGAGGAGAGAACATATTCATGGTTTATCAATCTAACCCCTTCTGGATAGTAAGGGATAGCATCGGGCTTTTGATTCAAATCATCCTCAGTTGGAGCAGTACCGTAATCGAAAAGGAACTCATGAAGGTCTTGGCCATAAGTAACTTTACCTCCATTCTCTTTGCCCCAATCATATTCAAATTCTACCTCATCCCCCAAAGAGAAGATACGAGAATTAAAGATAATAGCATAGCGGTCATTGACCGGTAAGTTAAGGGCATCATCTATGGTTAATTTCCCATTGGGTGTAGCCGTAGTTCTAATTACAATTGCTGCAATGAACTTGGTAAGGTTCATCAAAGTCTTCATGTCTGAAAGGTTACTGAGGATATCCTCATCAGCACCATTCTGTTCTCTGATTTCATATTCGTAACCAGAGGGTCCGGTAAATCTAAATGTTCTAAATTCCATAACTGTTATTTTTAATGTTTACATATGTTCATAGTACTCCTTGTAACAACAAGAAAGGGGTGAGCTCCTATCACAGGAATCCCACCCCTCCACCGAATCTTAGTGAAAATAGACTAAGGAATTAGTATTTATCTGCAGTACCAACTGAGAACTCTATGGACTCAATGGTATTCTCTGAAGCCATTCTGTCCAAGTCTAAGCCGGTAATCTTACATGGCCATACCTCTTCGAAGACATGGGTATTAAGAACTGAGACTCCATCTTCGGCAAGTTCGTTTACAATTGCCGTTTCCCAGTATTGGCTTGGTACTAAACCACCACCAACTATGTGGTCCTGGCAAGAGTATAGCCAATCATGAAGCCATGTATCGGAACCTGCAGTAGTCATAAGTTTCTCTACGATAAGATTACCTATAGTAACCCTACCTGCAGTTTTAACGTCTCTATTGACGTCCCCATGAGCAACCTGGTCAATCTCAATATCCGGCAAAGTACAACTTTGAAACAGATAAGTATTGATAGGGTGTTTGGGGAACATGATGCTCCACAAGAATTTCTTCCGTGGGTTTTTTACTTTTGCTCCCATCGTTATATGTTTATAGGTTATTACTTGTTTCTACGATTGATACAGATTTGGATGCCGCATCAATTACAATCTCCATAGTTACTTCTTGCATAGGAACTACATCCTTATACTTAAGGATAGCACGGTACTTACCTTGACGGGCATCTGCCTCGGTATTAATTGAAAGGTCATCCCAAGAAGTTGCATCTTGGTCACCCATCCAGGTATACTCGGTCATGGCATCTTCATCTACCAATGAATCCAGTGTAGGTTTAACCTCCAACCAGATTCTCTTCCAAGTACTCCAAACGTTTGGTTCTTCGATATATTTGTTGAGTACCGGGCGAAGGAACTTCTTCAGGTAAAGGTTCAGTCTTACGATTGAAAGGAATCTTTCAGAATCCTGTTTCACTTGAGAAGAGAAGCAATGCCATAGCATGGTTTGCTTACCTGCATCTGGAGTATCTTTGATTACCATCTCATTGATATAATTCTGAGCAAGAGTGTTCAGTTCGTTATATCGAGAAGGAGAACCATAGTTGGGGCATACTGGACCAACTGCATCTCCAATAACCCCTCGGTTCATACCAGCAAAGGATTTCCAAGGACCATATTGAGTAGCAGAGGCATCTCCCAAACCAACAATAGTACCCACTACATCGGAATCCTGAAGATTACCGTTTTCGTTGTAGTACTTAAGTCCACCACCAAAGTAGGCAATGTACTTAGAGTTACCTACAGTACCAAGGCAAGTCTGTACCCAAGTTACCTGAGCTTTGTAATCTCTTGCCTGAGTACCTTGAGTATAATGGGTTAAATGTTTGGGAACTTCGATATACAGTACCCATTCCATCAATTCCTTTGCCATATCTGCAGCAGCCTTATATACCTTGAGTACATCTGAATCGGTAGTAAGGTGTTGAGAGATATGTGAAATAAATAATTGGTAGAAGTCGGTGTAATCTTTTACCAAATCCAAGGAAGTAATCCATTCTTCGGCAGTTGGAGTGGAACCTGCACTACCGATAGTACCATTAAACAGTTTCTCTGTTTCGGAGGGTGCAGCATCTCCCACGGTAATAGTGATAGCATTCTTAGTACCATCAATATCATCGGTAAGCCACTTAATTAGGTTTTCAAAAGAGGAACCTGCAGTAATTACCGGCTTAATATATTCCGAGTTCTTAGCAAATGCACTAAGAGCAAGGTAATCTACCGAAGTGTTATTGTTATCATCGGCAGTTTTGTAGGTTATTACTGGGCCCTGTTCCAATACTTGCCCATTAGCTGAATATATTTTATAATACAAGGTATTAGCTTGCTTATAAAAACCAACCTGGAAAGTATTTGCACTACCAATTGGATCTCCATATCCCTTGGTTACTAATCCAAAACTATAAGTAGTACTACCAGATTTTAAAGTAATCAAAGCAGAGGGTTTAGCTGGGTCAGTTACAGCAGAAGCAACTGAGATTTCATCTTCTGAATCTTTAGCTTTTCTTGCCGCAGCCGGAGAAGCAGTTACTGTACCTTGAGTAGCTCCTTTGCCAAGTACTCGAATAACACGAAGCTTAGAACCACCTTGCAAAGCCTTTTCGATATTTGATACAGAACCATCGGGTACAATTTCAGAACCATAGATTCTTTGGAACTGAGAGAATGTAGAGATAATTTCTGAAGGGTCATCGTATGGACCTTTAGTAGTTCTAGCCAATACACAAGAAACTCCTAACATGGGAGTAGTTTGAAGAACATTGTTGTTCTTAAACTTAAAATCAACATGAGGTGAAGTTGGCATAATTCTATTGTGATTAAAGTTAATTACTCGTTTAATTTATACCCTAGAGTATTGTACCTATACCTTAGGTACTTTTAACTCTAGCATCTCATTTTCGTTTTGTTCTAACAATCCAATAAGAACCGATATATCCTTGATAGGTGTAAGAGTACCTTCTCCCAAAGCTTTTTCTGGAAGAATACCGTCCTTACATACATAGGTGTATACCTTCTCAAGTATACCATGCTCTACATCTGGATGGTCATAATAATTACCAATTTCAATGAATAGGTTTCCGGTGGGAGCAAGCCTGCCCTTTTCCCATTCCTCTAAATCATTGAAGTATGGTCTCACGTATCCTCTAGCAGGTAAGCCAGTATATAAGATTGTATGTAGCAATCTCATATCTGCTTGTGTTTGAGAAACCAGATGTACATCTATGGTAATATCCTTAGTTTCATAAGGAAACTCTGAAGCTTGGTAATTACCATCCTCAAGTTTATCACCAATGATGTATTTATTCACACCAATATCTCCAGCATAATAACCCTGTAGTTCTATGGTTATTCTTGGGAGAGTCTTTGGGCCTTTTACTTGATTATTCCCTATACCAAAAAGTGGTATAAACTTCTTCATACCTTTGATTGCCTCTTGAAATCTTTTTTCGTTTTCTTGAGACAAAGGTAAGAAGTCTTCTGGGTTTAAGGTAAGACCCATTTCCAACATTGTACTAAGTAGAGAGATATAAAAAGTTCTTTCTACTATTTCTTCTGAGTTTACCATTAAAGTCCTAATCTAATATTTAATTGAACACTTTGATTGCCATTGTCATTAATATACCCATTATAAATTACCTGAATACCTCCAAAACCACTCATTATGGTTTGTAAATGACCAACACAATTTAATTCACTAACCCATTGAGTAGCAATATTTGAAGGATAATCGGTAAGCCATACTTTAAAGGGTATTGGTTCAGAACCAATACCTCCAGGGAATTGACCCTCTATTGTCTTACTTATATCGGTTATCTTAAATTGTTTTATAAATTTAGCAACTTGAATACCGTTGATAAGGTAGTACTGATAACCCTTTACATTACTAATCTGAGCAGTACTAGTATTTTGACCAAGATTTGGGAATGGTATATTCGGGGTTGGTTCAAAGCCATACTTAGTAGTTCTAGTACCTGGAGATTGAGTTATATTTAAAACTATCTTAGTGTTAGGTTCTTGCTGTAAGATAATCTTAACTATAGCAGTTCTTTCCAAGGGGTCATAGTTACTGGGGTTGTGATTTTGATTAGTAGATTTAGTTTTGATAGTAAGCTTACCTGCGGCATTAGCTTCTCCAATTTCTTGGGTTACCTCTAACCAATCGGATGAGCTTTCTAATTTCCAATCTACAGCACGGTATTCATCTTGAGGCTCATTATTTATAAACTTCTGTTGGTAACTATATACCCCTATTTCTAGAGTCTCACCCCTTTTAGTACCATCGAAAGTATGGGAAGTAGTTTCTGGAGTGATACTAAAATAAGTTCCCCAGGTCTCTACTATTTTAGGAGCGGCCTTTTGTACCAGAGTTACTTCCCTTTCTACACCCTGAACTACTACCTTGAGAACCTGCTCTTTTATATTATTCATGTCTTCGTTTACTGCCTTAGGCTTTACCCTAATAGTTGCAGTACCAGTTCCGGATAGTGAAGATATTTCAAAGTCTGCTGCCATTTTTAACTTTCCTTATTTCTTTTCTAACTTCATTTCGTATTTCCTTTTGTAAGGCAGCTTTTCCACCAGCAGCCTTAAATGCAGGATTCCAAAGAGGACGAGGTGGTAAATTACCATCTCTACTACCATACTCTAACATGATAGCTATCTGATTCAAAGTCTTTCTTGAAGTCTTACCAGTATAGGTAATCTTCTTAATTCCAATTGGCAAACCGACGAAAGTTCTTTTCTTACCTTTTACCAAAGTAACTGAACGAGCATATTGCCCCGTAAGCTTTAACATGGTATGGTCCCCATATTTCTTTGTATGGTCCCCATATTTCTTTAGGGTACCAGGAGCATGTGGTGGCCATGATACTCCTGAACCTCTTGGGGGAACACCCGTATTCAAACTTCGTCTTACTATACGAAGAAGTTGATTACCAAACTTTTCTGTACCTTTCGCATAGCCCTTGGTTAAGATACTTGGAGTTTTGGCAATCAACCTTTCTGCACGAGCTTGTTCTCGTTTATCTACGTATATTTCTAGAGGGCCAACTGGAGTCGATAGTGTAATATTAACCGACTTACTTGGCATAATTCTTACTGTTGTTTAGGTTTATCCAATCCCAGCTCCTGAGCAATTCTCTGTAACAGAGTCTCTTGAGTGGAGATTCGTTGGTCCATGTATTGACGGAACTCCTCAAACCCTGGAGCAGGTTTACTTGGAGCAGAAGGTGATTGGTTAATTGAATTGAGAATGTTATCGCATTCAGAAACAATTGCCTCAAACTTTGGTCGATTGTTAAGTATATTCAAGGCATTATGTTTCTGCATAGTAACCTCATTAATTATATTCACTACATCGGTAGTATAATATACCCCATTATAAATACCTTCATCAGATTGTGATGGCAAGTATATGGTGAGTTGTGATACCGAATCTTGGATTACCAATTCGACACTGTTAACAAAGCCGTCTTTAGCACCAGAGGCCATTGGTTTACTTTCTCCTACCTTTACGATTCTTGCTGTATCAAAGATAGGATAACCAGACCGTCTGTCTTTTTCTAATGTGAAAATCACTTCACCTTTCTGTACCTTTTGGAAAATCAATGTTCTAGTGTTGTAATTAAACCTATGCAATTTCGAATACATACTCATAGGTTATAGTTGCAGCACTCTGGTTAATATTAAGTGTTATCTCCTTACCGGATTCTGATTGAGTTACCGTTACTGTAGCAGACCTTGAGGATTCATTAGTGTTCTCATAAGTTTTAACTGAGAGCCCATTACCATCATCTACTATAATAACCATAGTCCAACTCGGTACATTTCGACTTGCTTCTACCGGATATATATCAGAGGTTTCTGTACCATTTATCACTTTCTTTTTATAAGAGATGAATGGAACCTCTTCAGTTTTTCCCAAAGCTGGATGAGTAATAGACTTAGAAGTCTGACTTCCAGGAGCACTCCCCCAATTAAAATAATAATTATAAGATACACTTGCACCGCCCTGAGTGATATACACATAATCGGAAGCACCTCCATAAGAAGCCGTAACTCTAATAGACCTACTACTTGTACTGGTATTCTCAGAAGCACTAAGTGTAGTACCAGATAGACTAAATCCTGAGGTACCATCGGTACTTAAACTTGGAGTAGCACTATCAGAGCCATCCCTTGTATTTGAACCCGAAGTATAATTCGCATATCTTGGTCTACTAGCACTTGGGTACAAAGTTACACTACCTCCAGTATTACCGATAGTATAAGAATTTGCCGTTAAGCTTACACTCCAAGAGCCATAGGTATACCCAGTAAGTTCGTTTGCTGCCTGGTATACTGGTACACTTACAGATTTGGTTTTACCATTTAGTGATAAGGTACCAGTAAGGGTTCCTACCTTGGTTCTAGATTTAACGGTAGTACCCAAAGAACTTGCACTAACTGCAGTACCATAACTAATGCTAGCACCGCTTGTAATTGTGCCACCTCCAGTTGTAGAACCATTCCATCCCCAAGTCTGAGAATATGATGGCATACTTGAGAATGAACTTCTACTTCCTCCACTTGCAGGTATATCGGATACACTTCCTCCACTGGCAGTGATTTCACTGTAAGTCCTATAACCTGCAGATTGAGAACAACTAATAGTTGCCTTCTTATTAGTTTCAGCTTGGGTTAAAGTTACGGTACCACTACGAGTACTGGTAGAAGTATTATTACCCATAGTTACTGAAGTACCAGTACCGGATATACTTCCTCCATTAGCTCTAGTATAAGTTAAAGAAATTTGGTTACCATAGTTATGACCATTCCTTAATTCTTGCTTGTATGAGGTTACAGTGAAAGTTTTAGTACCTCCAGTTGCCCCAAAAGACATAGAAGTGGGGTTTACACTAAATCCATAACTCCAAGATTGAGATGCAGCAGCTTGAGTAAAGGTTACTTTAAAAGTTTTACCAGATTCGTTCTGTGTAACAAGAGTATTGGAATCTGACCGAGAGGTTAATCCCAGATTCTCTGAAGCAGTCCAAGGAGGTACTTGATTACCGTGATTAGTTACCCATGTAGGTGTATTACTAATAATATAATTTACAGTAACTTCAGCTCCATTAGCTACTCCATCCCAATATTTCTGTTTCGTAGAAATAAAACCAAAACCCTGATTAGAAGAGCTGGGGTTACCCAAAGCATCAAAACTTATACTACTGTATCTAGAAGTAAATGTATACTTATAGGTTACCTTGTGTATATCTTCCAGCTTTACACATTCATTATTTCCATAGGAACTGGCATTGGATAGTTCCAACCCCACATAATTCTCCCCTGTTCCTGTCGAGGAGAGTGCTAACAATTCAGCCTTGGTAGGGCAGTCATTTCCTGTCTTACCAAGGCCTACTTTAGTTTTGACAGCACTCCAGGTTGCTATCTCTCCCATGATTATTTATTTTTAAGTTCTTGAATCTCAGCCTTCAAAGCCTTAATCTCATCGTAGAGAAGTTTAACACCTTCAATTGCCAAAGTTGACATCTTGTGATATTTAACTTGTTTTACGAGTACATATTCTTCTCCGTTGATTTCTAAGGTTTCGAATTCTTCTGGATTGGGTACCGTAGATTTCTCTACTGGAACTTCTTCCACATATTTACCAAAGCCTAAACCCTCGAGGTTCTGAGCAATAGTTCCCTCATCTTCCTTACCAAGCATACTAAATGACTTAGTAGGTATCTGGCAAATCTGGTCTAGAGTATGATTCAAATCTTTAATGTTATCTTTGAGTCGAATATCTGAAGACTCTTTCCAGAAACCGGAAGGAGCAGTAGTCTTAGCAAATACTACCTGGTCAGTAGTTGCCAATCCCAATTGAGCTCTAGTTACTGTATGAGGATTATCCTTTCTACCTGCATGACTATTGATAGAAGTCTGAGCAGTAGTACCTGCAGCCTTAGCATCAGCAATAGCAGTAGCTTGAGCAGTAGATACTGGCTTATCAGCATCAGAAGTATTATTAACATTACCCAATCCAACCTGAGTTTTAGTAACTGTATGAGGATTAGATTTATTGGCAATGTGATTATTTACCTTAGTTTCTAAGGCAGTTACATCTGAACCAGTATCGGCAATCAAATCGTCAACGTAAGTTTTCAATTCTGTACGAAGAGCATTGATGGCATTAGTTCTATTGGTAATCTCATTTGCCAACCCCTGTACGGTATTATCCAAGTTAGTCTTATCTGCTGCAGTCATTACACCTGCAGTAGTCTTAGTTGCTGCAAGTATATCTCTAATTAAATCTGTAGCACCTTCATAAGTCTTACCCTCTGCACTCTTAGTTTTATTATTAAGAGTAGCTCTTACATTAGTTGAATTATGGGTAAGAGTGAATCCAGTAAGAATAATTCCTGGAAGAGAACTATTAAAGGTATCATGAGCATTATCTTTTGCAATACGGGCCTCTTGTTCAGCTTCAATAGCATCTGGTAAGGTTTGATTAAGCTTTATTACACTATCGGCATCCATCAGACCAGCTTCTTTAGTAGTGGCTGGAGTTAGAGGGATTACCATCCCATCGGGTTTATCAATGTAATGCCCTTGACCATCCGTAGCAGAATAGTTACATAAGATAATAACATTACGCTTATTTTTGTTAGCTATTGAAACCTTACTAATTAAATTTTTAGGCATGCTAGATACCACATCCTCAAGATGCTTACCTCTACTACCTTCGAAAGCAGTACCTGCGATTTCCCCAATGATAAGAGACGAAGTATTACTGTCTACGAATTTAGTACCTGACCAACGGAATTGGTATGGAGGTTCACCATCGGCAACATTTATATAAATCTTACCAGATTCTCCAACTACGGGAGTTTGGTGACCTGCATCCGTATACAATTGAACATTAGTAAGACCTCCAGTGGGGCTTACATCATAGGTAGCATATACTTCAAGTACATCATCTACATATGAAGGCAAATGGTTAGCAGGTACTAACCCATTCCCATCCAATGGAGCAAAGCCATCAGCCTTACCCTTAGTTGCTACAAAGGCATCATGCTTAGCTTCTAGAGTGTTAATGTTATTCTGCAGTTTATTATCAAGGGCAGTGTCTGCCGCAGTTCTATCAGCAATCTCTTTATCAATCCTTGCACCCAATGCAGTATCAGCAGAAGTACGAGCAGTTGCTTCATCGTTTACAGCTTTAGTAAACTTGGTATCTAAAGCAGTATCTGCAGCTTTTCTATCAGCTACTTCTTGAGCAAGAGCGGCTTCTGATTTACCGTCCAAAGCTTCGATAGCATCTTTACGGTCCTGAACCTCTTGAGCAATAGCATTGGGTAATGTCTCATCCAGATTAACTTTATCTTGGGCGGTCATTACACCAGCTTTCTCTGTAGTAGCTGCTGGGATATAAGTAGTCTTATAATCTTCAGGCTCATGAGTATAAATACCCTCTTCTTTTTTAGAAGAGAAATTATGAGTTAAAGTAACATGACTGCTTTGTTGATCTACCTCAACTGGTTTATCATCAGATAAGATAATAATATTATCTGGTATAGAATCAAACAGCTTCTTATCTGCTGCAGTTTGTACACCGGCCTTTTCTGCAGTAGAGGCAGGCAATGTAATAGGATTCTGTTCTACTGTACCATCTTCAACTACGGTCTTAGTTGCAGCTATACCTACTGTGGTTTCATTAGGTGTTACTGCACCAAGGGCAAAGTTAGCAGTAGAAATTCTATCCAATTCTACCTTATCTTTCGCAGTCATAGTACCGGCCTTAGTAGCAGATGCCTGAGGCAAATCGAAGGTTTCTGTGGTATCGGCATTCAAACCGTTATCCTTAGTTACCGTTACCGTTACTTTATTAGCATCTGAAGCTGCAGAGATATCCGTCAGAGAATTGGGGTCTAATCCATCTAACTTAACCTTGTCTGCTGCAGACATAACTCCTGCAAGAGTTTGAGTTACCGGGAGTAAGTTCTTGGTAGCTTCTACTTCTTCACCATATTGGTTATTTGCATTATCCTTGGTTGAAGTCTTTACCTTGAAAGAAAGTTGGGTACCGGTTCTTGTTACAGCACTAACATCGGTAACCATGGTATCAGGCAAAGCATCAGAAGTACCTTCTTCAGCTACCAGTCTTTCTTCATGGTCATCGGTAATGTTAGTGAACTTATTATCTAAGGCAGTATCAGCATCGGTTCTGTCCTGAATTTCTTTATCGATACGTTTACCCAAAGCTGTATCGGCAGCAATACGGGCAGCTTCTTCTGCATCGATGTTATCCTGGAGAACTTTATCTGCGGCCTTTCTTTCCTCTCTCTCTGTATTTAAGTCAGAAGTATTCTGGTCAATCTTTGCTTCTAATCGAATATCCTCAGCTTTACGAGCAGCGATTTCGTTATTAAGCAAATCAGTAATTGCAGTATAACCACCATTAACATTATCTTGAATACCCTGGATTAATTCCAGGTTACGTTGGATATTGGCAGTATTCTGTGTTACCAGGGCATTAGTAGCATTCAGTGAAGTTAACAGTTCAGTCCGTGTTTCACTTACAAAAGTTCTCAACTCATTTACCGTAGTAGTAAGTGTAGTACTTAAGTTAGTGAAAGACTGTTGTAGGGTATTATCCCCTTGTTCACGCAGATTCTTTTCGGCAGTAAGCTTATTCTCCAACTCGGTAAGCTTAGCAGTCATTGTAGTTGCAAAGTTGGGATCATCTCCAAGAGCCTTAGCAATCTCTGCCAAAGTGTCAAGTACTTCTGGAGCAGAGCCAATAATTTTTTGAATTGCTGACTCTACTTGTTCAGCACTCTGGAAACCTGAATCGTTTAACAACTCAGATACCTTTGTGATATAGTTAGCATGTTCCTCAATGCCATCCAACTTAGCAAAGAGTAAATCAGTAAAGTCATTTGAAGAAAGTACCTTACCGTCTACCTTATCTACCTTCTTAGAATCTAAGGCTTGGTCAGCAGCAATTCTATCTGCCTTCTCTTGAGCCAAAGCATTATTGATAAGGGTATCTTGGTTAGCTCTTTCTGTAGCTTCCTTATCGATGTTATTCTGTAATTCAGTATCACCAGCTAATCGGTCATTCTTTTCGGTAAGGATATCTTTGTTGATACCAGCCATATCATCTTTATGATTCTGAAGGTTGGTATCAATCTTGGCCTCAAGAGAAGTCTCTTTGGCAATTGCTCGGTCTTTCTCTGCATTAATAGCAGTAGTATTAGCATTTACCTTTGCTTTTAATTCATTCATAGCATCGGTATTACCTGCCTCTAGAGAATCAATACGAACTCCCAAAGCATTATCACCGGCAATACGATTTTCCTTTTCTTGTTCAAGCTTAGTGTTAAGATTAGCCACCTCGGATTCCAAAGCCTGCTTAGTATTATCCAACTTAGCAGTGAACTCAGTACTCAAGGCTTTATCAGCTGCAGTACGGTCTGCTACTTCTTTATCAAGGTTTACTTGGAGAACCTGGTCAGCAGCAGTCCTTTCTACTCTTTCAGTGTTAAGGTCGATATTAAGGGTATCGATACGAGAACTCAAGGCACTATCTGCATTGGTACGGTCAACGATTTCCTCGTTAATCATATCCTTAACTTCCTTGTAGTTATCCCCTACAGTCTTAGTTAAATTTGTGATTGCCTCTGAATTTCTTTCGATATTATGTTGGTTAGTAGCGATTGCCGTAGTATTGGCATTTACCTGCTCGGTAAGCTCATTACGCAAGGTATTGATAGACTCTTGCATACTCAAAGCCAAGTCTGAGATACGCTGGTTAACATTAGCCAAACTTTGAGTATATGCTTCATCAGCAGTCTTTCTTTCGGCAATTTCTTTATCCAAGTTAGCCTGAATTGTGGCATCGGCATCTTTACGGTCTTGGATTTCCTTGTTAAGGTTATCTCTTACAACTCCAATAGCAGCATCACCAGTAGCAGACTTATTGTCTACATATTCTTTCAGTTTAGTTTCGAGAGCAGTGTCAGCATCCTTACGGGCTTGAACTTCAGCAGCTACCTCAGCACTGTTTGCCTCATCTCCTGCAATACGGTCTTCGATTTCTTGGTTAACCTGTTCTGTGATTGCAGCCAACTTCCTAGTGATAGTAGTTGCAAAGTTGGGGTCATTTCCAAGGGCATCGGCAATTTCCTTAAGAGTATCAAGTACCTCTGGTGCAGAACCGATAATCTTTTGGATAGCAGCATTTACTTCTTCTTCAGTTTGGAAACCGGCATCATTGATAAGCTGGGAGAGATGGGTAATATAGTTTGCCTTCTCTTCAATTCCATCAAGCTTAGCTTTGAGGATATCAGTAAAGTCATTCTTGGTCAAAGAATAACCTTCACGTTTATCTACCTTCTTAGTATCAAGGTCTTTATCCCCTTTTTCTCTAGCAGCAGCCTCGGCAGCAATGGCATTAAGTAATTGTTCTTTGTCTTCTACACCCTGCTCTTTTATATCCTCAATTTTATGTTCAAGAATTAAATCCTGAGCAGCACGAGTGGTAGCCTCTGAATCTATATTGTTCTGTAATACCTGGTCTGCAGCAGTACGTGCTTGAGCTTCTTGGTCAATTTTACCTTGAAGAGCATTGTCTGCATTAGTACGGTCTGTTACCTCTTTAGAGATTTCATTATGAAGAGCTTGGTCCTCAGAATGACGGTCTACCTTCTCTTGGTCAATCTTACCTTGAAGAGCTAAAGTATCAGCCTGGCGATTAGTGATTTCTTCGTTAATCTTAGAATCCAGTACAGTATCTGCGTTAGTACGATTTGCAGTTTCTTCTGCAATCTTTGACTCAAGGGATGCCTTATCATTGATATGGAGAGTTTTAAGGTCATTTACACTTTCCTTAATCTCATTATCGGCAGCAATACGTTCATCTTTTTCCTTTTGGATAAGATCCTTGAGTTCCTTCTCAAGTTCACCATTACCTTGATTTACCTTATCTTCAAGGTCTTTGATGTCTTCGGCATTCTTATCTACCTTCTTCTCAACTCGGTCGATTTCAGCTTTTAAGTCTGCCTTAACGGTATCAATCTTCTTATTGATTTGGTCTAACCCATATTCTAGGTTATCCTGAACTGCAGCTACTGCAGCACCCAGAGCAGCTTCGGCTTCCTTAGCACGATTAACCTCTTCGGTTAAAGCAGTACGAAGGTCGGTTAATTTATTAGTGATAGTAGTTGCAAAGTTGGGGTCATTGCCCAATGCTTCTGCCAACTCTTTAAGAGTATCAAGGGCATCATCAGCACCATCAACCAAATCACTAATCATCTGTTTAACTTCTTCCTCAGTTTGATATTTCAAATCATTCTCAAGCTGAGAAACTTTAGTGATATAATTTGCATGTTCTTCGATGCCATCAAGTTTAGCCTTCAACTCATCTGTAAAATCATTTTTCGATAAGTCGTATCCTTCTTTCTTATCTACCTTATTCTTGATAGAAAGTACGAAGGCCCAGAACTCATTTATGGTTCCTCCAAAGCCAGCTTTAACAAAGTCATCATAGTAACCCTGTAATAATCGCTGGTCTATTTCTTCGCAGGTATAATACTTACTTACATACATATTTTATAAAATTTAAGGATTAATTACTGCACGTTGACGACCCAGTAAGAATTCAGAATCGATATCCCTGAATGGTTCTCCCTCTGAACCACAGAAGGCATTCATTGGTACATCCGGATTTTCTGGGTCTACATCTCCACCGTCCTCAATATCTCCCCGTATGCAAGCATAATCAGGAAGCCTATTTACACGGAACTTTATTACCTGGCCTATACCAGGATGAGGTATTATTTTATCCCAGATATCCCCGAAGTAATCTTGAAAGCAGGTGACAAATTTGTTTCCGGTCATCGATTGAAATGCCGTTACATCATTGCCATTACCTTTCATTTCAATATGAACTCCAGAGGTACCATTGAGGATAACCAGATTACTATCAAACCAAATTCCACTGTTTGTAGTAATTGGTGTCCACCTCAGTACTAACATCTTTGCCATATACTTTATTTTTATTCTACAAATTCAACTTTGGTATCTCGGTCTCTCTTTAGGATAATCATGAAAACTAAAGCCTCATCCTTTGCCTGAGCAGTCTGAGTATCTCCAGAAGGCTTATACGTTATACCATTAATTACAAACCTATCTTGTTCCCAATTAAAATCCCAATAACCTTCCGGTGTAAGATAACCGATTTGTTCTATATAAGATTTAGAAATTAGTATTGATAAGTTTTCATCATCCAATTCTCCTGAAATAGTTGCCTTATTGATAGGCCAGTTTCTGAAAGCATTATAGTAACATAATGCCTCGATTTGGATGTTATAATATTTAGGTATACTGTCTTCGGCATGACTGAGAAGCTGATTAACATGTTTGGCCCAGGTTATGGATTGCCTACCAGCATCCCAATCTAAGAAGTCAGTGATAATTTTCTTGTATCTATCCCAAGAGCGGTTCTTTACCATTCTCCAGGGTTCTTTTGTCATAACTTAGTTAGAATTGATTTCTTACCACCTTTCACTGGAGCACTTGGATTTGGCCCATCTAATACTCCAGGTTGCCTTCTGTTAACTACTTTTGGGACTACGGTTCTAAATACTTCATCACAGAACGGTAAGTAGATTTCCAATCGTGAAGCTAACATACAAAGGTTCTTCCTTAATTCATCTATTAATCCACCTGGTTGCATTGCTTGAGAAAGTGTTTTCCATAGGGAACTTGTAGCATCTGCCAAGGTATCATAATATTGCACTTCAGTAGGCCCAGTAGTGATTTGTTTAATCCTATCACCTCGGGCAAGTTCGGGTTTAGAAGTACCATCACCAGTTTGTTCTTTGGTAGAAGTTAATTGACTTAGATATTCTGAAGTACTTGTTAATAGATTAAGTATCTTCACATTGAGAAAGTCCCATGCTGCCAATTCCATTATTAATTGGTTTTCTAGTGCTTCATACCATAATTCATCAGTATACTTATCTGCAGGAATTTGGTGATTTACTAGAGGACCAATATAATATTGCCATTTGGTGATGTAGATAGATTTATCTTCCCTGGTCATTCCCTCTGATATCTCTGAAGGAATATAGTGGTCGATTAAGTTATATATTGTATCGGCTAATGCCGTATGACCATAATCACAAACTACCAGAGTCTTATCTACGGTGATATCTAAACCATTAGAGTTGGTTACATGTAGGGTTACTGTATAGAAACCGGGAGTTTCATAAGAATAGGAAACATGTCTTCCACCATTGAAAACCTCTCCCTTATCATCGCCAAAGTCCCAGTCAAAAATGGATTTGGCCGGGACTTTGGATATGACTCTGAATGAAACTTCCAGACCTGACGTAACGTACAAAAAGTCCAGATTGTTATTCATATTAGTCTGTCTTATGTAATTTTCATATATTACCCTTTAGAAGAGGATTCGAATTCTTCCAGCAAAGCCTGAATAAGTGTTTCTACTGTATCATCTTTCTCGGCAACGATTTCATGAAGACCTGCTACCAGTTTCAGTTCTTCCAGGGAATAGCCCTTTGCAAGTTTTTCAAGAGTCATGCCTTTCTTGAACTGAGCATTCAGTCTCTTATCCAACTTTTCGATGTCGGCCTCTGAATACTTTTCGATTTCTGATTTATCAGCAATGATAATCAGATGGCCAGAGGCAATTGCCTTCTGAATCTTTGGTGCACGGAATTGACGACGAGAGAGTTCCTTGTCTTCTCCTCTACAAACGGTAATACCAGTTGATTGGTCATGAAAACTGTAAGCTCTTGGTCCCACAGTTACTGTATATTTATCTTTAGCCATATTTCCTAAGATTTAAAAATGATTAAAGAGAGGATAGGTCTTTTTAGTTACCTACCCTCTCAGGGAATTTATATAGATGAAACCGGACGTCCCTTATTATTCTAGGTTAACCATCAAATATGGGTCTACGTTCATGAACTCGGGGAAACCGAATTCTGAGAACTTCTTGTCAGCAGCCAGCAACAGAGTTGCATCCTGGTACATCTTAGAGAAGCCAGTAGTCAAGCTTGCATAGATTGCCTGAGTCTGGTTAGAAACGATTCTTTCAGATTCAAGCATCAACTGACGAGCAGTAAGCTTAATCAAGGCAGCAGATGTATCAATCAACAGCAACTGTTGGTCGGGTGTACCCGGGTGAATGTAGAAGTCAGCATTCTTGGGAACAGGAGACTTAACATTCAGGGTAGCTTCTGTAGTACCAGAGTGACGATCCTTGAATTCCGGCAAGTTCAGCATTTCGATTGCCTGGTCTTCACCACCAATCATAGTTTGGAAGTTACGTCCCATACGAGCAGCACGTACCCAAATATGCAGAAGGTCTTTGTAAGTGATACCATTAGTTGTTTTGTATACACCGATTACCGGGGCAGACTCAGAGCCATCAGGGTTGTTACCATTGATAGCAACGTCCATAGCCAGAGTATCCAGAGCATAACCCAACTGAACGCCAAAATCACGAAGGTAGATTCCCAAGACATCGAGCGAAACATAGTTACGAACTTCATCAGTAAGTTTGAAACCTTTTCCGATTTTGAAGAGGCTAACTGATTTCTGTCCGAAGCTAACATCACCCAATGGGATAGTTTCTGCCTCATTAACCTTTGCAGGGGCAGCATCCGACATGTTAACCATTGGCATGATTGCTTGTAAACCATTGATGGGTTGATCAGATGCAATGATGTTCGGATAGAACGGAGCCTGGCGCATACCCAATGTGATAGCAGCACGGATGATTTCCGGAACAATCCAACGAACATTCTGTTGAGGCATTGTAAAGATGTTCTGCATCGTGTCCACTTTTGGATTGATGCCCATCTTTTCAAAAAGTTCATCTTCTGAAATACCCCATTTACCGGTAACCAATTCTCCAAAAGTTACCTCTACAGGCTTCTTGTCCTGTGAACCGGAACGAACAGCTTCCAAGCTTCTTACCATTTCCGGCAGCTCATTCATAAAATCCTGAGCCTTCAACTTTGTAATATCTATTTTATTTTCCATAACTTCTTTTCTCTTATTTGATGAGTACTTGAATTACCTCATTTGCCTCTTCTGCAGGATTAAGGGCAATGAACTGGGATGAAGTTGCTTGGTTAGCTTTTACGAATCTATCGTTAAGCAATGTTCCATCGGGAGTTACATAGCCAGCTTCGATATTTCCGTTTGATACCCAGTTACAAATCATGTAACCTTCCATAGCTACTGTTACCTCTACCGGGAAATTTCTTTGAGGTTGATAAGCAGGGTTAACGTTATCCGTTACTGCTACACCCAAATAAACTTGAGTAGCTACATCAGTGCAAGGGTAAATCAAACCTTCTTCATTCAAAGCTACTGGCATACCCTGTACGATTTTCTCTCCAGCTTTAACATTGAAAGCCTGGTGCAATTTGTGTGACTCACTTTTGTAAATCACCGCTCTCGGGGTTCTTTCCCCAAAGAGAGTAAGTTGCTGAGGGTCGTTTACGATTTTAGTTTTTTCCATAACGCGGATTATTTATATTAGTTATTTGATTTTGTTTCGATACAAGTTATCGATTACATTCTTAGTACTCGGAGATTCTGAATTCCGTTGGGTATCAGTACCCTGGGTTCCAGTTTTACCCTCGGTATCATCCTCAGCAATTGAGGAAGCACGGTTGACGTCCTTAGAACCACATTTTGAGCAAGTGAGAGGGAACTTCTCTTCCAAGCGAGCTTGGTAATCCTTTGTCAAGGAAACAAGAGTAGTAATACCAGTAGTCTCGGCATTGAGCATCGTAACGATTGTCTCATCTACCTTATCACCCATCAACTTCTTGTAGGTTTCTACGGCATTTTCACGTAGAGAAGCAATGTGATTCTTTCCTACGGTTGCCATTTCCTTCAAGTTAGCTACTTCGGCATTCAAGTTGGTAATCTGTTCCGTAAGAGAAGTTTTCTCTGTAGTAAGATTATCTACCGAAGTTTGCAATTCGTTTCTGGATGATACCAAAGTCTGAATGCAGGCAATTACATTTTCCTGATTCATCTCTTTACCTTCTTCCAGGGTAAGCATGTTATCCCCAAAAAGGCTTTCAAGAAATTTTTGTAATTCGTTCATGTTATCTTTATTTGAATGATTATCATTGGCATCATTATCATTAAAAGAACCCTGAGTATCGTTCTTTTCTTGATATGATGTTAAATCTGATTTATAATCAGTAAAGAAGTATTGCTTCGATTTATCATCTCTATACTCTTCATAGGATGCCCAAGTTCTTTTGGCAAAGGTTGGGTTAATGATTTTACCATCCGAGCCAATTTTCTGGGCAAATGAATCAGCACCATGTGAAACTAGTGAGGTCTCAAGGTAACGAACAATTTCAGTAACCATTCTACGTACCATAACTCCCTTAGAGTCATAAGTACCCAGTTTCTGATAAAATTCGTTATCTTCCATTTGGGGATGGGATTTATCCCACTTAAATTGTACAGTAACTGAATTACTATGAATTGAAGGTGGCTCCATAAGGATGCCTCTAGCAATTCTTGGGTTTGCCTTACCATCGATTTTCAGAATACCGTTGATACCAGCGGGTATAGTAAAGCTACCGTCTTTATAGGATTCCTGCCACATTACTTGTGATACAGCACCAATAGCATTACCAATGTTGGTTTCATGGTCACAGTTTACTGTTTGACCAAGCAACATCTTCATAGAAGCCTTTAGTACTCCGTTCTGTCCAAAGTCTGTCGGGTTCCAATTCTTAGATACAATCGTTTCTGAAAGTAATCTGAACATTGGTTCGATAAACTCTTCGTCCTTAGGAGTTAGTTCCGATTTGTCTAGGTTGGGATAGTAAGTATTATAATCTATATCCCCTCCCCAAAACCCAAATTGAGCAATGGAATCCGGTGTAGGATTTTTCCATTTGTAATAATTCTCTGAGAAAGCCTTGGCTCCCACTGCTTCTGGGATATACCCAGCCATAATGGTATGGCCTTGACCTATCACCATAGAATCAAGATGCTCTTTGTTTTTCTTTGTAAATTTACTCATCTTGCTTTAGTATTTTGGTCTCCTCGAGAAGGAGCCGGGTTATTCTTATCTCTTGACCTACGAGCAGATTGGTTTTTATCATCTTGCCTTTGTTTCTTCTTAGTTCCTTCTTGTGGGTCTATATTACCTCCCTTAGCAAATTGGTCCTCAAGTGAAACTCTTGGTTCTTTCTCATCAGGAGAATCATAACCCATTGCCCAAGCATATTGCTCTTGACTAATGATACCAGCCTTATACAATAAGTCAAGGTTCTGTATCTTATACTGAAGACCTTGTTGGATTTTAACTTCATCAGAAACTGTAGAAGTTCCCCAATCAATCTTCATCCCCTTATTATTAAAGCCTGCCAGACGCAGTTCTAGAGAATAAAGTCGGTCTAATACATAAGCTACAAGCATTTGGATATTTTTTAACTGGCTAATCATCTTAGACAGCATTATACCAGTTGCACCTTCACCAGTAGTAGATGATACCCCAATGATAGAGCCATTAACTCCCAACCCATTTGCTACAGATTGTTGGTTCATATTCCAAGGCTTCTCGATATTACCGAGCTCCTTAGTAGTAGAATTTAGTTTGAATTCATGGTCATCTATGTAACCAGCAACTACCCCATCCTTCATACCCTCTTTAACATTACGTTTAAGGATATTGAGTTCATGGTATAATCTGGATTCATAAGCTTTGATACTCTCATTTGGCCTTTGTGGAGATTTCTGCATCTTAGCTTCTAAGAAACCCACCATACCACAAATCTCCATGATATGTTTGAAGTTAATCTTCATATCATTCTGACCCTTGAGAGAATCTAATGCTGGCATAAATGGAGGAACTCCATAAGGTTCATCGGTATCATTGAACATACCAACATAGAAGTAGGTTTCTGGGTTAAGCTTAATGTAATCTTGTTGCTTAACAAAGAAATTCATATTCTTTTGGTAAGGAGCATACACCCCATTTAATTCACGTTTAAACTTGATGTGTTCTGGCTTAAGGAATAATACAGTAGCCAAACCATCAAGCTTATCATTTGGTACTCCTTCTACGGATATTGCCCCACTTACAAGAAGTTGAACAATCATTTTATTAACTAAACCATCTATACCAGCAGTATATCTGGTCCATCCCTTGGTGGCTTTCTTAAGATGTTCTCTCATCTTTGAAGCCTCTTCATCGGTATTATTAGGGAAAGTTACTGTATGACTGGTGTTAGCTAACTTAAACATATCTTGCAATGCAATGCCCATATCAGGATTTACCTTATATAAATCCCGAATTAAAGGTATCACATCAACACGAAAAGAGGGTTCAACTAATTTAGTCAACCCTTGTAATGATGTAATTAAGTTATCGCTATCATCGTCAACTGAAACCCTACCAGGCGAAATCGATGTGGCAGGCTTCTCCTCTTTATTAGAGGATGTACCATTCTTGGGAGGGTCCTTCTTACGTCCCCAACCCCAACTAAAATTGAAGTACTTTTTCATCTTGGTTGTACGATTACGTTAGTTTTTCCTTTCCTTATGTGATTACATATTGCTTTTCCAAAGATATCATCATCGGCATATACATCTCCTTCAAGGTCTACATCTACAGCTGAATTGTTAGCCCTATGTTTACCCATTGCAACAGGTCTACCTAAACCATCATAAATGAAGGTATAAGCTTCTTGTACAAAGAATGGGTCCTTAATGATTACGTGATCTAATCGAATATCTTCTTCCAAGTTTTCTATTATCACTGAACGATTCTTTTGGGTGGTTAACCAACCAGGGGATTTATCCATTTCAGGTCTACTTTTACCTTTTTTCTTCAGCATCTTCTGGTAGTAGTAAAGGTTAGGGTAGCCTTCATCTTGAAGCTTAGAAGTTACTGATAAACCAACGTCATTGGATTCTGGAGCTATTACTGCCCAGTTAAACAACTTCCCAGTATCACCAAGTAACTTAGCATAAGCTCCCACTGCCATTCTTCCCTTATATACTACTTGTTCTTCTCCTAGCTTATCCATACAAGTAAATGAAGAGTAGTCAGAAGCTCTACCAGTTGAAACGTCTGCACCAATGAAATATTCTTTATCTGATTCGGGTTCACAGAATTGTCGGTATTGACCATTAAATCTCTTCTTAATAACTGGGTAATCACTAAGGCAGTCTTCGATAGCTTTAATATCGGCTAAGTCGAAGACTGTATTACCAGATGATAAGAAGTCACCATCAATTTCTTGTGCAGTTCGTTTTGCTCCCAAAGCAGAAGACATTTGGTTATACCAATTGATATCTCGTTCTGGGTGCATTTGCCAGTATAATCGAATTGGGTTAAAAGGATTACCTCCTGCAATGGCATCTACCCAAGTTGAGTGATAGAAATTACCAACTCCATAGGGAGTGGAATTGACGATGGCAGCTCCACCAGTGGAAAGAGTAGGAAATGCAGCAGCCCAAATTTGAGCAGCCCATCTTACTACTGCTGCCTCGTCAATTACCAGAAGAGAAAGGGATTCCGAACGACCGGCTTCGGATGATGTCGGAATTGATTCAATAAATGACCCATTATCAAATTCTATCATGGAAGCAGAACCGTATTCTCCAGCTCTACCATTGATTATGGGAGTTTGAAGGTACCATGGAAGATTCTTGTACATGAACTTAATCTTCTTAAGTACCTTCTTAGCAGTTGTGTCTTTGATAGAGATAATGTTTATCTTTTTGTTGGGATGGTACATCGCCAACCAAAGACAGTACATAGAAATAAGTTCTGTAATCCCTGCCTGACGAAACTTAAGGATGATATTGAATCGTTGGGCAATGAAGTTGTAGAGAACCGATTTTTGAAATGGGTATAAATCGAATCTTACCTTTCCTCTTACTGGATGTATCACATAGCAAAAAAGGCTAAAAAAGAAAACATCACTAGAAACTCGGGATAGGTTTGATAGTTCTTCCCGAGTTAATGTAGTTCTAGTTTCTGAGATAGTCTTTGCCATTACTTAAAAGTTATACGTTATTTGAAATTCGATGTCAGTACCTATACCAGATTTTATCTTCGGATAGTAAAAGGTATTGACTCCGAATTTGTAATTAAATCTCTTAGTCTTGATTGAAAGACCAGCTCCCATATCGAAGAGATTATTGAAAGGTCTATATTTGCCGTAAACATAAGGCTTAAGTGATAACCTTGCAACTTTCTTTCGAGTTAATTGACCTTCATACCAGTTGTAGTTGTACTTATCTAAATCGATTGGGAATAGTCTAGTTGAATAAGTGTTAGTCTCCTTATTGAACAGACTTAAGTTCAACTTATCTTTCTTCAAAACGATTTGAACCAGGGAATCTTGGTTACTGATAACTGGCTGCCTTAGCATGGAATCAGGAAAGAGAGTTGGCTGCTTATTATCATGAACTAAGATTTTACCTGGTTCAATTTTTTCAGAGTACTTCTTCTCTGGTTTGAAGGGTTTCTCTGTGTATACTGTATCTGGGATTTCATTGACCGCTAGTTCCAGGGAATCAACCTCTCGAGAAAGTTTGTAATTCCTGAAGCAAAGGTAAATAGTAAATCCTAGAAGTACAATAAACAAGGCATTCTTAAATGTCTTCATACTTGATGAATTTCTTAATCTTACTCTTCAACCAATAACGTTCTACTGGACTTAAGTTTGATTTAATAATGTGGAACTTGAATTGAAAAGTGCTTTTGGTTTCAATAATCTCAAAACGTATCGAAGGTAAATTCCGATAGATAATCCGAAAGAACTTGATAATGTTGTTAATGTTCAATTCGGTAATTGGGTACTTTGCATTAATCATTCTCATAATTCGGTGTATTAAGTTTTCAAATCGAAATAGTCGTACGCTTTAATGATACTATCTATTCGGTAATCGCTAAGCGATTACCTTTATCGAACGAAGTGAGATAATATCCAAATATACTACTTACGATATGATATATGAATAGCTATATACGCAGATAAATATATAGATATATATACGTAGTATATTATATATCTATATATTTCAAGGCACCCCAGAAACTTATATATAAGACTTTATATATAAAGCTGAAACTCACGGTTCTTGGGTATTTGCCTTTTTGAGGCATTTTTTGAACCAAATCCCTACCTCATAAACCGAACCCTTGGCAATTGTGTACCTTGCCTTGTTAAGCCAATAGTGGTAATCCTTAAAATCCTCTTCGAAGGTATCACCATTTTTGTGAAGGTAAATTTCGAATTTATCTGGGAAACCCATAATTGCCTTGAAGTCTTCGATTCCCAAAGGGTAGCCATCGGGTCTAAATTGCCTATCTGCAGGTCTGAGAGTTAAGGGAGGTTTATCATACTCCAATCGATACACTCCTGGAAGAGTACTCATCTTTGCAGTTTTGATAGGCCACTTCTTTTCATTCTTGAAATCCCTAACCCAGAGCCTATGTATCTTTGCTACTGTGAGATTCTTCTTCTCTGGAAGCTTTCGATAATCATACATTGCCAGAGTTTTACTCATAAACGGAATTTGGTTAGTATTATTTTTCTGAGAGAATGTGAGTGGTTTAAGTAAATTTCTAGTAGTTGTTGGAGTTTTTACTTGAAATACTTCATCAAAAGCATTCAAGTATTTCTTACCAGTCTTTTTATGTACTCCAATGATGAGTAATCGCTTCCTTGACTCCTGGGAGTTTCCGTAATCTAAAACTGACCTTTCGTGAAAAACTAATTTATAGTCTTTGAATGTTTCCTCAAAGAAATCCTTGGGAAGCAGTGTTAGCAGTCTTGGTAGATTTTCTATAAGAAATATCTTAGGTTTATACTTGAGTATTGATGCAATTACTAGATTAAGACTACGGTTATCTTTTGGATTGCCTAATTCTTTTACTTTAGATAACCTCATTACTGAGGCTGCTCCACAATCGGGGCTTGATATAATTATGTCTACTTTCTCATTGAATTCTTGTAAACAAAAGCCCTTATAGAACGGTATATCCCCAAAGTTTAATTCCCATTGTTCTTCGCCTGGAGTGTGGAATACTCCCCTTATCTCTATGTTCCCTAACAAATTTTTCTTAAAAGGGAACAGGAGTGCACCCTGTCCAGCGCACACTCCCAATACCCTTAGTTTCTTCATTTCTTGTAGCTTCTCAATTTAATGTACTTAATCCAAGCAAATGGCTTACGGTCTTCCAAGTAACTCAGATACTTATCATTGTTGTGGGCTTCTTCTTCGAAACTTACATCATGATATCTTTCGTTCTGTTTATTCCACTTGGCAAAGCACATGATAATTAGGTATTCAATAACATACCAAAGGTAGAAGAATCCAAAAGTCAGAGCCACTACCCACCAAAAGGATATACCAAATGATAACCAGAGTATGATACCAAGTACTAAACCCACTATACTACATTCAATCTGTTGTACCTGATGAATACGTTCATGATTGATATCATCGGGTTTACACTCTTCTACTTTGTGTTTGAAGAATGAGTTATACACCAGAGTAATTGCTTTGTAACTGGGGAAAAGAAATACTTTTGCTACCCAGCTGTTAAAATGACATCTTTTCATAATTTACCTTTGAAGTTTTCGTAAGCATTTCTTAGTTTTTGGTCGTAGGCATTCTGGGCATACCCGGGACCATTGTATTTTCTGGCAAAGCCAGCCCAGTCCTTTTCTTTGAGATTACTCAAACAACCAGAGTTTTTCATGAAATAATACATGAGTTCTAGTTGATTTGCATGAGATTCCGACACTTTGTGAACAAATTCGAAGACATCTTTACACCCACAGAGGTTGTGATTGAAACCCATAATCTGGAACATACCCCAACTTGCAGACTTCAATGCACATTCTTCGTCAATTTCTTTGGCTAATTCGAGTCTTTTGTACTCGTGTACACCTCCCAAGTACTTCGATTTATCCCATTTAGGGAAGAAAATCGTAGAATATCTCTTACAAAGGTAAGCTAAATCTCTGTCAGGGAATTTCTTATGTATTTCTTTGTACATAATGTGACCCTCGAAGAGAATTTGAGGTCTACCATCAGCTAAAAACCCATCTCTACCTGCGGCTTCTACCAATTGAACAGCTTTCAATAGAGCAGGTTCTAGACCTAAGCGAGTAGCAAGGTCTTTAATCATCTCATTTGTTAGTTTATCCATAACTTATCAGTTTTAATGGTTCAATATTAGTAACGAAAGTATTGCTTATAACCCATTTTTAGGATGTTTCGAGGTTCTATTATCATATATAACTTATAAAATAATGCAATATGGACAAGAAAAATGAATGCCAGATATGTGGCAAACCCCTTAACTTAGAGGAATTTGATGAAACTCGGGAAATCCCTCAACTTATGGCAAGAAAACAAGTTTGTTTTCAATGTGCTTTTTGGTTTAATCGATTAGCTTATGATAAAGAGCTTGAGAAAGAGGGTAAAATTGCCGTAATTACTCCCGATTATTCTCATTGGATAACGAGAGTACCGGGAAGTATTTTAATGGTACCTTCTGCTTTTGGTGGTATTTACCAAACTAAACTCCAACCAGTAAACACTCTTGGAGTTATTGATGAAGACCAAGAGAAACTTTTCATCATACGTTATAATAACATTGCTCATCAAGGCACTATACCAGAACATCTAAGAGATGCTTTTAAAGTAAACGGAATATTTCTATCTCCACAGGAATACAAAATGCTAGAGGATTACCGGGGCAATGCCTATGAATTTATTAAAAATAAAATAGATAATGCAATAAACAAAGAATAATTTCGTATATTTGCATAAAGAAAATTTCTAAATAAAATAGATATGAAAAAAGAAAAGAAAGAAATCAAAAAGCTCAAAGAAGGTGATGAAGTTATCTTCGTATTATCAGGAAGAACCATCACAGAGAAAGTAACAGTAGAATCTATTGATAAGAAAGGTGGATTTGCAATGCTTAGTAACCGGGTAAAAGTTGCAAGAACTCTCGGTCCAGATAATACATATCCAAGATTGGATGGGCAAAAGGGGGAAGTTCTTCCTATTACGGAAGAGAATGAAAGAATATTCCTTGCATACAAGGCTTATTTCTCGATTAAGAGAAATATAGAATTCCTTGACAAGGAAATAAATGGTATGAAAGATACAGATGCTTTCAATATGATGATTGAATTTGATAAGAAACTTACCAAGATTATTAACAAATACTTCAGAGAACAATGATTACAGTATTAGCTATAATTTACTTGGTATGTTTGCCATTCATGGTATTTTTTGTAAGGGCTTGCTTGGATTATTTACCCTATACTCACAAAATACACTCTCTCGTTTTATTCATCTCGGTATGGATAGTATTACCTCTATTTCCAATTTATCTATTAATCAGATACATAAAATACAAATTACTATGAGATTCTTTTTTGATAGAGACGGTGATTATGCTGGGACATCAATGCAAGGGTGGGAGATACTTCTCCTACTCTTATTCCCAATTACATTAATAATCTTCTTCGTATTCTTACCTTTCTTCATATTGTATAAATATGATTCTAGAGAAGAAGATAAAAAATACGAAGAAGAACATCCAGAAATACTAAAAGCAGATTCTTATATTACCTGCTGGTATCCCTGGCATAGGTATTCTGTTGCATATACACTGGCTCTTATATTCTGGGTAATTGCTTTTATAATTGGGATATTATCTTAATACCCGTATTAAGTTGGCTTTGACTTTGACCTACCCAATAAAAATTCAAATCTAATGGATATTTTTTAGTGGGGTTAAACCTACTGGAGAGTATAGGAGTATCATTGCTAACAGCAGGGGGCATTGAAATTCTTGTAAGAGTATAGGAACCCAATCCAGTTGTTTTTGTTGTAAAGTATGAATTACTTGGTAAATCGTAGTTAGGACTAAAAGCATTACCATTCTTATCGAGGCAGGACCAAGATAGCATGTCGTAATTTGCGGGGTACATACTCATACTAGAAATAAGGACATTAATAGCATATCTATTTTGATTTACTATCCAATTCTTATATAGGTCACCATCAGCCATAGATCCATTTTCACCACTAATATTGGTGGTAGTATAAAAAAAAACATCTACGTTTTCTCCATAGAGGAGCATAGGATTAAAACGTATTTCCCAGTATTCGGGAGTAGTAATCTTAAGATTAATTCTATTTCCAGATTCGTTTTGAGTAAGTACACAAGTTCCAGAAGTACCATTGGCTAATGCCGTAATCTGAATCTCATTGTTACTCTTGTCTTCTTCTAAAAGATAGTCAGAGTTATTGATGCTAGCAGTATATCCAACCCCAATAACTCCGGACGATTTGCCATTTACATATTTAGTTTTCTGGGATTGGATATTCCATCTCTCAGAGTTACCACTATTGATGGTAACAGATACATCTTGGGTGGATCTCTCCACTGCTCTAAAGTTTATTATTTCCATATATTCTTTTAAGTTTGGTTTATAGAAAGAACTTTGATATTGTAATCTGCCAGAGGGATAAGGTGGATGAGAGCCAGGGATGTTTTATTCCCTGGTTTCTCTGTGTGTTATGTGGGCATGTGTGGTGTGGGATATCTTGGCATGCCTCTAATACGAGGTGTCAAAAAGTTGTGGTACTAAAATGTGTATTTGCCTTTAAGGTACCCCTTAATGCGAAAGCCTAAAATCGTGGGGTACTAAATGGGGAGTACGGTTCCGTTAAATTTAACATTTGAAAATAAAAATTAAGGGACAAAGTTTTTATTTGTCCCTTTGCGCTTTCTAATTATCTACTAAATGATTGTTTAAATTTTCTTTAAATTGTTCGTTTAAACAATAACATAAGTATAATAAAAAAGTTTTAAAAGAAAATTTTTTATAAATTGTATATTCAACTTCATTTAAAGAGTTCATGCTTATTTGTTCAATCAATAGAAATTGCTCTACATTAATTAATTGAAAAGTTTGTACGTCAATAATAGTAGATATTATTCTATAATTTGATTTTAAAAGAATATAAACTACATATAAAGCACTAACAAAAATAGCTAATAAGATAACAAACAAAATTAATAACATAATAATTTTATTTTTATGATAAGGAGTAAAATTTTACTCCTTATCTGATTTTGTTTTATTTCATTGATTTTTTCACGATTTCGAGACCTTTTATCAATATCTTTTTCTTTTCTTCTTTAGTATTTTCGCTTGCAATCGAAGAAAAAGAAAAATCGTTTAAAACATAGACTTGCTTATAAAAGTCTATAAATCCCTCGATTAACTTTTTATCAGCATTGTTTGCAATCGTAGAAAGAAAGTTAAAAGTAACGTTTCTAAACTTTTTTCGTAAAGATTTGATTTGTTTTTCGTTTGCTCCCAAAAACAACTCTTTTTTATAAATTTCTGTTTTTGTTCCTAAAGCTGTTTTAAAAAGTCCTTGATTTTTTTCTTTTACAGAATTTAAAACATCTAAAGCAATCAAACTATTTGCTTTGCTGTTTGCACTTGCTTTTTCTGCACTCACTTTATTTACTTTTGTTGTCATAATAAAAACGCTTGAATATTTTATTATTATTATTTTATAACCTTTTTGATAGATATTCAAGACTTATTAAACTATCTAATAAGGTTTGTTTCATTTCTGTATTGCAAAGATAAGAACTATTTTTTAATTAGCAAAATTTTTAGAGAAATAATTTCTTAAAAAGTTTTAATTAAAAATTCATTCAAATATCGCTTTATCTTTTCGACATTGCAAAGATACGGACTTTATTTTAATCTACAAACATTTTCAAGAAAAATTTTTGAAAAAATGAATATTTTTATTTTCAAAATTATTTTTGTGAAAAATCTATAAATTCAAAAATTTATTGCACCCTAAAAAGGACTTAATTTTTGCACTTAATTTTGGAGGTTCACAAGGGAAATCTTCGCACGCCTTGTAGTGGGCATATATGATATGTATAAGGATATTCCTATATGGCCTATGCCTGTCCTCTTGAGAGTGTATTATATACCTGTATATTGAAGGCCATTAATCGACTAAGGTGATAAAGAATTAAGGCCGATTAGCTATATCCCTATTATTGCCCTCTATAAACCTATTAGGTCCTAATTCAATAAGGCCATATAGGGACTATGGTAAGCCTATAGAGATTAGGATAGCCTATAAGGGCTTACTAAGTTAGCGTAAGTAAAACCCCAGGTACCTAAGTTAGGCCTGGGGCAATGTAGTTAATCCTTGAATAGGTAGAAGGTAATACCATAGGCCTTGTAGGTATCCTCGGCAGTATCGGTATCAGCCATAGGTTCCTCTTCGAGAGAATTGAAGGTAAAGAATTCATCGTCGGTATTATAGTATACCAGAATTTCGGTTACCTTAAAATCTTGGATTAGATTAGTTAGGTGTTCGAAGTAATCGGTCTCATCGTAGTGAAAGTCAGTGATAGAATTATCGTAAGTATTAGCGATATACTGATACCAAGGATAATATGGGTCATAAGTGCAAAGATAGGCTAGCAATGAATTAATGATTGCCTGAGGATTCTTCTGTCTGAAGGATGCTTGGTTTGAATTTGATTTCATATCGGTATATTTTTAATTATTAATACTTTATTTTTCTCTTATGCAAATATAGAAATAATATTTTAAATATGCAAATAATGCTGGGGTACCTTTAGGTTAATTTGCCTTAATCTCTGGGGCCATGAATGGAGATTGCCTTAATCCTAATTTGCTTAATCCCCATCCCCTACCTATTGCTTATTATATATATATAATACTAATAAAGGTACTGGGGCTCTAGGCAATCTGGGTACCCCTAAATCACAAAATTGTCCTAGAGTTCTGCAAATATCCATAATATAATTACTAAGCAAATAAATTACAGAGTTACTAGGAATATTACCTAAATATGCCCCATGAAAGCCTTAAATCCTATAAACCATTTAGCCCTAAAACCTAATATCCTATTTACCTAACCCCAACCTATATGTATTATATAATACATAATATAATAACTTGGTGAAGGTAATCAAGGTAAATTGTGATGGCCATTAATCGACGATGTACTAAAGCTATACTACCTACATACATAGAAGCTACATAACATATCTGTATTATATAATCCCCTACCTTCGAATTACCTTGAATGCAATCTATAATATAATACATATAAAGGGTACTCATGGCAATCGGATTTAGGGGCCATTAATGGTCGGATTTTGTGTACCTTTTAGGCCTTTTTGAGTTTGCCTTTAAAGTGTGTAGTAGAGCTATATGGTATAGTGGCTATATAGTGAGTTGAGTGGCTTTGTATAGTGAGTTGAGTTTGCCTAGCCTTGTTTGCCTAAATCCCCAAAACCCCCGGCGAGGTACCTTGATATGTATTAGGATATATTGATTATGTATTATATGATTGGTATAATAAGGGGTATATGTATTAGGTATTTATTATATGTACCTTAGTTAGCGTTAGTATGATTTTGTTTTATTTTTGTGTTGGGTGGGGGAGTATTGGGTTATAGGTGGGTTAGTATAATCCTATATGTGTAGGATACTAAAATTAGTGATGAGGTGTATAGGGTTAGGATTATTAGCTGTGAGATGATATACCTTATTTTGTTTGTTGGGTGGGAGTGCTTGTAGGCTTGGTATATTTTCTCATTGCGTATGAGGGTTAGGATAGTTCCTACGGATAGGATTATTCGGATTATGTGATAGATGATATTCATGGTAGTGATATTATATCGATTATGGTTATATCTGTTAGGGGTATCTGTAGTATATCTCTTATTTGTAATCTTATGTGTTCTGAGTGAAGGTGATTGTTGTTTATCCTTTGGTTGGGGTACCTTAGATATGGCCTTAGTTCCTCAGTTCTGTAGGGGATTACCATTTCTTCTGTGAACCCCTCTGTGTAGTCTTTAGTGTGTCCTGGTACCTCGAAAGATACCAGGAATTTTCCTTTTGTTAGCATGGCTTTAGTTCGTTGGTTAGTATTCTTATATCGGTAAATTGATTCATGTACTCCCTTTCTGAGGATATGTCAAGGCATTTACATGCTATGTAGTGGCCGTACATTGATATACCTGTTTGATAGCCTTGGTCTTCGTTTAGGAAGTTAGCTAATGGTATCTTGTCTACTGAGCATATCTTCTGATGACCTGGTAAGGTTTCTGAATCCGTATATCCTACAAAGTTATAAGTATCAGTGTTATCGGTCATGGTAGAGAATATTTCGATTAGCCAGTTAAAGTCCTCTAGAGGTACTCTGTCTAGCCATTCCCATCCGATTGGGTATTGGTTTACTGTTATGATTGGTTCCATATTATATGTCTTTTATGGCAGTGGTAGTTTGAATGAATTTTATCTCTTGGGATTCAAGGTGAACATATTCGAAGTATTCTTGGATTTCCTCAATGGTGTTGAATACCTTATCTGGGGCGTATACTCCATTTACTGCAGCTATGATTTCTGATTTAGCCCTGTTTGGGTCTTCTTGAAAAGAATGATAGCAAAGACTTATTTCATTGCAGTTATCGCTAGTATCTTCGATGATGACTAAAGTTGTTAGTGTTAGTTTCATGATGTTAATTGAGTTGAGGGTTAAACTTTGGTTTACCTAATAGTACGGTATGTGGGAGTTCATCTTCATCCAGGATTCCAAGTATGAGATACACATTAGGATCTTTGGGTATTTCGAAATAGAATCCCGGTTTAGGTTCATCCCCATTGAATGATACATATACTATTTTGGTGTTTTCTAATAAGCCATTTAGTTGTACATGGGATAAATAATTGCGAATAGCCGTATGAGGTTCTTCGGGATTGTTATCCCATATAGTTATCATATCGTTAAACCATTCGGGATGGTCGCATAGTTTGATTAATTGGTTTTTGATGTATGGTGTCATAGGTTATAATATTTTGATAGGTCCTCAATGAATTGTTCCTCTTCTTCAAAATAGTCCTGGTCTAATACATATTGAGATACGTAATGATGATAGAGTGGGCCAAATAATAGGGTAAATAGTTTACCTTTTGCTTCATCGGCAATTTGTTGAAGTTCATCATTTTCTTCTTCGGAAAGTTCAAAGATTTCGTTTATTATTCGGTCATTGGCAGTTTTCCAAGTTTTTACCAGTTCCCTGGCCTGTTCATGTATCTCTGAAGGTAATGAGTCTAAGATATGTTTAAGTTCTTCGGTAATCATAATGTTATTTGTTTATGGGTTTAGCAATTACTGATATGAATCCCTGTGGATATTGAGTATAGAATAATTGGTAGTTCCCTGTGGGCAAGAAGACTTGCATTATATTTGCAAGTAAGGGATAGATTTTCCATTGGTTTTCCTCTAGAAACTTGTTCCAGTCTTCAGATTCTTCTGGATAATTCCCAGATAGTTGGATATGGTACTGTTCCTGGTCAGCAATAAATAGGTTAGTTACTACTTGGATTTCGTCCGATTCCTTTTTATATTGGGTAATTGGGTACCAAAGTCCTTCGGTTTTCCATTTATTAAGTTGGAACAGAGACATGCCCTGTTCCAGTACGTTGAGTAATTTATATAAGTTTACCATAGTGATTATTTATTTAGTTGGTTAAATAATTCTGATACTGCAAGTTGTTGGAAGATTTCTGTTTCCCTGTGGTCTGATTCCCATTTTTCGATAGCATTGTAGATATTGGTATATTGGGATATCATGTCCTCATCTTGTTCATCGTCTTGGATAAATTCCCGGAGATGTTTTTTGAGTCCGGTTATGATATAATCCTGATGTTCTGGGGTTAATTGAAGGATTCCGAATAAGATAGCCTCTACCTGTGCGGGTGAATAATCATAATATTGGTCGTCGGCACCCTTTGTTAAGTCCATGTGAGAAATAATGTTTTCCCGGAGATTTTCGAAGAGAACTTCCTCTGAAGCATATGTGATGATATATCCTGAGATATAAGCAGCAAAAGGTTCATCCTCTAAGTCGATTGAGTAAACCTGGATATTGGTATCTTCCTTGTTAATGAGAAGACCATCGGAGTAATCATAAGTATAAATGGGGTGGGAAGCAAGCAGTTCCCGGATGGCCTCTAAATTTTTTAATTCTTTCATAACGTGTCTATATTTAAAATTATTTGAGAAATATTTCTCACTGCAAATATACAAAATTATTTCTAAACTTGTTTCTATAATTACTTTTATTTTTATAAATAGGGAGGTTCTGGGAGGTGTTTTGGGTGCCTCCCAGAGGGTTTTGTTAATATTGTCCTGTCATGGTAATGATAATGAAAAGGGATTCATCATTGAAATGTACCTGGATAGTATCTCCATAGGAGTTTGACATGTAATGAGAATTAGGGTTAAGTTCTTTTAATGGGTGATGTTCATCCCAATGAGAATTAATGAATTCTATCACGTATTGTTCAAAAGCATCGGATTCTCTGCAGTAGGTTTCTGCCTTTTCGTCATCGTCTATAGGATACTCCCGGAATTGGAGATTAAGAGTTCCCATATAGGATTCATCCGGATTTGAGATTTCATTAACTGATTGAGCAGTGTAACCAAAAGCATCAAGAGTTCCATTGAAGTAACCCATAATGTGATTTGAGATTTCGTTAATAGTTGTCATAAGAAATAAGTTTTGTGACCCTGTTCGAGGTCGGTTAATAATTATATTTATTTTTCTCTTATGCAAATATAGAAATAATATTTTAAATATGCAATAATTAAGGGAGCCCAGATGTTAGTGTTTCTGAACTCCCTGAGGATATATTAACTGGTTAGGGATTAGTATAATTCATCGGCCAGCATTGGTTCCTTGGGCTTATTTAATTTCTCTTTAGAACGTCTTGTAGCCCAATTCTCGTAGGGTTTGTAACTGAAGGTACGTGTTGTTTCATCGTATGCAGCATATACCATTTGTTTACGGGATATTCTCCTTCCGTAAGTTTTCTTAAGATTAGCAAACCAATCTAGATACTCCTGTAAAGAGTTAAAGATTTCTTTGTGCCCGTCTAAATCATTTTTAGGACGGGTCTTCCATGTTGCTTCTATATAGCATTGGTGTAGGGTAATTGAAATAAAGTATCGGCACCAACTACCACCAAAGATAGTGCCCGTGGAGAATTCTATCTCCCGAGCAACTAATGGACTAACGTTATACTTTGTCATGCGATTGAGAAATTAAGTTGGAAAATCCAGTTGTTTCTATCGAGTTGATTGAATGATATGAACCTCCCATCGTTATCGGTAAATTCATTCATGAATTGAACTGCAGCAGATGCTAATTGCCCCTTATAGGGATTAGTATCGGCAGTTATGATTGATTCGAAAATGAAAGAATAATAGGTGGTATCATAGATTTGTACCTGGTTTATATCCAAGCAATTGAGTTTGTAATCATCCTCTAGTTTGATTAAGAGTCCCATTAGAAGATTAAGAAGATTACCCTGTTCATCAGAGTCAAGTTCAAATGTAGATTTCTTTTCTAAGAAATTGCGAACTACCTTAGTTAGTTCGTCTGCTTGATTGTAAGTTACTGAGTTCGTTTTCATATTTTTGTCTATTTTTAAAATGATATGCAAATATAAGCATTTTTATTTTTATAGAAAAACATATCTATTTTATTTTTAAGGAGGCTGAGGATGTGTACACGCTATGAAAGGCAGTCTAATCCACTGCCTTTCAATTATTAAGGTAATTGGGGAGTTAGCAAATATAGAGCCTCTCTTATAATTGAACTCTCCATAGGTTCTAAAGAGGGTTCCTTGTTCATTAGTCCACCTTTCTTCTTTTCGTTTTCAAATACTTCATGTATGGCTTGCTTTAGTTTAGTAGCTAATACCTCTGATAACTCCTGAGATTTAAGAGAGATAAGTAACCCTTTTCGTATTTTCTCAACATCTTGGTCATTCTCAGTAATGGGTTTTGCTTCTACTAATTCTTGTATACCCGAGGAATATTCATCTAACCGTTCATATCCCAAATGTTGTAGGTCATTAATGAAGATACTGAATTCATCGTAAGTAAGTCTAGTATCAAAACCTACCCCATGGTATAGTTGTACTAAAGGTGTAAGGATTCTCCTCAATGTATTGAAATCCTTTAGGTGGTCTAATTTTATTTCGGACCTAATAGGTACTTTATATACCTTTTCACCCTTCAGTACTACTAGCAGAATCATTAGTCTTGGTGGTAGTCTTTTCTCGTTCATAAGCAAGTTTTTGTATTATAAGTTGTACATAGGTATTCCTTTCCTTATAGATGAACATTACCGAGAGAAGTATCTCATGTTTCGGTAATATCATTTGTATGAAATTGCCTGGAGCAATTACAGTAGCTACTACTGGAGAATCTTCCTGAGAGAAATTTTCCAGTATCATTTCTGCCCTCTTAATGGGTTCTGGCTTTGTTGGATTCAAAGTTAGGACTGGGGCTGTTATACATTCCTTGATGCCCTGTGTTAAGGCATTATATAACCATTCATCTTTTATATCCTCTACTTGGAGGTTTTTCATTGTAATCATATCCTAAACCTATTTAGAGTCCATACACCCAGGATATTAGAGAATACCCATAGTTCCCAGTTTTTGTAAAAGTTATAGGGTTTACTGAATTGAGATGTTTGAAATATTATCTGATTTGGTGTTCTAGATAACATTTCTGCATGGCAAGTTAATACTCCAGAAGATAATTGAGCTTTAAAAGCTTTAATAATATCTTCATCACTTTTAGTCTCTAATGAGGTAAGCAATTTAATAAATTCTACCTCTACACCTTGAGACATGTTTACATTTCTGAAGGCAAACTTTTCTTTATTTTCCATATTCGTCATTTTTAGATAAGAACTCTTGAGCTAGTTCATCTTGAGTTCTTTCGATTATGTTCTTTACTATTGTTTTATTTTCTACTCTAGCCCACATATATAGCATGCCCAATTGAGCATCCATATAGCAATCTATAAGAGATGGGTCTTTTCTAAATACATCCCATTGTTTTACGAAATTTGTTCGAACCAAATCCCTATAACCCTGGTCTGATATGCCATCTTGGTCTATATAAGCAGATACCCTTTTCTTGACTTCTAAAAGGATTTTCTCTAAGCTTTCGGGTAATCTGAAATTTTCTGGTAAGTTATGATATACCAAAGCATTAGGTATCAATTCCTCAAAGGTAAACTGATTATCGAATAGATTTTTAGGATATCTACCTAAAAATATCAATGGTAGCTTATACCTTAGCAACGATGGTACTACGTCGTATATAGCATAATGTCTTCTATATTCTCGGTACAAGTCAAAATATAGATTCTCATCGAATATACCCGATTTCCTCATTATTGTCTGTAAAGTATTATAAGCAGCATTGATATGAGTATTACTCAATTTGAATACTAAGTTGCCATTTTTAATAGCAATGAGTTCACTACAGCATCTCTTTCGTCTAAAGAAGTTCATGTGATTAAAATGTAAAGTCAATGTATATTTTCCTTTTTCCCTTGAGAAATTTTTCGTGATTTGAGTCATCATACTTATGGCAAGCATAAGTCTTAGATGATTTATCATAATGGTCTCTTACCCATACTGGAGCAGTATCAGTTGGTTTTAATTTAAAGTATGTACCCTGATTAACCTTGTTAACCTGAGTCTCTTTGTAAGATGTCTTTGGTAGTTCCATATTTTTGTCTATTTTAAAATTGATATGCAAATATAATTCTTTCTTTTTAAATATGCAATATCCGGATATAACTATGGAAGCTTACTATTTCGGAGGAATTGAGATGCAAATGAGCCGTCCTCTTTCTCTTCTTCCTCAAAGTCTTCATATTGGTATAACTCTGGGTCTTCTTCGTCTGGGTCTATACGCATTTCGATTTCTCTACGTAGTTCATGATGTTCTTTAGAGAATGAAGACATAGCTCCCTTATAATCATCAGTAATTTGCATTAACTCTGCTTTATTAAGGTTAAGACCCTCTTTACTTGTATCTACTCCTTCTTGTTTAGTAGCAACTACTTCAGGTAGAGACTTAATGTCATACCTGTCTTCCAATAGTTTAGCCTCTTCTGGTTTATCCAATACCCTTTGTGATTCCAATACGATTTGACGTGCCTCTTCAACGGTGATTGCATTTTGCTGTGTTACGTTGTTCTGTTGATTGAATTGAGCAAATATATTCGTAGTACTTCCTCCAGTGAGATTACGTACGATAGACTGCAATGATGTAGAGGATTCAAGCTTTAATTTAAGGGCCTTTCCCAGCTCGGCAGATATAAACGGTACGTATTTCCCTCCCTGAGATTCTCTTAGGATATTAACCTGATGGGCTATTTCCATACGGTCTTCTAATGCCCATGCTAGTTGTTCTCCCATTAACGCTTGAAGTAAATCTTCTGCTTTTTCTTTATCCCATATTCTAGAGCTTAATAGCCTATCTCTCATAAATACCCGTATGTAGTTAATATCTATACCCATACGATATGAGAATGTATTTATATCATAAGTGATACCACATAATACTCCATTACCCATCAGCCATTGATTAATAATGTAGTTGTGTATCTTTATCAGAAGTTCATCATTTGGGTTCTTCTGATATTCTAATGCCATTGCAGTAGTCCCCATAGGTCTTGGGAATCTTACCATTTTATTTTCCTTTTCTGACATACAAATGAGATTTTCTGATATCGGAACTTTCATCATAACCCATATACTCTAAATCGAACCTTACATACAGATTCAAAGATAGGTTATAGAAATATCCCTTATATTTTTTCTTACTTACTGATAAATTAAAAGGTTCACCAGAGATTAGGTCCCTGGTGAATACTAAATTACCTTTCCCAGTGATGGGAATATTAAGGCAAAGTTTATAATCTCCTACCTTAAATTTATTCCCATGCAGGTCTGTGATTTCCCTTGCCATAGTTTGCCTTTTTATGGTTCGTAGGTTTTTTGTCTTGTTTACTACGGTTATTGGTTATCCACTTTTGCTCTTCGATTAATTTCTGAACCTTTGGGAATAACCTTTGCCTTAAAGGAACTACCTGAGTAGCGAAAAAGGCATTCCATAATTTCTGAGTTAATGGTTCTCCTATTTTAAGTTCTGAGATTGCCCAGAATTTAGTTTCGAAATTCTTAACTATTTCCCTAAATCGGTAATAGTATATATTGCCAGTCTTTTTATCTATCCCAATTGTAGTGGTTTGGCAATAATCTAGAAATTCTTTACCTAATTCGGATATAAACTCTTCCCTTTTAAAATCATAATTCTCTTGGTCGAGCTTAAATAATTTTACGTAATCGATTGCTTCCATATAGATTTAGTTTGTGATTATTAAACGAGGTATACTTTCATCTGTAATTTGAAATAAGTACCCTCTTACATCATCCTCATAATAAGAGGACCAATATGTTCTTCTAACTCTGAAATTATCAAGGATTGCCCCTTTGGGTACTCCAGTAATAAATAAGCAATGCTTAGGCATCATTGGAGTAATCTCAAATTTCCCATCCTTGAAATTACCATAGGTACCGTAGTCGGGCATATTACCCGTAAATCCAGTATTCTGTAATATGTCTTGAACCAGAGTAGTTTGGGGTATTTCCTTTTGGTTACATTCTATGGTTAACTTCGATTTGCCTATATATAGGTCTTTAACTATTTCTCTAAACATTTGTATACGATTATATGGGTAATACCATTTTTCTTGAAGTAAAGGTTATTCTGTGAACGTTCCTCTAACTTCTTTAATTCTCTTCGAGATTCAGTACAAATTCTATCAGATTTCCTTAACATATCTGATACATTATCCCAGATGGGTGCCATTGGTTCTACTGGCCCTGCATAGATAACCTTATGTTTAGTTTCTATTTGGAGATATTTAGATTTATACTGATATTTGCCTTTGCAATAAAGTACGTTATACTTTTCGGGTTCGTTTCTTTTTTCGTTTTCCATTTTTGTTAGGATTAATGTAATCGGATATTTCATCAAGTTGCCCTAAAAGCAATGCCTGAATGAAAAGGTTTATAGGCCTGAAAAAGAAATTCCTTACGTTATCGGTATTTATATACCAATCGTAAACGATAAAGAACTTCTTAATCTTGGAGTGCTTAAGTGAATGTTGGATTAGATAGGACTTACAACATCGTTTATGTAATTCTACCAATTCTTTGTCCTGCTTAAGCATCTCTTTATCAGAGAAGATAGTGTAATCCATTTTGTATGAATTGAGATGCCCAGGTAATTATCCCGGGCACCTGGTTAATAAAGGTTTATGCAACTTGTTCTGGTTTGAGGACCTTCTTTTTAAAGTCCTCATAGGCTTTAGCCGCAGCCTTAAACTCCTTAGAGTTTGTATCTTTGATACGAGCCATTGCAAGTTCCAATCGATGGAGTTCGTTTCGAGTTTGTTGTCTCCATTTCTTCCGAGCAAGAGTATCAACTACATCGGCAGGATATACGTATTTAACTTCCCGATTAGAAATTACCTGTTCGATGATGGATGGTTTTTGTTGTTCCTTAACTTCCTTGACAACCTGTTCCTTTTTGGAAGTTTGGGTTTTGGGAGAGAGTTCTACCAATTTGGCATTGGCAAAATTAGTGGCAGCTTCTTGAGCATCTTTTACCAATTCCTTTTTAGTCTTTTTGGCCTTAGGAGCAGAAGCCTTAGCAGTCTTAGAATTTTTAATTCCTTCAAGTTGTTCGGCAACCTTAGTTGCAACCAGGTTAGTAACCTTTGATTCATTCTTTTTCATAACGTCTATATTAAAAATGTTAGTAATTTGATTTCTTATTGCAAATATAAGCATTATATTTTAATTACAAAAATAAATCGAATAAATTTTTATATTTGCTAAGGTTAATCGGCTAGGAAGTCGAAGATTTCTGGAGGATAGTTAATTTCATCCTCTGGGTCATTTATGTAATCTTCGTAATCCTCGTTATATTTATCGTAAATGTTATCTTGTGATGTATTGGGTACCCTTGTACATCTTTCAGGATATTTCTTTACGAAGTCATAGGCTTCTTGAGTAGTCATTACCTTGTCTGAGGTAAATTCGTAGGTTACATAAGAATAAGTTTCACCCAATCTAGAAACTTCATATTGCTGGTATCCAGATTTCTCAATCTTATAGATTTGATTTTCTGGAATAGTTTCTATTTCTACCCTATACTTATACCATTGTTTCTTTTGCTCCCTTTCTTTTGGTTTAATGCCCATGCTATCTTGAAGAGAGATTAACTTGGTTATTGGACTTTCAAAACGAGAAGGAGCAGTGCTCACTTCTACTGGATGAGTTCTATTCTCACCAATAAAGTAAATCACTGCCCCCAAGGTTACCAGGCCCAATATGAATTTAGTTTCTGAGTTCATAACCTGTAGTTTCGAATTTATTTTTAATGTTCTTTGCAAGGTATTTACCTTTTGATTCTGCTTGATGTAAACCGTTGCAGATTTCGTAAGGTACACCATCATAGCGATAAATTCGATTACCTTTAAAAGCAACCCAAAGTTGTTTTTTCTTTGAGTCATAACCAAAGCCCTCAATGTTAGAGGATTCGCAAGGAATCATTTCGACTCCAGTGTTCATTTCTACTGATTCTAAGTATTCGTTCTTTTCCATGTCTATATTAAAATTTTAAAAGTGTTAGTTCTGGGTGGAATTTGAGATTTGCCCTCTGGAAGATTGCCCAGGTACCAAGTACTCCCTGAGAATTAGTATGTACCCATTCATCTTCCATTCTGAATAATATGTGAGAGCATACCAGCATTTGGTATTCACTTAGCATATTTATCAGTTGAGGAGTATTCTCGATTTCCACGTATAATTCAATGTGCTCATCTAGTGCTCGAATTATTTCGTCATCCTCAATCTGAAGGAGTTTTTTGATTAAGTCTTGGGCAATATCATTTCCATTTTTAACGTCCTCTTTGATTGAGTTGAGTGATTCAATCTGAATACCAGCAATGAGCTTTACGATGTCTTTTGTTTCCTTGTCCATAATTAAATTTTCTTTATGCAAATATACTAAAATTATTTTATATAAAATACTCTTTTAATAAATACGGAGGTAAGTGTTAGCGGTTCTTGATTTCCTCTATCTTTTCCTTGATTGAGTCGGGGAAGATAGCATCATCTACCCATCGCATAAAGAATTTAGAAGGCTTCTTTTCTGGATTGAGAAGTAATTGTCTTTGCTCTGTAGAGAACTTAATACGTTCGTCTTCCCTCATATACTTGGGAAGTTTAGTGAATTCTGCCTGAGAAAAGGAGATTACGTTTTTACCAACTTGGGCCCTTAATGGTTTCTTCCTTTCCTTATAGAGATATGGGATAATCTTTTTCGATGGTCCCCCAAGTATGCTAAAACCAAAGATTACCATTGGGTCAAATTTATCTGCTTTTGGGTCCTTAGCCCGTTTGATACATCTTGCCATCCAAGAAAATGAATTGGGATATTGCTTATTGTCTGTTGCTTCTCCCACATCTTTTTTATTAAACTCAAATCCAGGAAAGTGAAATAGAAAATCTTCAGTAAGGATAAATACAAATCCCAATCCTCTAAGATATTTAATAATATCTTGTTGGCTTTTACCTTCTTCAATCATTTTTTCTACATCTGCAAGAATGTCCTCCCTTGGTGATTCCAATTCCTTAGTTGTAGACCCTGCAGGTCTTCCTCTGCCCACATTAGGTGCCTTAGCAGGCAATGTACCAGATAACCTATCTAAGTATTCTTTGAAGTTATCAATATCTTGTTTATTAGTAAGAGTTACTTCTACTCTTATGGGACCGTTATGCTGTACTTTTGGACCTGAATTCATCTCGGTATAGGCATCTACCAACCTATCAGATAAGGGAGTACCATTCTCTGATAGTGTAGTGATTCTAAGTTTTGGTTTATATACTTCTTGTTCCATTTTCGACTTAATTAGAAAATAAAAGGCCTGAACAATTTTTATATTGCCAGGCCTTCTACCATTATTAACGAATACTCAAAAATATGATAAGTAAAAGTAAAAAGTGCTCTTATTAATCTTCTTCTTTAGCGGCCTTCTTTTTCTTCTTGTCTTTGGCCTTCTTATCTTTCTTATCGGAAGCCGGTTTCTCTTTTACCTTTTCTTCCTTCTTTTTCTTAGTTTCCTTTTCCTCCTTAGGAGCCTTACCTGAAGCAAGTTTTCTTTGCTCCATACGATATTTTTTCTTCTCAGCCGAAGTCATTTCTCTGCCATCGATGAGAGGATAATCGTATTTGGTAGCTGTTCTACCACCATTTCCTTTCTTTTCCTTTTTCTCTTTGGCAGCCTTCTTCTCAGCTTTTTCCTTCTTCTCTTTTTCCTGGAGTTTTACCAATTTCTTGTTGTTCTCTTGGTCAGCTTCAGGATAGGCAGCAGCAACTTTGTCTCTTTCCTTATTGAGCTTGTTTACAAGTTCGGTAACCTTTTTACCATGTTTCTTGTCTTTGGTCCAATCCTTAGTAGGGTCCAACTTGTTCTCTTTAAGGTAAGCATCCAAAGCTTTCTTAACCTTTGTGAGTTCCGGAGTCTTGGATTCCGATTTACTCTTCTTTTCTGTTTTCTTAGCCATTTTCATTTATATTAGGTGAATAATTGAATTTCCTATTTACATAATACCATAGTTATACCTTCCTAATTTGGGTTGGGATTTCTTTAATTTCTAGGATTTCTAAACTGCATTGTTTTAAAACTGCCTCGAGTTGAAGTATATCTTCTACCTCTTTCTGAGATAAGTCCGTAAAAGTTTGTTCAAAAGTTTCTTTCTGTTCCCCCCTTATAAAATTAAATTGGGCAACAATATAAGTCCCATGAAGTTTTTTATTCAGGGCTCCTTTAAGAGATATGAGTTTTCTTTTCAGATAATTACTCTTCAACCTATGGGATTGGTATTCGCCTTTCTTACCCTTACTAAGAGCTACCTTTTTAAGGTACGAAACATAATCTAATTCTCTGAGAGTTTGATTAATGTTTCCCACTAATAATCTTAAGTCTTTTTCCATTTGGGTCTTTGCATTACTTGGTTAGATACTTCCTGAGTTTCTTCTGATAGCATTTCTCTTGCCTCATTTATTATATTGATGGCAAGTTCCCTTTCATCTGGTCCCAGGTTTAATTCTTTATCTTCTAGTACATCAGTATAAGTATTTATTAGATTATCCAATGCAAGTATTCGAATATTCTTTCGAATTGCTAATTTCTCTTCTTCCATGGGTATAAAAAATTAAAGCCCACTACCTTCGCAGGCAATGAGCTTTTGGCTGAACAACGTCCTAAGTGTAGATGTTATTCATATGAACTTAAACTCTAAATTTATATAGCAGACATATGGGATAGTAGTTAGTAAGTTAGAGTTTAATCTTCTGATTCTTCCTCTTCTTCTTCCTTAGCCTTTTTGTTTTTCGGAGAACAAATAACGCCATGTCCTTTCTTAGACTTAACGGTAAGAGTTCCTGGAACGAATGAAACTGAAGTTGATACCGGTTTGCCATCCGTAACCAATACAGAAGTAACCACTACACCCTGATAGCCTTCCTTGTTCTTAACGGCATAACCAAAGTTCATTACCTTGGATTTGTCGTTAATGGCAATAACGTCGATTTGCTTGCTGTTAGGGCGTTGTTCAGCCGGCCGATTCTTGAGTGCCTCTTGACGAGCTTTACGTTTAGCTTCTTTTTCGGGGTCTTTTTCCTTATCTCCTTTCTTCTTGGAGTCTGATTTCTTTGTTGCCATAATTTTTAATGTTTTATAAGTTAATGGTTATTATAAGTAAACTTCTACGTTTATTAATAGTTGATAGTAAAGGTAGGGAAATTTCCCTACCTTCTTTTAAATCTTGAATACAGTTACCAGATTACTTTTTCCCTTTCTTGCCCTTACCTTTGGCTTCTTTCTTTGCCGGCAATTTGAGACCGAGTTCTTTGGCAATTGCTTTACGGAGTTTTTCGACGTCGTCTTCATCGTAATCGTCTGGGTCAGTTTCAAGATCTTTGTCGTCGCAGACATCCTCAAGTTCTTCGAAGTCCATTTCGGCAAGTTCTTCACCGGTCAGTTCTTCCTCTTCTTCTTCCTCTTCGGAATCATCATCATCATCATCCGATTCCTCATCTTCCTCTTCGGAATCATCATCATCATCATCCGATTCCTCTTCTTCCTCATCATCATCGTCATCATCATTATCATCCGATTCTTCTTCTTCTTCCTCGTCATCGGATTCAGAACCAAAAAGGTCTTCGGCTTCTTCGGCAGAAAGCATGATAGGAGCAGGGATAATCTTTACTGAGCCGTCTTCGTACTTAATGATGATTGCACCATTGATTTCTGTTCTGGAAACTTCTTTCAGTTCCACTTCTTTTTTCTTCTTAGCCATTTTCGTAATGTTTAAGTTGGTTAATAATTTATTTATATCACTCTGTTATAAGTTTCTTTACCAGTATGGATTTCTGAGTATACCCAGATTTTAATAATTCCTCCTGAGCAATATTGAATTGTTTTATCTCATCTAGAGTTGTCTTTAATTCTAATTGAGATTCAATTGTTATTGCCTGAGAGGCAAGTTCCTTGTCACCTTGATAAGTGACTATCTTAAACTTCTTACCTGCAAATGGGTTTGCTGGTTGATGTGCTGTGATTTTAAAACCTTCGTTATTATTCATTGCTATATTTAATTTTAGTTATCCCAGGAATACCCACCTTCCCAAATACTTCGGTATAGGATTTGTATTTCCCTTTTATCATTGTTTTATAGTTATCGGATAATCGAATTGGGTAGACCCATATTTTATTTTCTATCATCCTATTTGTCATTATATAAGCATAAGACCTTCTAAGTTTAATACTCTCTAATGGAACAAATCCTTGAAATAATAAAGACTTCTTAATAAACCTTTCTTTAGGCAAATACCCTAAAAATTTAAGTGATGCCTCATCGAATATTTCAAGCATATCCCTTTGTGCTTTGATAAATAGTACCTTTTGTATTGGGATGTTCATCTTCTTTCTTAAATATAAAGCCAATGAACTTACCAATGGAGGATACTGCAGGAATAACAGATTGAATTTATTTTTCTCCTCTTGACTCAGCCTGTTGTAAATCCTGTAGGATAGCAAGATTGATTTGTAATCTCTTTTGCCTTGTATACTTGGGAGATATGCCTTGCCGTTGTCCATAGAGTTTGATTGAGTACCTTTCATTGAATTCCTTTTTTCCTTTAGACTTAAAGACTCGGTGCATTTGTACCATAAATCTTCTTCGTCGGTGTTTATCTATGTGATATTCATCGGGCATTATGAACTTCCTTGCTTTTACGAATTTACCCTTAAACCAGAATTTAGTACTACCCTTTTTAAGAAGTTTACCATTCATATCGGATAATTCTCTAATGCCTTGTTTTATAAGTTTCCTCCCAGATATTATATGGATATATTGAAGAACATCTACACCATAAAGATAAACTAAGGTAACCTTTACTTGGTGTCTAGTAAAGTATGGTATACCGGTTAGATGTTTCCTATATAATTTCTTTTCAGTAACAATCTTATTGGTGGTATCTGGTCTCCAAGTCCATATATAATACCTATCTGGTCGTATGGGTCCGTTGTTACTTTCCTTTAGCTTTACCATTTATATTCCTCTTTGCCATTCTATACCAAAGATTGATAGATTTCTCATTTGCTTCGGGGAATTTCTTTTTCATTCTCCGAATAACTCTATCAAGTTCAAAACCTTTTGCAGTTAATTCGAATACATAAGATTTCTTTGTACCCTTGATAAGATTAAATTCATCCCTCTCTCTTGGTGGTTTCTTTTCTCGAGGTTTCTTTATCCCAGGAACTCGTTTGGTTCTTCTTTGCCCATTTTCCCCTTCTTCTCCGAGAAACCCAAGCCTTAATCGAGAATTTCTTAATGGGTCATCTTTCGAATACCCAATATTTTCTAATTGCTTATCCATCCAATCGTCATATTTATCGATTAACGATTTATCGGGCTTTTCTTCTGATACATTGATATAATGTAATAAGTCAAATACCCCAGCAGAACAAGCATCAGGGAAAGGCATCCCTAATATTATTGCCTTTCTCTTTAAATCCTTATAAGTCATGTTTCTCCCAGAAGCACCAAGGAAATTTGATTTCTCCTTGGATGGAGCTTTCATGTCTTTTCTACTCTTTTTTGCCATATCATTAATATTTTAAAGTATTCATTTATTTTCTTTGCAAATATAAGAATAAATAATTTAATCTTATCTTATTTCTCTATTTATTTTTATAAAAATCCGAGGTTTTTGCTCGGTTCGCAGCAGTGGATTTAGGTTTTTTAGGCTTTCTCTTGATATGTGTGTTATAAGCCATATCCAATTTCTTAATATTGAATTCTATGTTGTTCACTTGATTATAGTTTACTGCTCTTTCCACACAGCAACGGTACTCTGGCCAGAATTTTTGTCCAAGCTTAACAGATTCGGTTTTAATCATGAACTTAGATACCATAAAACCAAAGGTATCAGCATCATCTTTAGTTTTAAATACATATATGTAAAATCTACTAAATTCATCTACTACTTCATCCAAAGGTCTTACTGGTAACAATAGATAACCATCGGTATATAGGTCCTCAGATATTAAAGCTACCCAATACTTTTTCTTTCCTGGTTTTACTTTATACCTAAACCTTTCCTTGAGTTTAGTGTGCATCCAATCCGGTACTCTATTAAGAAGATACTTGATATATATCTTATCCTTCTTATTCGACCGCCTTTTAAATGCAGATGGCTGTTGTAGCATCCTTGGAAGTATTCTAAAGTTATTCCACCTATCAAATTCAAGAATTAATCTTAGAGTATCTATGTCCCATTCATCATCAGACTCCTTTAACCTCTTCATGTTTCTCTCTATATTTTTAGAGTTTACCTTTGGGAGTAATTGAGCCGAGTCTCCTGTGAATAAGCTTGCTTCTTTTCTTTTTAATCGTTTCTCTAAACATCCCTCCATATAATCTTGGAAATTCCTCTCACAGGGGCAATCTGGTCGAAAAATAGAAGTGTGTTTCTCAAAAAAATCCGAGAATAGCCTAAAGAATTTCTCTGACCGTTCCCGGATTTCAAGATACTTGTAATGAGATAACTTTAAAATTTCACCAGCTTCCCATGAAGATTTACTTTCTGATAGTTGAAGGAATAATGATTGTTGTTCTTTATCAATTAAACAACTCCAGGCTTTTTGTTGAGCTTCGTTCATAACATTAAATTCTCCTATATCTCATTATACTATCAATTGCTTCATTGGTTATCTGATTAGGATCATATTCCCCAGAATTAGCATAAAGTTTATCTGGGTCATGGTTTAAATATACACTATAAATGACGTTGTCAAAGGGTAACCATACTTCCATTCTCCCCATTTCGGGGTATATAAGAACTTTTACCCTTTTACAAAGATGGTCAACCTCTAATACTGTAGCATCTACTCCCTCATAAGGATAACCTCGTAATACTAAGTAATCTCCAGGCTTTACATTGACTAAATCATCCACTGAAAACTTCTTATTCTCTCTAGCAATACGTTTAAATCGCCTTACTTCTTTTCTACTACAAGTAGCCACTAAAGAAAAATCATCAAATTCTTCGGCATTGTCAATCCTTACCTTTTTCTTTCTTGGGTGCATTGTCTCGGTATTACGTAACCAAGTTCTGATACCAGATATATTTCTACGTAACTTATTAAGAAATGGCCTTGAGAATGCTAATTTAGTAGGCATTCTCATAAAACCATAATTGAATAATACTGGTACTTCTTCGAATACCATCTTACCCTTTGTGGTTTTTCTTAATACGTTTACCATAGGAATAATTGCCTTGATTTGGTCATACCCCTTTTCTTTGAGTTCTTTATTGATTTTATCACAGTACTTCCTTTCAAGGTAAAATATACAATATGAGTATGGGGTATGCTTCTTCATAGGTTACCGGTTTTTAATAATTAACTTAGCTTGTTTATGTACTAACTTATAGTTTACATTCTTCAGTATATCACTAGCCATGAATACATAAAGAATCTCACCTATCTTTGGTACATCGATTACCATAATATTGGCTTTATCGAATAGTGGTTTATAGAATACGGAAGATAAATCCTTTCCAACTACAAAGAAAAATTCTTCTGAGGGCATTGAATTATATCTCATACAGAGTATGGGAACTTTATTTGCTCTTTTTGCATCCTTAGAAGCTTGTTCCCAGAATTTCAGTATATCGCATCCCTTATTACCTAAGAGTAGATGTTCAAACTTAATCTCTTTATAATTCTTGCATTCGATGGATATCTTACATCTATGAGCATGCCTTTCATCAGTACAGGTTAAATCGGAAGTGGAGTCCTTGTTTGAATGCCAAGCTCCACTCCCCGCTCTATTCCTTTCAAATTTGTATCCGGTCCATTTTGTAAACCAAGCACCTATCTTTCTTTCGAATCGATTTCCTTTATTCTTAGAGTTCATAATATAATGGTGTATTGTATTTTTATATACCATTATAGTAATTGGTACCTACTCAGGCCTTGGGTCTTTTCCACTTGCAAAATTTTAGTATTACCTAGAGGAAGAGAATCTAAGTGGGTTATCAAGAATAAAGTTTTCTCTTTGAATATGTAACGTATTAAGGAAGTAACTATTTCTATGTTATCTGAACTTAGTGATTCAAATACCTCATCAAGGAATGCTAAGTTAATACCCTTAGAGGCAGTTAAAGCCTCATTCATTGCAAAAGCCATTGCTACACAGACCAATTGTTTCTCGCCACCCGATAGTTCATCGTAATCTATAATCATCCCATCTCTTTCAATAAGAGTAACAAATTCTTTTCTAGCAGTACCCAAATCAATATTAAATTCGATCCTAAATCCTAATACCTCTGAATACTTATCGAGGCATTTATTTAAGAACTCAAGTGATGAATCAAATAGGTAAGCCTTAATCCCATTATTACCCAATGGGTCATTAATTAACCAGTTATAATTCTCTAACTCTAACTCTTTATTGTGAAAGTCTTCATCAACCTTCCGTAAATTCTTCCTAATCTCCTTAAGTTTTTGTTTATACTTTGGAGACATGACCTTAAGCTTTTCTTGCTTGAGCTTAGCCAGGTCTTCGTCAATAGAAGCAATATCAGAAGCAATATCATCACAGTCTGATTTTAATTTCTTATACCTATCATTTACACTACTAAGTTCTTCCAACCTCTCTAAAGCCTCTTGATACTCTTTATCATATTTGTCAAGGTCAGAAAACGCTTTATATATTGATTTAGCATCACGTAACGCACGTTTGTAGTGACCGGCTTCTAACTGTATTACCAATTCTTTGATTACTTTCTTAAGGGGTACATTCGATAAATTCTTTGCATCTTTTATCTTACTCCTCAAATCAAGGATTAGTTCATTTTGTTTTTTAATCTTTATCTGAAGCGAAGCATCTACTTCATCCTTGATTTGTTTTTGTTTTTCAATTAGTAGCTTAGTTAGCTTTTCCCTATCTTGCTTTAACTCTCTTCTTTCTTCTTCAATTTTTTGCTTGAAGGATTTTTCTCTATCTCTCATATCGAAGTAAGCTTCCTTGTTAGCCTCTAATTCTTTCTTAAGCATTTGAGACTCATGCTCTACCTCATTTATTTGAGATATCAAGTTATTTTTATCTTGTAATGCAATGCCTTTAGCAAGGTTTAAGAACTCTAAGTCAAATACTTCTTCGAATATCTTTTTCTTATCAGAATTAGATTCTTGTATGAGTCTTTTTATACCCTGACCAAACATGATTGAGTTCATAAACAGAGTATATGATAAACCTATCTCTCGGTTTATAAAATCTTGTATCTTCCCCTTCCCTTTGATATCAACTATATCCCCATCTTTCATGAAGATAAGTCTGTCTTTACCTTTAGCACCATCCTCAAGTACTTCATCATACTTTTGACACCTAACTATCTTATATGTATGAGAATCTTTCTGAAAGTATACTTGTACCTTAGTACCCTTGTAATCTTTGGGCCTTACTTGCTTCCAGGTATTTACCTCAGAAACACCCTTTAGGTTTTTCCCATATATTGCCCATACCAAGGCAGAGAGAATAGTTGAATTATGGGTAACTATAAAATCTCTGGTAATATATAGGCCTTCTGAAGAATCTACTTTAATGCACCTACATACCTTTTTCCCTATATATTCAATATTTCTTATGGTATTTACCATTCTATTTCTCCTGGTAAACTCACCATAGGATTTAGTTTTATATTTCCTTAGAAAAGGGTTAAAGGTTAGTCGTATTGAACACACATATGAAGTAGTATACCTACCATACTTAAACCGAGTACTTTCATTTTTAGTAGATAGGCCTCCAAGGGATCTTACCAAATAGCTAATACCATCTCTTAAGTGCTCACTCTTAGATGAATATGTAGAAACCTTTGAGATTTTCTTTTTGGAACCAACACATCCATCAGTATCTAATAAACCAGCTAATAATAATCTACGATTCTCGATTGATGATTTCAAATATAACTCTGGTATAAACTTATCTTTAGACTTACAACCAATTAATCCTAAATCCTTAAGTTCTTTACCTAAACCATGAATCCTAAAGTGTTTAGCCCCTCTTACCTCTGTACCTTCATGAACCAGGTTTGGGTCTGGCAAATATGACCTTAATCTATCAACTATCTCTGGCCAATCCTCTCTATTGGTAGATACTCTAACTGTAGGCCTATTACCGGAAATACAACCATCGCCTAATATAAACCCTAATACGTAGGGGTGTATTGGTAATTTAGTATAATTACCATCAATTGGTACGGTTAATGGAGTTGAGTATCTATACTTGAAAGTACCAGGAGCAGTTTTATTCTCAACCTTATAATCCTTTAGTAAAGTCTCGGTATCTAAGGTTCTTAGTCTGTCTTTAGCTTTACCCGATTTGAATACTGACCATAAATGGTCTCCAGCACATTCAGTACATGAGCCATCAGAAAAGGTTATTTTGTAAGTATCTAATAGACCTCTATCATAAATACCCAATAGCTTGATAGGTTTACCTGTAACTGGGTTAATTACTTTATCATTAAGAGTTAATTCCCCCATCTTTTTCCAACCATTAGCGGTTAAAACGGGTTCTTCTAAAGGTTGTGCTTTACCTTTCCCATTTGGGGCCTTGATAAGTATGGTACAAGTTGGGTTTAATTGTAGATGTAAGGATTCTATTGAACAAAATCCTTCTGCCTCTAAGTTTAAGAACGTTAACATGACTCAGCCTTTTTAAGTGTTTCAATTAATAGATTAGTTTTAACCTCATCTTTAATACCTTTCTCTCTTAGGTATCTCTTTGCTAGAGACTTCTTAGAAAGTTGCTTAGTAATCTTATGTTTGTTATTAACTGGAGTACTAGCTTTTTGAGGGATTACCGTATAATAATTGCCATCATCCTTAATATCCTCTTCCCTTTCTACATCGATGAACTTTGGGAAATTTTTCAAAGGTACAAACTTCAGAGACAAATCTTCATAGATTTTCCAATACCCCAATTCACAATCTCTATCGGTTCTCCTTTGATGGTTAGGGGCTCCAATCATATAAACCTTCTTTGATAGTCTTTGTGGTTTGTGTATATGCCCACATAATACTAAATCGAACTTATTGAGAACATTCACATTTAAGTTTTCTACGGAATCTATTTCCCTACCATCTGTATCTTTTGCACCAGGATAATCGGTGTGTAGTAAAAGAATATTCTTTTTACTTTTATCTAATTCTAACTTCTTTAAGTATTCACTTAGACCCACGTTATTATCAATATAAGGAACCCCATATACCATAATATCTTTATGTGTAGAAGATAGTTGGGTTTTTTCATAATCTAATATCATGATACCATACTTCTCTACTTGATAAAGCCAGCTAAAGGGTTTAGTACCAACCTTACTTATTTTCTTAATATCATGATTTCCAGATATGGCATATATCCAAAATCCTTCGATTAGTTCGTTATAACATATCTCTGCCAATTCTTGGTCCATTGTTTCGGCCTTATGAAATAAGTCTCCACAAAATAATGCAGGACAGTTAAACCTTCTACATAATTTCCGTATAATCGACAAAACCCTGAAACTATTCAGGGTCCTGTGATTGTTCTCATTAAACTTAGCCCATAGATTTATATGTAAATCTGAAAAGGCTATTGCTATTACTTCTTTCCCCATATCCTATCTAAATGGTAATTGATTTGTTCCGTTCTCATACCTAAATTGAGCTCAGATATACAAATAGTGGGTATTTCCCAATTTGCAAGCAATTCCCCCATAAGAGATGATATCTGAACTTGGAAGAATCTGTTAAGTATTCTCTTACCATTATCTTCCATTGACCAATGCTTATAAGTATCTAGATTTAATGGTAAGAAGATTGCTACATCACATTGATCTTCCATTAAAGTCTTACATTGACAGAAAAAATGTTCCATTTCACATTCTGGTAAAGTTCTTGATTGCTTATACCAAAAATAAGCAGCCAAATCTGCATAACTCCTATCAGTTACGAAATATTCTCTATCCTTGAATAACCTATTCCTTTTGTTCAGAAGTTGAAAATCTGCTTTATACATTGCCTCCGAACCGAGGGATAATATTTCATTATGTGATACCCCTTCAGTAGCAGGTAATAAATCTGACATACTACCAGAAATAAAAGGTAGATCTTCTCTCTTAGCTACAGCTTGTGCTAAAGTAGTCTTCCCTATACCAGAGGGACCTACAAACATAATTCTCTTACTCATGATGTAATGCTTTAAATGGTTTTATAAATTCATTTGTCAAAAATGATGCTAAAGAGTATTCGATACAAAGTTCTTTGAATTTCTCATACTTAAACTTCTTCTTTGACTTAATTGGTAACTTATCCAATGGATTATGTCTTACAAACCAAAAAAGGTCGATTAACTGTTCATTCCTTTTCCATATTTGAAGATATTCTTTGTTCTTACTCTGGGCAATAAACTTCTCAATTCTACCCTCATCAAGGATTTTCCTTGCTTTTACTGGGCCTATACCCGGGAACCCTGGTATATCATCAGAAGTATCTCCAACCATTGCAAGGTACTCTACCGTTTCATGAGAATGATAACCGAATAATTCTTTGCAGTTATCCATTCTTATCATCTCATCTTTTCTGGGATTATATATCCTCAGGTTATTTGATAGCAACTGGTTAAAGTCTTTATCCGATGATATAAGTATCATTTTCTCGGATTGGAATTTTTTAATTGCAAGGTATGCTAAGAAGTCATCCCCTTCGTATACTGTGGATTTCTTTTTATCAAAAATATAATTAATTCTTAGCATACCCAGCATTTTCATTATAATTGCCTTTTGATTTTGCAATGATTCGTAATCTACAGATATATTTTTTCTATGTCCCTTATAATTGGGCAATAACTTCGTCCTTACTGGTGAATGACCATTATCGAATGAAATATAAACCTCATCCGGTTCGAACCTTGTAAGATACATGTGTAGGGATTTGAAAAATCCAAATATTGCTCCACTTGGTTTACCATCGGTAGATTTAAGTTTTTCGAACTTATGAAAACTTTGGTGAAGTAAATTACATCCATCAACCAATAATATTGTTTTCTTACTCATCGTCTTCCTCCTCCTCCTCTTCTGAATCTGAATAGTTTTCATATTCTACACCATCGACTGGGAATAGATTTGTTTCTATTTTCTCCAGTTGTTTTTTAGTAGTACCTATGGTATTTACTCCGGCTTTCCGTAAAAGTTTTCTACGAAGTTCATCGTCTTCTTCCAAAAGCTTTTGGAATTTCTCTTCCCCTCTTGCAAGAGTTTTACCTTTCAATTTATACCCACCAGTAGTTTTTTCGATTACATCGGTATCTACCAATACATCTTCTAAAGCATAGCATCTGTCAAACCCGACTTCGTGGAATTTAGGATTGAAATATACAGGGCATTTGCTGATTGTAGGTCGAGGAGGCGCAACTTTATTTTTAATAAGTCTGATAGTGACAAGTTTCCCAGCTTTCCTTTCTTTCCCATTTTGTTTAATGGTAACAGACCTTCCTGAATAGAAAGCAGCTCTGATTGAAGCGTAGAACTTAAGTGCTGCACCTCCTGTAGTTGTTGTATTATCTTTTCCAAATCCGACATTCAAAGCAGTTCTTAATTGGTTAATATATATCTGAGATACTCCCAGTTTGTAGAATAATTCACTTCTGATACGGAAGTATTTATAAAGAGCCTTTGCTCTACCTCCCATCTCTGCCTTACCATCAACCATCTTAGCATCTATATTATCAGTACAGTCAGTAGCTGCAATGGAATCGATTACTAAGAGTATCGGTTCATTGTGAGTTAATTGAGAACGTAAATAAATTGCTAAGTCTGCTACTACGTCTGCAATATATTCAATACGGGTATCATTAACAATAGTTACTCTTGCAGGGTCTACTCCATTGATTTCAGCCCATGAATTCATCCAGGATTGTTCAGCATCTACCCATATCACATGACCTCCAAGTTGTTGAGTAGCATAAGCAAAGTTATAAGCCACTAAAGATTTACCAGAGGATTCCTCTCCAGCAATCTCAACGATTTTACCATAAGGAATACCCTTACCGAATAAGTAGTTCAGAGCAAAGAAAGTAGATGGTATATATAAATCGATATCAGTAACTTCTGAAGCTAATTTAATCATACTTCCATATTTCTTTGCCATCTCATTTGCTGTTGGTACTTTTAAACCAACCTTAGATTTCTTTACCATAATGTAATGTCTTTAAACTAAAGAAGGTGATAACAGAACGAATCTAATTACCACCTTCGAATGAAACCATATTACTAACCCTTAAATATCCGATTTGTATTTTCTTTTCTTTTTCTTAGGTTCATCATCTTCCATGTAATGGTCTTTGTGAACTCCCTTTTTCTTTTTCTTCTTGGGTTTATCATCCTCATCGTCATCCCCATGGTCTTCATTTAGATACTGTGAAAGCAAATCTTCCAACTCATCATAGGATTTGATTTGAGAACGAACTATTCCCTCAAGGTCAATTGTACCTTGATATTTCTTGTCCAACTTAGTTGGTTTGCAAGCACGGGCAGAATAAGTGGTATCTAGTTTACCAGACCCGGAACGAATTACCTTGATATCATATCCAGTTTTTGGATCTGTCATATCACCTGCCTCATCTTCATCAAGGTAAAGGTCAATGATATCCTGGTATACTGAGCGAGGAACTAAAACTCCCTTATCTTTGCCTTCGTAATCTACCTTACTACCCTTTTCATCTGAGTAAATGATACCACCGATGACATATCTTCTTCTTGGCACCAAATTCTTGGCAAGTTCCTTGTCATCTTCATCCTTAGAGTTTTTTAATTCTTGATATTTCTCCATGAATGGGCAAGGTTCATCAAAAGTAGCCGGAGATATAACTCCTCCCAAATTGCCACCCAGATAGAATTGAATAATTTCGATACCCAATTCTTGGTCATCACCCGGAGATTTAATTCTCATTCTCAGGGTTCCTTCTTTTGGATATACCAATCCACTTCCGTTTCCCTTAGATTCTAGCTGTTTCTTTCTAGCTAGCATCTTTTCTTTTGTAGAAAGTCCCTCTGATGAAACTTTCTTTTTCTTCTTGTCTTTTATCATAATGATTAGTTTTAATTATTCGGTTCTGAGTAAACTACTTCGTTCATACTCAATACGGTAAGAACGTTTTTCTCTAAAAGTTGTTTGAGAGCAGGAGATAGTTTGTCCGTTTCGAATTCAAGTTCTTTACCTGCATACAAACCATAGGTAACTATTCTACCTACAGCAACCAATTCTCGGTAGGTTTTGTATTCTTCAGTAATTTCTCCACTCTTTACTACAACCCCTTTACGAGGAACTCCCTCTTTTACTTGTTCAGGGATAATCAAACCGGATTTAGTTTGATTTACCTCCTTTGGAGATAAAATAAGTACCCGGTTTTCTGTTGGGCATCCGGGTAATTCTTGATTAAATTTCTCAGCTACAAGAGGTGAGATAAATGTCATTGAATAATTCATATTCTAATACTGTTTTTAAAAGTTAGTAATTGTTTATAGTTCAATGGGTTAACCCTTTCTTAGGTTCGCATTAATAGTTCTTAATATATTTTCGCGTGACTCATAACATTTACAGATAGTTATGAACTTATTTGCTTTTTCTACGGCTTTTAAATACCTCTCATTGATAGAAGAGTATTTCTTGTTAAGGTTTGCCTTATGAGATACATATTCGTTATTCCACCTTTCATTAGCATCCTTATAATATAACCAGGCATTCGAATAAGCTTCTTCTTTTTCCCTTGCTAGAGCATCTCTTTCTTTTATATACTTATCTCTCAGGGAAGCAAGTACATAATAACTAGAAGGAGATTCTCGTAGCTGAGAGTTAATGATATTCTCATTGATAGATAATTCCTTTTGAATATCAATCTCAATAAGTTTACCTTCAAATTTAACCTTTAGTTTTTTCAGTTCCGTCTTCATAAACTTCTAATAGGTTTTTAAAGTCTTCTTTACTAAATTCCCCTTTGCTTATTGCTTTAGTTACTTGAGCAAAAGCCATTTGATAAGAGAGTTTCATACCAGGCAAATTAAGAAGAGATTTATAGATGCTTACCTTATCTACCAAAGCCATTAATCTTAAGTCGCATAAGTTATCAGTACCACCTCTATCGAGTAAGGCTAAAAATGCAGCCCAATAAATATGGGTGGCATCTTCATAAGCAAGTTTACCATCCTCATCTGTAGCCATTACTTTAAAAGCCAATCCCTCTAAAGTAGTAAGATTAGTTTGTACTTGAGATAACTGGGTCTTTAATCGGTTAAGTAACATCTTTTCTTGTCCACTCAACCTTAGATTAACCCCATCTAAATACTTAAGTAAATTTTCGATAGAATAACCTAAACACCCTGCAACCATATAAGTAAGGGCAGTTAGCTTACTTGCATTATCAATCTCTTTCTGTGTTGCCATAATTCCATAAATTTATATTATTTATGTAGACATAGTATCTTCTCTTTTCGATTCTGTTGTAATGGTCGATACAGATTCTGAATGCTTTATATTAGTTTTACAATTAGGACATTGTACTATCCTAAAATAATCCCCAGATTTATTATAAACCCCAAAAGTTTCACTGGTATCATATTCAAATTCGCAATCACATACTGGGCATTTAGCCCTCCATACCGTGGGTCCGTTCAAAATCTTTTTCATATTGCTTCATTTGTTTGTTAAAACGTTTCTTATACTCTGAAATAGGTATGTGTTTATATTTCTTATGTTCTTCCATATATTCTTCTACTGAGAAATCGGGTTCTAACATTTTCTTATAATCATAACCCGGAATAAAAGGTAACTCTTCTGCCATTGACCTACCAATAACAAACTCCATGTCCATTGTGACATCATCTATCTGAAAGCCGAAGTATGGCTTAGTTAATGGGTTCCTATAAATTTGCCACATCTCATATATACTCCAAATATTAATATTCTCTGGTTTAGTAATCTGATAATTAGCATCATGTACCAAACATACAGACTTAGTAGAGGGTAATTTACCTTGTCTCATTAAGTAGTATATGAGAATACTTCCAAATAAACACATATCAGATGCTGCTGATTGACATGGGAAATTTAATGCTAATCTCAAAGCATAAGCTTCTTCTCCCTTATCATTTGAATATATTTGGGGTAATCTTCTTTTCCTCCCAAATAATGATACCAGATGCCCATTCTTTCTAAGGAATTTCTCTTGTTTCTTCAAGAAGGTCTTCAACTTGGGGTGTTGACCAAAGAATATGTCCATTTCCTTTTGGGCTTCTTCTGGTGTAACTATAATACCAGATTTTGGGTCAGATAGTTTTACTGCTAGTAATTTTGCACCAATTCCATAAATAAGTCCAAAAGCAATTTGTTTAGCTTGCTTTCTTCTCACCTTCCATATCTTATGTTCTGGATGATTTTCATCCTCATATATCTTAAGAGCTTCTTCATAGGGTATATGATATTTAGTAGCAGCAATTGCTAAGTGAGGGTCCTGACCAGAGTTAAAAGCATTAAGATAAGTTTCATCTCCAGATAGATGAGCCATAATTCTTAATTCTGCCTGGCTAAAATCACTAGCAATATATAAGGTTCCTTTAGGAGCTTTTAATTGTAATTTAATATTGGGGTCTACGGATGTCTTGGGAATTTGTTGAGCATTGGGTTCTGCAGAGGATAATCTTCCACTTGTAGTCCCATGAATAAGAAATCTTCCATGTAATCTATCATCATCTTGAACTTTTTCATTCCAACCCTCTATATAGGTTTTATACATCTTCTCTAAACCTCGTAATTCAAGAAGCCTATCAAGGAAAATTGCCTTAGGTGAATCTGGTTTTTTAACGGTTAACCTTAGATTAGTAAGAGTCTCTTCATCTGTACTTGGTTTACCGGATTCATTATTCTTAATTACCTCAAAATGAAAACCTTCTTCCGAATACATCAATGCAGGTAAATCAACTGAACTACCCAAATTGATAGGTCTTATCAATTCTTGTTCCTTTTTAGTTGTGAATATACCAGCCTTGATATTTGAGATTTTCTGTTCCCTTGATACAATCTTTCGTTTATCTTTTGGATCATTATAATCTAGCTCCTCAAGTTCAGCTTCGATAGATTGAATATATTTATCAATCTTTTCTTGGTTATACTTCTTTTCGAATTTCTTTACTCTTGGCAAATCATATATAGCTTGTCTAGCCGCATCTATTTTTGGTTTATATGTTTCCAGTAGTTGATTATTGAACTCTCTATCTAGATACAAACCATTCTTCTCTACTGAAGTGAGTACCCTTGATGCAGACATAATTAAATTCCTGAAGGTACTGTACAAACCAAGGTCAATCAGCTTCTTTTCAAAGAATATCATTAACCTAAGAGTATAATCCGTATCTTGACATCCATAATGGCAAAGTGGGTCTAACTCTTTTTTATCCCAAGGTATTTTATCGAAAGCATCTTGCTTCTCATAATTACCATACTCTGGTAAATACCTTCTTACCATTGATTTTAAATCATTAGGTTTTTCCTCGTTTAGTAGATATTTTGCAAGCATACCATCTAAACATGTACCTCTGTAGAATATATGATACTTCTGGTTTATCTGGTCGTCAAATTTCCAGTTCCATGCAACCTTAGTTATCTCATAATTCTCAATTACTTCTTCCCCAAATTTCCTTAGCATCTTTTTCCAATTCCAACCGGGTGAAGTATAATCTTTTGTTTCGAAATGGTCTAAAGGAATGGAAGCACCAAACCCTGGCATCCAGGATACTGAGAGTATAGTTGGCTTAAAACCCTTATTATATATAGGTTCTGCATTTGTTTCATAATCACAGCAAGCATAACCAGTTGATTTACAACAGGCAATGAGTTTCTTTAACTCCCTTTTATTTCTTATTATTGTATATCGTGTCTCCATTATCTAATTATCTAATTCCTTTCAATACTTGATGAATAAAGTACCTAGAATAACCATACTTAAGGGATATTTTCTTTATACTAAACCCATTCTCTTTATAATCCTTCATTATAAACTCCCTTTCTTTATCAGAAAAGGTATGTATATAATTAGAACCCTTAAAACCTAACTCATAATTATGTTTCAGATTTTCTGACCTTGAAACGGCTCTTAGATTTGATACTCTGTTATCGGTTTTTATACCATTTATATGGTCGATATCATATCCTTTTGGTATATTACTAACCCAAGCTTCATATACTAATCTATGTATATAAAACCTCTTTCTAAAAATAGTACATTGTAAATAGCCATTAGATTTTAACGATACTGACCTCTTTCTCCAAGTATTTGAAATTACATGAGTAGTACCTTTCCTACCCTGGCCTTTTCCTTTAACTCCTACCCTTTTAAGAGAAGTAAAAAGGATACCCCTTTTAGATATATAATATCCAGGGTATCCTTTTATATTTGAATATTTAGTAGTCATCTTTCAAATCCTCTAAATTACAAGATAAGAAATGCCAATCTTTTTTGTATATATGTAATGAGTCTATGGTATGATATAAATACCCAGGCTTTACTCCTACTTCTTGAGCTACGTATTCCATTAATCTCCAAGCTAAATAGATATCATTACCGAAATGTTGGGCAAAGTCCGAACTTCTTTGGTGATAGCAAATATGTAATACTTTCTCTCCTTTACCATTCTGACGGATAAGAAAATCATAATACATAGAGCATGGTATACGTTTGCTACCATCAAGGAACCTTAAATCTGTACCATGGAATATAGGAAGTACTGCTTTACGAGTATCATTATCTCTCTTAAGAAGCTCAATAACTGATTGCATGGCAAGATCACAGTTGAATGATGTACTACCATAGATATCTAAGGGATTCCAAATACGTTCTGGGTAGGTATAATCAAATTTGCCATTTACCAAGAATTGTTCCCATAAGTCTTTTCTCAATTCCCAAGCTTTACCGGGATTTAAATCATACCAACCAATTCTTTCTTTAAACTCAGCATCTGCCCATTCCTTTGAATGAGAGAATACGAATAACCATACTGGGTCTCCAAGTGAAGTTAAGCAATATTGTTGGCAAATGAGTTCTTTTGTATAAAAATCCTCATTACCTTCAATTACTTTGTTCTGATAGGTTTTGGGTTTTACCAATTGCCCATAACTGTTGAGTTCTCTGCCAGTTTCCGACATCAACTCAAAACTGTTCGAATATATCCTCATATAATATAAATATTTAATTGTATGACATTGTAGAACTAACCCAGGTCATATGCCAGTAGCGATATACAAAATTATCAAAATCCTCTACCTCTTGTAGTAAGAGAGGAATATTCGGTTCCCCTCCGTTCTTTTTAATCTCAAAAACTTGGTAATAGAATTTGTTTACTAATCCTATACGCTTCTGATTTAAAAATTCCTTAGCTTCCATTGTTCTTTTGTTTTAAAAGTTTCTTCTTATATGCTTTACGTTGAGAGTAAGAGATTACATTCTCGGGATATTCTATATCTTCGTATTCAAGAAGTAATTCTTTTGCTTTCATTGATTTATATGTTTCCTCATATAAATCTGGTCTGAGCACTTTAAAACTTCTAAAGAATACCTTGAATGAAGAGAATTCCTTCTCTGTGCCCTTTTGGAATTTTTTCCATATCTCTTTTATCCTCTTATTCCATGAATTCTCCTCTGCTCCTTTAAGTACCTTCTTCAAAGGTTTATGGGTATGATACATTAGAAGTGTCTCCACATTTCCGTACATTTGAGTCGCAAATAGGTTGATTTGTACTGACTGGTCCGGCCCATATACGTACTCTGACATTCGTTGAATTAATAGGAAATCGAATATTAACCTCTTGGTAATCTCCGAAGCCCGAACTACCATTGTAATAACTGGGATGTCTTCCCCGAATCGTTTTGAAAAAGTCGCAGCTATTAGACATTGTTTACCGTTATCATGATGATTGTTAAACATATAAGTTATATTATAATTCTGATTGTACTTATTTCTCAGTACTCTCAGTTTACTACGCAACAAGTCAAGCTTATTAAAATCTATGTAGTTATTCAATAAGCTAGTCCACTTAGTTTCTTTATAATTGAAACACCGCCCATAATCAAATTCTGGGTCTACCCATGCTTTTCGTATCTTTATAAATACGTTATACACTACTGCTACCCCACTATTAGCCATAGCCCCCTTTCCAAATAAAGCAGGCTCTAATCTTAGGAATCCCTCATTGAGTTTTTCCCATGCCTCTTGTGAAGTAGCAAATTCTAACGAATGGAGGGACTCCTCCGGATTAAGTTGAAGTCCCTCTAATTTCTTATTCCAACCCGACACTGCTATACTTATTTATGATTCTACTTATCCTACCTTGACTTTTTAATCCAACTAATCTAGCTAATTGAATCTGAGAATATTTACCTGTGGCATACTTCTCTAATATTAAACTAATCTGTTGTTTAGTGATAGTAGGTTTAAATTGGCCTCTATTCCTACCTTCCATCATCATTTGCTGAGTATTTTCTTTATAAGTACCCAACTTAAGATTCTTATAATGGTTATTGTAAATATTGTTATCTAAGTGCATTACAATTGGTAAGTTATTAGGATTAGGTATATAAACCATAGCTACTAACCTATTCAATCTAAAGTGTTTTCCACTTAAACTAACATATAGATAACCTCTGGTAGGATTTTTAATATATCGTAACTCTTTCCAAGTACCATCTCTTATTCTTTTCCAAACTCTACCTCTTTTAGAAACATAGAAATTTGGATAACCAGTTATATTGTCTTTCTTCATATTAATAATTAGTATTTTGTCTCCATAAATTGAGACGTTGTTTTTTAAAGAATAAACTAAATAATCCGCAAGGAGTAAACCCATTCATGGCTAAGAATCCCATATAGAGATAGAAAGCTTTTACTAATGATTCCTGAAAATCTATTTCTTTAGTCATCACTTGAGTTTGTTTCCAGGGTCTACATTTAAGGAAGTTCCTTGCTTTATTGAGTTCATATATTACTTCCCATAAATATAGCTTCTCGTTTTCATGAGATATCTCGCTCATTTCATGAAAACCTGGGGTATAAGAAACTATCTTATCATACTCTGCCCTATCCTCTCTTGCCCAATCGGTTGAACTTAATATAGGATATTTCCTTACACTTCGATGATCTGGGTACTTGATAAGTAGGTCTTTGACTCCGATTGCCATTACCTCAAATAAACTCTTTGCATCTTGGTATTTCAGAATATCTTCTGGCAATATATTAGAATACAAAAGCAAAGTAAAGAAGAATCCCAAGGCATCTGCTTGTTCCTCATTTGCATTTGCTAGATGATTTAATACCTGAGTGTATTCTTCTGAGGTTAAGCAATCATTATTCCATCCATAATCACGATATATAGATACTACTTCATCGGTAGATTCGAATCCTTCGGTTAATTCCTCAATAACCCTACCAATAAAATCCTTTAGGATAACTTGGTTCTTTGGGTTATTTATATCTAAAGGATAATCAGGTAACCTTTCTATCTCTTTATACCCAAAGAATTGCTCTATCCCAAGAACATACATTTCCTGTAGTACCCGTGCCTCAGTTTCTTCTACCTGAGGCACTTGTTCATTTATATTCCTGATGTCCATGATTATTTACTTCCTGATGAACCAAAACCATTCCCTCCTCTACTTCCCCACATCTGGGATTCAGTATAAAATTCCCCTTGTTGAATCTCTTCTGGTTCAGTAATATAGATAGGTACATGAATAAATTGTACCAGCTTCTGGCCAGCTTCAATAACCTGGGCTTCTTGAGAAGTGTTGTATACTCCAATGTGTATCTCTCCAACATAGGGAGAATCCACTATCTCGGCAGTAAAGATTAATCCTTTCTTAGTAGCTATACCAGATTTGTTTGCTGCCATTAACATAGATGCAGGAGGTTCTAGCAAACCTTTGATACCCGATGGGATAAGTATCCTATGCCCAGGTTGTAAAGCTATATGCCTTACGAAATGTTCACTAAAGGGTATATCCAAATCATATCCTCCTGAATCAAATTCATTCTTAGAGTGGATATCCTCTGAAGTCAAGTTGGTTGGTACATAAAAATCTAACCCAGCATCATTTGGGTTTGCTCTGTTGGGAGATACTACCTCCCTTACTTTGATAAATCTAAATCTGTTCATAATATATTACATTTACGTAAAAGTTGTCCAAAGGTTAATTTCTCGGGTCTAGAAACATGTACTTCCAATGAATTACACATCCTGATTACATCGGAAGAACCTTCCATACAAAGGTTAGCAAGTACATCTTCTTGCTTTACAAAATAGTTTGGGTTATTAAGGTATACCTTGAACATAGCCCATATCATCTCTATTGGTTTCATTATTTAATACACTCTTTATAAAGTTCTCTAATACGTTTTCTGGGTACTTCGAATTTCTCAACAGTTTTGGTAATAACTTCTTTTTTGTCTTTCCCTTTCCGAATCAAGCCTCGGATGTATTTCTTGATACCAACCGTATCTTCTAATACATCCAAATCCTTGTATTGATTCTTCTGTTCTAGCTCTTTCCTTGTGATATTCAAGTTCTGAGACATCTTGAATGCACATAGCTCTGAGTCTCCGCATAGCTTACACTCTTTAGTTGATAGGTCATACCCAATACCGAAGCAAACATCACCATTAGTTCCCAACTGAGTTAAATCTATTGGTGTTAAAATATCTTGTTTACTTAAATCGGGTAATTTTTTTGGTTTACTTTTCTTACTCATAGCTTCCCTTTTATTATACGATGTACTGAAGTTTTACTGATCCCCACAGACTTGATTATTTCAGGGATAGAAAAACCCTGAGAATGTAGGGTTAATACCTCAGATTTATAATTAATTATTTTAGATTTTCTTTGTCTACCCTCATTAACCATCTGTTTCATGTTTTGAGATTGGGTTCCCCACTTAAGATTACCTACCCTATTATTCTCTGGATTATTATCTTTGTGCATTACAATAGGATAATTATTAGGATTAGGCAAAAAAGTTAAAGCTACTAACCTATGAACCTTAACTCTGTGTATAATTTTAACAGTATAATAACCATTATGAACTTTGGTAGGAGTAAGTTTAAAAAGAGAATTACCTCTTTTCTTAAGTATATCTCCATCTACAGTTGCATAATAACCCAGATACCCAGGAATTGCCCGTATATATAAATGATACTTAGCCATTATATGTCTTTTTTACGTTTATAATAAATGTATATCTCACTGTTATCTTCTATGGGAACATAGGAATAACCGATGTTATTTATAAATAGTTCCCTGAGTTTATATAATTCTTGGTATGAATTTCTATCATAGCTCTCTTGACATACTTTGACTACCATACCATTACTCCAGTACAAACAAAAGAAATGAGTAAAACATTCGGGGGTATTTTGAGAAGTTTCCAAGTTTGATATCCATATCAAATCTCTACAGTTGAATACATGTTTAGGATTATGTACCTCCCCAACAACAAGAGATTTAAACCATTCCCTAATCTTCTTCATCATAAGTGTAATTAATGTGTTTACAATTGGGACAGACCCATTCTTTTAAATGCCATCCCTTGATTTCTAAATCCTCTTTATGAAAACGTTTCTTACATGAATGGCATTGATAGCCATCCTTAGAAAGTATGAAGTCTAAAGCGAGTATTATTATCATAATAACAACCGCTGTAATTAAAATATATTTCTCCATCACTGAAAGCCTTTGATTTTCTTTTTAGTATTATTGGGTTTCCTTAAGAGTACCCAGCAATAAATACCGGATGCAGAGATTTGGATTATCTTCCAACCATCTGATAATAGAGTAGTTAGTTTATTATCATCCTCATCTCTGATACATATTAGTTTATCATTATTCATAATGCCTATATGCTTATTAATTGTAATCTTCTTTTCCTCCTACGGAGAAAAAGTAAATACTCATAGTACTTCTAGTTAACTCTTAATAAGGCTATGGTTAGGATGTTTCTTCCATAGCTTATCTAACAGTATTACTTTCAATTCTTGTCTCTGATAATATTGCTTCCTATGCTTACCATGCCTATCTAAATAAGGGCCAGGATAATGAAGGTCATCCAGGTATACTTTCTTTTTCGATTTATCGGTTCTTACCAAACGACCAAGAAACTGAATAGATTTTTCCTGACTATCCATGCTTGCTGCATTAAGTAAATACCTAAGCTTAGGAAAGTTTTTACCTCGAGCAATGATTGTAGTTGATACCAGGATATCTATTTTGCCTTCCCTAAAATCCCTCATTATTTGTTGTCTTAACTTAGAGGGAGTATTAACATGCACGTAGGCAATATTATAGGCATCGCCCAGTTTCTTTTTAAAGAACTTATATAGATTTTCACAATGTGCAATATGCTTGCATACTACAAGAGCAGGATATCTACCTTGATTAATATTCCATCGTAATCGATTATAAGCCATGGTCCACGCGGTATTATTTTCGGTAATAGAATCATCATATATCTCCTTATAGGATATACAATCAGATTCCCAATTACCATACCAAGGTTTACCGGGTACCATCTTTACGATAGTTTTAGTTGAGTAACCCTTCTTGATGGAATCCTTAAGTTTAAACTCAGCAATCACTTTACCAAAGAAACATTCTAGGTTCATGTTCTTGACCTTATCCTTAGCAAGTTTACTCATATAAATGGTACCAGATAACCCTATACGAATTCTGGTATTAAACAGTCGGGTGATTACATTCTGATATTGCTTACTACCTCCCTGGTCAGCCTCATCCACAAGTACCATATCTATTTGAGATAATTCCTTTTGATAGAACCTCATATTCCTTGAGATGGATTGAACCATACCTATAGTAAAGTTACTCCAGTTTAAAACCTTGCCTTGAACAAAAGTGATATCTTCTCCCGGAAGATATTGCTTAAATTCTTCTCTAGCTTGATTTAACCAATCTGAGTCATTAGTTATTAGCAAAGTCTTTAACTGCTTCTTATAGGTTAAATATAAAGACGACATGATAAGTGTGTTATGAGATATGAATCCATTAGATAGGTAATTATGATACTTAGGTATCTCCATATCATAACATGGGTATTTATCTAAGATTTCTATCTTATCTATTTTATCCCAATAACAATTACTAGAAATATTTAGTAATTCTGTAGCTTTATCATTATTAGAGCCTAAGAATTCTACTAAGCAATTAAAAGCAGTTAAAGTTAATCTATTATGATGACTTACCTGTGTACTTATAACTCTACCATAGGTTTTTCTAAACTTACCTTTCTCTTTCCAAGAAAGCTTATCATAAAGTTCTTTAGCAAAATTACTAAAAGGTAATTTATTACTGTAGTTATTCCGTTGAGAATTGCTAGGAATACATTTTCTTTCAATCCTCATGGGTATTATTTCTAGAAACTCATCATAAAATTCGCTATGAATAGTTATTCTATAAGCTATACTCTCTTTACCATTACATGAAGTCTTCTTGGGTTTAAGACAACAAGCTATCCCTAAAGATAATAAAGCTTGTTGTACTCTACGAGCATTTTCAAGATTTACAGTAGTAAAAGATAAGGATCTTCTACCATGAGATGATGAATTATGCCCATCTGTATCAAATAAACCTGCTATATAATTCCTTAAGTCATCATAAGAAGCCTGAAGAATCTTATCGGGTATGTACTTTTCATGGGCAGTACCAATTAATTCTGGATATTCCTCTTGAAGTAGTTTAGCAAAATTAGTATCGGATTTAGATATATGAAAACCTTTAAATCTTTTGTGGGGTTTTATTTCTACAGGAGTTTTACAGATTTCATCCATAGTAGCTTTAACTACTTCGGCTACTTCTATATCTTGACCTGATATAGATATGTTTATTTGATTTTTAGAAACTTGATGAATATGACCATCTCCGGATAAAGCTCCCAAAGTATAGCTAAGGTTTTTACCTATGGTATTTTTAGAATGAGTATATTCTAAGGAGATAGGTAAACAATCCCCTTTCTTTAAATCCTTGACATATACCCATTGTAGATTATCCCCATAATAAGTATATAATCTGTGATTTTCATATCCACAGATTAGAGTATAACCCTGAGAAGTAGTTATCTTTACTACCTTAATCTCATTATAAACTCCTGCATTAGGTTTTACTAATACACCCTCTTTAGTAAGGACTTTACCTTTATATCGTATCTTACCTGTTTCAGATATGATTTTTTCTATAGGTAATAACCCATCCTCAGTATGTATTAGGGTACCCTTACCGGTGCATTTACCGGCATTAACAGTGTAATCTAATACGCCAATATGAAAAGGTGTATTCCCTATCTTATTATTGATAACTGCCTTAACAGCTTTCTCTTGCTCGGGTCTTAATTTATATTTACCTATATTCGTAACTACTTTACTGACTTTAGGTAAGGGTTGTCTCATATCTACAACTTTAGGTTTAATCCCCATCTCAATACACATATCGTATACTTTGGGAAGTAAACCTATTTTAAATTGCCCAGTCTTGGTGATGTAATGAATCTTACCGTCCCAATTCTGCATACCTCTTTGCCTTGTACGTAAGTAGAAAGCATTTGGATGTCGAATAGCGAACTCATTATAAAGTTTTTGTGCGAACTTAAGAGGTAAGTCGAGTTCGCACATATTTCCATTCTGTATGATTATCCTACTCATTTGATAATTACCATTACACCCTTAGTAGATTTATCCATACCCATTGCTTCCTTGAGAAGTTTAATATGATGCTCCTCATCCGCAATCAATTTCTCAAGGAAATAATTCACGTCATCGTAATCTGGGCGTTCTTCGTATTGAGCAATTGCTCTTTGAATTTTCTTGTAGTGACCAATAGTTTCTATCTCGGAATTCAAAGCAATCTTTAAAGCTTGTTCCCAAGTAGAACCAATCTCAATCGTAGGATTAATATTCATGGTAGAGTAATCCTCATAGGGATCTGCCTTTTGTAAAAAGTCCGATATCTTATCAAGGTGTCTCATCTCTACCAAACCAATACCCAACATCAATTCTGATATTTCTTCAAATCTAGAAGACTGTTGGGTATACATAATGATGGCACTTAGTTCTGAGAACTTGGCATTCTTCCAAATCACATAGAACATATTAATTATCTCATCAGGCCATGGTTCGATATCCTTAAAATCTGGATAATCCACGGATTGGTCTGAATACTTGAGGACATCTATAAAAGCATTAGCTGCATCCTCTACTCTGTTTCCGAAAAATTGTAAACCTTTCATATCATTTTCTTATTTTATCCCAAAGGGAACCTTCAACTTCTGGTTCACCTTCAAGTAGTTGTTTATTCTTATATTTATATAAATACTTATTGTATCTTTCAATTGCTTTATCCGTATACATTTGTGCAATATCCGGTAACCCATTGCACCATGCAAGAGATTCAAACTGAGCATCGATGAAGGTCTTATAATTCCAGCCCCCCTCTTTTAGGAATTCACCTACCTTTGCAAAGTGTACATACTTCTCAGGTTGATTTTCATAAGACTCATATATACCAGTTGCCTTAGCAATCTTACCTATGAAATAATCATGTATCTCTTTAGTAAGTTCTAAATCTGAATGTTGTAATTCTATCTCAGCATCTACCTGATTAGTAATGTTCTCCTGCATGGATAATAACCTTTGCATAACATTACGATAATCAGTCATTCT